ATGTCTTTTGCATCTCTCAAAAAAGCGTCTACCGCTGGTAACACTTTCGCCAAACTGACGCGAGAGATTGAGAAACTGAACCAACCTGCTGCTGGTTCTTCTGCCGACGAACGTTTCTGGAAACCTGAAATGGACAAGTCTGGCAATGGTTATGCTGTTATTCGATTCCTGCCTGCTCCCGATGGGGAGGAAATGCCTTGGGCAAAGGTCTGGAGTCATGCCTTCAAGGGTCCTGGTGGACAATGGTACATCGAGAATTCCCTGACTACTCTCGGTAAAGATGACCCCGTGGGCGAACTGAACCGCGAACTGTGGAACAGTGGTCGTGATTCTGACAAGGAGATTGCTCGTGCTCAGAAACGCAAACTGTCCTACTACGCTAACATCTATGTTGTGCAAGACCCTGCACATCCTGAGAACGAAGGTCGTGTGTTCCTCTACAAGTTTGGCAAGAAAATCTTTGACAAACTGACCGAAGCAATGCAACCTGCATTCGCTGACGAGACTCCTATCGACCCCTTCAACTTCTGGAAGGGTGCTGACTTCAAACTGAAGATTCGCAAGGTCGAAGGTTACTGGAACTACGACAAGTCTGAGTTCGCTGCACCTGGAACTCTGGGTGGGTTTGATGATGACAAACTCGAAGGTATCTGGAATCAAGCATACTCTCTCGCAGAGTTTGAAGATGCCAAGAACTTCAAGTCCTATGAGCAACTGCAAGCACGCCTGAACCTGGTGCTTGGTAAGACTGGTTCCTCCCCTGTCGTTAACGAAGAGGAAGAGGAAGTGTTTGCAAAACCCATGCCTTCTGAATCCTGGGGTAAAGAAGTTTCGGACTTCCGAGAGAAAGCAGTTGCTGCCTCTCCTGTAGAAGATGAAGAGGACACCATGTCCTACTTCGCCCGTCTCGCTGAGGAAGACTGATGAACACTCCCAACTGGCAACACCATTCTAAAAAAGAACAGAAGCGTACCTTGAAACCTCAAGCCATGCGTCAAGCAAAGAAGCGTCGTGCAGCACTTAAAAAGAAACTGCTTGCCGCTTCGGTGGTGCTGGTTGGGATTACTCCTGCCCATGCAGAGAGCATTGGTGACCGAAGCAATCGCCAAGCATACGAATCCCAAGGAGGTTATGCTCGTGAGGAAAAGTGTTATCGGAATGAATATCGTGAAGAGTATGTTCCTGGCACGTCACAATCTCCTGGATATGTAAAGACTTTTCGAGAGCGAGTTGCAGTTCACTGCGAACGTCATCATGCTCCGCAAAAACATCATCAAACTGACGACAATTCCTGCATTGAAGGTTCTATTCTCGGAGGAATTGCTGGTGGTGGAGCAGGTGCTGCACTGTCCAGAGGTGATGGACGTTACTGGGCAATCCCTCTTGGCATCGTAGGTGGTGCTCTAGTTGGATGCCAGATTGATGGAGGGTGACCCCCCCCTAACCTAAATCGACCCTTGATTCCCAGGATCGGCGGAAAATTTCCCCGCCAATTTTTGGGTTTCTAGGGTTTTTTAGTATCCAGACCCACCAGAAGAACCAGAAGAACTAGAGGACGAACTAGAAGAACTAGAAGAAGTTGTTGTAGTGTCACTTGTTACAGTTGTAGTTTGTACAACACCTGCGGTTGCTACTGCATTTCCAGTTAAACTACCATAATCAAATGATGTAACTACTCCGATATCACTGGAGCGAGCAGCACTAGCGTAAACAGAACCCTTTCTATCAAGGAACAATTGTGCAATGCTCAGAGTCGTCTTCTTATTGTCATCATTATCCAACTCTAAGTTAGGTTGGTATGTAACTAAATCATCAAACTCTTCAATTATAATGTCTATAATTTGAGGATTTGGTATTAATATATTTCTTTTCAGTTCATTCAAATAGACTTCATACTCATAATTAGTAACTGGATAAATTGACTGGTCTTTAGTTAATGTAGTTCCATCAGGAAGAACTGCTCTAAAGGTTTCGTTTACTTCAATACCTTGCTTAATGAATACGATATCATTATAAAGGGTTTCGTTTGTTTCCCAATGGTGGATATCATCTGACACTGAGTATTTTGCTTCTATGTAAGACTGCATTGCAACATCAGTCTTTGGCCACTCTTCATATACATCAGTGATGTTGTTAACTATCAAAATAATCCAATCATTTTCACTTTCGCCTGTAAGTTTATATGCCAAAGAAGATGGAGTGTCTCCATCCCTAATTTCATAAGATTCAAAGAAAGTTGTATATTTACTTAAATCTTCCCTTGCATTAACTCTTCTAAAAAGATTTTTTGCAAGACGATACTTAAAATTTTCAAGAGAACTAATTCCCTCGGCAACATATAAATTTGGTAATCTGCTGAAGTATGACATTAGTAACCTGCTAGAACATCGGCTTGACTGACAATAGAAGTTTCAATAAATGTTAATTGTAAAGTTAATGAGGGAACATGAACTGATGCAAATGGATTGTTTTCTTTTGTACCACCACGAATGTTTGCAGAAGATGTTAAAAGTTGCTTAAATGCTGTATATGACCCATCAGGAGTATAGTTCACTTGGATTCCTGCACATACAGAATCTTTAATCTTGTGGTGAAGTTCAATTCCTCCACTAGAAGAAGTGGATGTAGGTTCATAGTTAAATCTTTTGTATGAGAGCCTAAATTTATCAGGAACATTAAAGAACCTGTTTGCATTTGCACCACCAAAAGAAGCACTATTTTGTAGTATCCCCTGAGTGGTATTCGGGTTAGCAGCGGTGGGTTTCTCTCCGCCACTGATGCTAGGAACTGCACCCTCTTTAATGTATTGAATGATATAGTATACTTCTTGTGCTTCTGTTTGACTGCGAACAAAGAACTTAAAATTAAAATTATGCGTTCTAAACGACATATTTTTAAAAATTTGTTCAGTAAAGGGGTTGAAGACCTTACCCCTTGTTAATGCTGCTAATGTACTTGCATTAATATTACCTTCTAATCCAAGTGCTTGTCCAAGACTATTTGCAGTGCTTGAAATCGCACTAGCAGCAAACTCTGGAATTGCAGCACCTGCTGCAGATTGAAGCACCGATGCCATAGCACTAACGCCCTGAGATGTACTCAGAAGACCTGCTGCAGCAACACCAGCGACTCCTAAATCGACTTGATTGTAAGTTGGAGTATAAGTAGTTGAAATGTTGTTTGGAACTGCTAAATAAACTCTCTTGTCATTAAGATTCTTTTTGACATTGTTGCCAGGAAGATTTTGTCCATAGTATGCGGCAGTTTTATCGTTATATGCAATTGCATAACGTTGCATACACAAATAGTCAATACCCTCTGTTGGAGATTCGACATCATCCGCTCCAGCAAGACTCGGTACTGGAAATTTTATGGGATACCTTAGAATTTTTTGTCCAGTTGTGGAAGCTGCCAAAACAACACCTAAATACTATGTGACCTCTATGTATTTATGAGATATCAAGGCAAGTACAAACCTTCCTTTCCAAGGAAGTATAAAGGTGACCCGAGTAATGTCATTTATAGGTCATCTTGGGAATATAAATTTATGAAATGGTGTGATATTACTCCCACTGTTGAAGAGTGGGGTAGTGAAGAAATTGTAATTCCATATATTTCTCCTGTTGATGGTAAACGGCATAGATATTTTCCAGATTTTTATGTAAAAATTGGAAATAGAAAATATCTGGTTGAAGTTAAACCATTCAAGCAAACACAAGAACCAACAACACAGAAAAGAAATACAAAAAGATATATTAATGAAGTCGTTACATGGAGCGTCAATCAAGCAAAGTGGAAAGCAGCAACCGAATTCTGCAAAGACCATAATTGGGAATTTATGTTAATCACAGAAAAGGAACTTAAAGTATAATGTCAATTCCAAATTCAGAAGGAGCACAATACAATTCTTTGCAGGATTTTATAGCATTCTCAAAGCAAAAGAATAATGCGCCTTCATTTACAAACCTTTTCTCGGTACATTTTAGTGCTCCTCCCATGATGGGTTCCCTCAGAGGGACAAAATATAACCCACAGACAGGTGATTTAAGAAATCTGCTAAATTATTACGCTGACAGCGTTAATCTTCCCAGTAAACAGGTAACTACGGGAAATTATAACCAACTTGGTTCTGCTATCAGGTATGCAACTGGTTCTACCTTCAGTCAAATCAGCATAAATTTTAGAGTTTCTCGTTCTGCAGAAACTAGAGCGTTTTTTGAAAAGTGGGTTGCTCTGATGTCAAATGATTCTAGTCAATATACAGACTACTACGAACAATATGTTTGTCCAACACTTAGAATCTATAAGTGGGAACGTGGTGGTGGTGAATTAGCAATTTCTCAAAGAAACATGTTGAGAGCAATCAGGGAATCAGAACTTACTAGGTACAGTGCAATGACTCCAAAATTAGACCAGTTAACTGGAGTCTATGAAATGCGAAATGTGTTCCCCTACAATATTGGTTCTGTTCAACTGGATAACTCACAAAACAAATTGATGACGTTATCAATTCAATTTTACTATGAAAGGTACAGATTCTATCAATCTGCAGAATTCTCTTCAGCAAGACTTTCTCCAATTTCTACATTAGCCGCACCACAAGATAACGAGACAAATCCCGAAACAGACCCAGTTCAGTCTCAGAACGTTAGAGCAAGTGCAACTACTCCTGCTACTAGAAACCCAAGAGGACTTCTTGACCAGAGACAAAGAATCGGACCTGGAAATTGATTCTATAAATACAATTACTGAGTTGAATTTTTATGGCATTACCTAAGTTAAATGTACCTAAGTACAAAACAAATCTACCTTCTACTGGAAAGGTAGTTAACTACAGACCATTCTTGGTAAAAGAAGAAAAACTTCTTCTTATCGCAACTGAAACTGGAAATCAAGCTGATTTGGTTCGTGCAATTAAAGAAATTCTTTCAAATTGTACAGACCTTAAAGATGTTAATTCGTTATCAACGTTTGACCTTGAATTTTTGTTTTTGAAAATTCGTACTAAGTCTGTTGGTGAGAATGTTGAGGTGACTGTTACTTGTCCAGATGATAATGAAACTGAGGTTGCCGTTAGCATTCCATTGGATGAGATTAATGTAGTTAAAGATAAAAAGCACAAAACTGAGTTAAAACTTAGTGATGAAATTATTATTACGATGGGATATCCTTCTGTTGAAACCTTCGTTACCATGAATTTTGACACTGAGCAATCTCAAGTTGACCAGTTATTTGAAATGGCAGCATCATGTATTGAAACAATTGCTGATGCTAATCAGGTATATGAGTGTAAGGATTCTACAAAACAAGAACTGTTGGAATTCTTTGACCAACTGAGCACAAAACAGTTTGTCATGATTCAAGAGTTTTTTGAGACTATGCCCAAGTTGTCTCATAAAGTTAAAGTTACTAACCCCAATACTGGTGTTGAAAGTGAGGTTGTTCTTGAGGGTCTTGCGAGTTTTTTCGCATAGCACTCCTTCACACCAATCTTCGTTCGTATTATGAAGGTAACTTTGCTCTAATGCATCACCATAAGTGGAATCCTGAATATGTTGATAACTTGATGCCTTGGGAAAAAGAAATCTATGTGAATTTATTAATTAAATTCCTTAGAGAAGAAGAAAAACGAATGAAGGAGCAACAAGCAGCAAGTGGCTAAAATTACTGCATATAAATTTGTAAACCCTGGACTGAGTGCAAAGTCAAGTCCTGCGGTAAAAGCAGCTAATCAGACTACACTTGCTGTAAACCGACTTGGGGTTACAGTAGAGAGTATTGCAAAAACTATCTCTGACCTTGGCACAGTATCTGCGCTTAAAGGTAAGTTAGAATTAAAACAAGAAATTTTTGATAGAAGACAGAAAAGATTAGAAAAGGATGCTGAGGCAGAAAATCAGAAGGAGAATGTAGATAAAGGTCAGGTAAAAAAAGACACAAAAAGTATTTTAACATACGGCAAGAAAGTAGGAAAAGGATTCTTCGGTATATTAGAAGACCTGTTATCGCCTCTCGTTAGTATTTTAAGCAGTTTTGGTGCGTTTGCAATAACCTCTAATGTTTTAGAGTACATTGCCGATGAAGAAAATCGAGAAAAAATTATAACATTTTTAGAAAAGACAGAATTTGTTTTTAAGAAGTTATCAGAACTTGCTGGAGGTATAACTGGGACATTCCAAAAAGGTATTGATTTCGTTTTTGGAAAAGAGACTACATTAGAACAACGTCTTAATGCCCTTGGCAAAATTGCCATGGCAATCGGCGGCATTGCAGGAATGATTGCTGCCGCTGGTGGTATCCGAGATTTATTAGATACTGGAGAAGGACTAACAGACGTACCCGATAGCAGCAGAACTCGCGGTGGAGACGGTCCTGACGGTAAACCTCGTAAACCACCCAAACCTACAACAACTAATCCTAGTGGTGCTGACCCAGATTTTGAAGGTCCAAGAGGTAGACCTCCTGTAAGTGACATTGCCAATACCTATGGTGAGGCAGCAGCAAAACAATATAAAAAGATTCTTGCAGAATATGGTGATGATGCTGCAAGAGCGTATTCTAATGCATTGCTTAACTCTGGTGGTGATGCATCGAAGGCACTTAAGGCATGGAAGAGACTTAAGTTAACACCTCTACCTAAACCAAGACCAAATGCTTTACAAAGACTTGGTGGATTTTTCCAAGGTGTTGCTGAAGGTGCTGTACAGCAAGGACGAAGATTTGGAAATTGGGCATATGATAAAAGTGGAAAATTAATTAAAAGTCTTCAAGGTCTTCCTGAGTGGGCAGCAGAGCAATATGGCAAAATGTCTACTGCTGCAAGGAAAAAGTGGGACGACACAGTAAAAGCAGGTCAAGCAATTGCTACCAAAGGAAAAAACTGGGCATCTGCAGCAGGAAGTAAATTTAAAGCAGGAGTAGATTGGGCTGCTGATGGAGGAAAAAAATTCCTCAATAAGATGGGAACTGGTGCTAAGAACTTTTTCTTGGAGAAAGTTTTAACACCATTAAGACCAATTATCGAACCTATTTCAAAGAAGGCAGCACAAATCGGACAGGGAATGTACGATATGTTGTTAAAGATTCCTGGTGCTGAGAAAATTTTAGGAGTATTGAAAAAAGCAGGCATCAATGGCATGGGTGGTATCGCTAGTGCTGGTTCTAAGTTAGGAAAACGTGCTGGTACAATCATCCCCATCGTTGGTGGTCTTGTTAACCTTGCATTTGCTTATGACAGAGCAGCAAATGGCGACTCTATCGGTGCGTTGATTGAAGGTACTTCAGGTATCTTGGATATCGCTGGTGTTATTACTGGTGGTAGTACCAGTCTAATTTCAATGCTTCTTGACGGATATATGTTTGCTCGTGACTTTATCCCTCAATTGCAAGAAGGCGAAGAAAAAGTAGTTGATGCTATTGGTGCAAGACCATTTAAAGATACTATTGACAACTTATTAAGCAAATTACCTAATATTGGTGAAATTATCAATACGCTCATCGGAAAGGGTAATAATGTTGAAGAAACGGGTGACGTTCCCCCTGGAAGGTCAGCAGGTGGTGTTGTTCCTGTTAGTCATGCTGATACTGGTAGTGGATACACAGTACAGGGTCTAAGAGACTCCTATGGAAGACCTGCAGTGTTTTCTAGGGGTGGTGCAACTGCCTTTGGTAAAATGATACAAGATTCTAATGGTATCGTTAAAGGTTCCGATATTGCTAGTAGTAAAAGAAGTGTTTCTAAGAACGCAGCAGTTGGTGGAGTTCCTAATTCTAATCACTTATATGGAAATGCTTTAGACATTCATGGTGGTTCTCAGACTTGGATGAGGAAACATGGGAGAAAGTATGGATGGATTGTTCAGGATTATTCTGGTTCTCATGGCGGTCACTTCAACTATCATGGACCTGGGTCTCCTCTTCCTGCAGACAATGCTGGTGGTAGTTATAGCCGTGGGGGCGGAGGTGGTGGAGGTTCTGCTTCCGTTAGTTCCCCATTTGATCCAAAAGCATTTATTGCATTCTTCAAAATGATAGGTGTCAAAGACCCCGTTAAGAGTGATAAAAAGGATGATGAAACTGGCAAAGGTAATCCACCAATCAAGTCTGTTCCTATTAATATAGAATTAATGACTGGTAATATATCTGAACAACAGGCAATAGCACAAGCAATGAAGATGGTTCCTATCCCTGTCGTTGTTACAAGTTTAGTTGGTATGCCTACACCAGTCCAGATAAATAAATCTAGTGGTAATGTACCTGGCGCATCTTCAAGCTTAAGTAAGAGAATGTCATAATGGCAGCAACTGTATCTAAAAGCAGCAAAATTAATTTTTATAAATTTGTGCAGGTAAAGGACCCAGGTTCTGCTAGTGCAAAAAAACCTGGTGCCGCTCAAGAAGGCAAGATAGCACTTGCACTCAATTCTAACACAAGAGCAGTAAATAATCTAGGGGCAACTGTCAATTCCTTGGCGAAGGTATTGACAGACCTCAAAAAAGTCGCTATAATTGACCTTGAGAGGGAACAAAAGAGACAGAGCTCTTTTACAGCTAAGTTTGCAAAAGAAAAAGAAAAACGTTCTAAACCTTTAGTTGGTGGAATCCTTGGTGCTGGAAAAGTAAAAGGATTTTTAGAGTCCATGTTAGGAGCTTTATCAGGACTGTTTAAATTTTTTGTTGGAACTAAAGTACTTGAATGGTTAGCTGACCCTAATAATAAAAAGATGATTGAAGATGGCCTTGATGTCATCGGAAAAATTGGTAAGTTTATTTGGGATTGGTCTAAGTTTGGTGTTACTAGCACTATTGATGGTCTTTATGACTTATTCCGTGATGATACTACCTGGTGGGAAAAAACAATTGGATTAGGTAAAGCCATTGTAGGTATTGGTTCTGCCATTCTTTTGATTCGTTATCTTAGTAATCCTACAAAGATTATTACTGATATCACCAGAGGTGTTGGTGCATTAATTAAATTTGTTACTGGTAGAGGTGGTGGAGGTGGAAGGCGTCCAAGAACACGAGGAGGTGGAGCACTAAGAACTCTTCTTGGAGTTGGAGCAACTGCAGCTGCTGGTTATGGTATGTACCAGTCTTTCCAAGAACCTGAGTATGCTCAAGGTGGAAAGGTAAAGAAAAAAGCAGCTGGTGGCGGATGGATTAACGGTCCTATGTCTGGTTATCCAGTGTCTCTGGATGGTGGAAGAAGCACTTCTTTTATTGGTCATGGTAGGGAATATGTTGCACAAAAAGCAGGTGGTGGAGCATTCGTAGTTCCATTTAATACTCCTGCTACTCAAAGAATGTCTGGTCTTACTGGACAAAGAATTGCTGAAGCAAAGAAGGGAGGATATAAATTACCTGGATTCTCTGGTGGTGGTGCATATCTAAATGAAGTAAAATCTAGGGATGGAACTTCTGGCTCTAATGATGCCAAGAAGATTTTCTTACATTGGAGTGCTGGAGGACTTAACAATACTGATGTAGCTCAAGGAAAATATGGATATCATTCATACTTAACAACTAATGGATTAGTTAACAAATCAAAGTATGGTTCTAGTTGGCCAGCACACACCTGGAATCGAAATGGTCCCTATGCTGCAGCACTTGGTATTGCAGGTGGTGCTAATAATACTGAATATGGAACTAACTGGGGAGCAAACGCTCCTAAAATGTCTCAGTATTGGAGAATGGCAAAAGAGGCAGGAGCTCTTGCTGCAAACTGGGGATGGAAAGAATCTGATATTAATGACAAACGAGTTAGAACACACTATGAAGAATATAGAGATTATCCAAATTGGTATCACAGAGATGAACCTAGTCACTATCGTTGGGATTTAAGAAAACTGATGCCAGGGGACTCTTTGGGGAGTGGTCCTGATAAAATCCGCAGAATGATTAAGGCGGAATATAGAAAATTTAAAGGAGGTAAATCCAGTCAAAATACTCATGATGATAGTACTTTTCCCATGGGTGGATGGGGTCGTGCCTTAGCAGGCGCAGCTGATGCTCTCACTGGAAACAGATGGGATTTTGATAAAAAGAATGGATCTACTCCTCAACCTCCTGGTGGTAATACAGGTTCTGGCGGCAGCGGTGGAGACAGCGGTGGTGGTAATGCAACATATGCACCATTACCCCTGAATATGACCAAAAAGCAAGCTTTTGCTACGATTTATGAGCTTGCTAAAAAACATGGTTCCCCATTCCCTGAGTTGACTGCTGCTCAGGCAATGTTTGAATCTGGATATCTAACTTCTGCACTTGCGAGGATGGATAACAATCCATTCGGACAAACTGGTACTGGTAGTGCTGGTAGTATTAGAGATGGTCAGAGAACTTGGGCAAGATATAATAGTTTAGATGATGCTGTAAAACAGCACGTTATGTATTGGGATAAGGATTACAAAGGAAACAAAGGATTTGGTTCTTATCCAACTCCAATGGCAGGATTGAGAGCACTTCTTCCAACGTATGCTCCTGAAAGTGATGGCAACAATCATAAGAATTATATGACTGCTGTTGCTTCAATTCTAGCTACTATGGGATTTGACCCCAATAAAAAGAATCCTCTTGCTGATTTAAGTTCTGCCAAGTTAGTTCAGCAAAGAGGAGCATTAGGAGGTGGTTCTATTGATGTTCCTGGTAGTGCTGGTCAGACTGGTAGTGGAAGAACATCAACTGATTCTAGTGGTCCTCAAGACATGGATAGAGAAGAATTAAAAATTCAAAATCTAACCAACCTCTTGGGAATGCACTCTACTAGAGGTATGAGCGGGGAATTTTATACTCCCCCAGGAGTAGGTATTAGTCCTGGAGAATCTCTAGACGCAAATTTAAATCAGGCAACACAAGACAGAATGAATGCACAAAATGAAATGGTGAACGGCACTACTCAAACTATGCAACAAATTGTTTCTGCGGTAACTACTAATAATAGTAATGTTGGTGCTGCAGTACAACAAGCGACCGAACAAGTTTCTATCATGTCTAGAGGTGGTGGTGAAGAAGCACCAACCATTGTCGGCGCTGGTGTGGATTTAATCAAATCCACTGCTTCGTTACTCAATTCCTTTAACAATCCACTCAAAGGCATCTTAAAATGACATTAAATAGAACTGAAACTGGAGAAGTCGGCGTTCGCATTGCCATATTTCGTAATGGTCAAGCTGTCACTAACCCCGAGGGTGCTTCTGATTTGTATGAATTTGTCAGAGGTATTGAAATTTTTGAAGGGATAAATTCTGCTACGCTTGAAGCAAGAATTATATTCCAAGATAATGCTGGATTGATTGGTTCATTTACTGGGTCCGAATTATTTAAAATTCAAATCACTGGTAGTGTTTACGATAAGACTTATTTTTTACGAGCATATAATATCGAGGCTCGTTCAAGAACAAATCAAAATAGTGAAGTATATTTAATTAATCTGGCATCGGACGAATATATTAAGAATGAAGTAGCAAATGTCTTTGGTAATACAGAGGTTATCTTTGATAAAAAAATTGATGCAGAAAATATTATCAAACGCTTAGTTCAAAATCAAAGATACTTGGGGTCTAAGAAACGAGTTTTTGTTGAAAAAACTCTCAATACACACAAATTTGTTGCTCCTAATTGGAGACCATTTGATTGTATCTATTGGATGTGTAATCGTTCGATTAGAGAAAAATCCCCTGGCAAAAATTTGCAAAGTGGTTATGTGTTCTTTGAAAATAGTTTAGGTTATCACTATAAATCTATTGATAAACTTATTGAAAGCGCAAATAGTCAAAGTTTTGATGGTAAAACAAATCCGTCAACTGGTGAAGCAAAATTGTACAACTATGTTTACTCTCCTAAAAAAGTAAGTGAGAACCAGTCTGCAGACCAATTTAAAATTAACTCTGTAGTTTTCCCTGAAGAAAGAAATTTCCTTATGGGACTAAGACATGGTGCTTGGTCTGGATTTAGTATTGGATTAGACCCAGTTACAATTTCGACTTCAAAAATGGGTGCAAGTAGTGACTTGTCTGCAGATGCATATCGATATTCGATTAAGGATATTTGGAAAAGGATGGAGCATTTGAAAGGAAATAAGAATGCAAATCCAATTACAAAAATGGATACTAGTATTCAAAATATGATTGACTATCCTAAGAGAGTGCGATATACTATTATGCCGAATCAAATTTTTGACCCTAAAAATAGTTCAAATCCCCAGGCAAATTACGAGCAGTTAGTAGAACTACAAGCGTATCAATGGATGCGAATTGAGTCATTAAAAAATGTTAAGTTGCAAATTATTATTCCTGGTAATTTAGATTTGTATGCAGGGTATGGCATTAATGTTGAAATCCCTACAACTGCAAAGTCTGACACAACAGTTAAACTTGACAGAAAGTATAGTGGTCGCTATATTATTGCTGGACTGACCCATAAAATTCTAAACAATAATATGGAAACTGAGTTACTATTGCTCAAAGATTCGGTCCAATAAATATTACTGTATAACTAAGATACAATCATGGACAGTATCGAACAACATATTGAGAAAGATAAGGAGATTCTCGGAGACCCGACTATTTCTCCTCAACAACGTCGTCATATTGAAGGTGAACTTCGTGAGTTAGAAGACTATCATGAAAGGCATCCCGAAGATCATCATGACCCCAATGCTTTAGAGCTTTATTGTGACGCAAACCCTTCGGAACCTGAATGTTTAGTTTATGATGATTGAAGATTATTTACTTGGTCATTGGACAAATCGTTATCAAGCACAATCAGACCCAACCAACTTTGCTTCCGTGGAGATTGTATGGAAACGAGTTGATGATGGGTTTGAGTCTATGAACTACAAAAGGGTAAACGGACCAGACGACCCTTATCGTAAAAAAAGACATAAGATTCGTTATATTTCGGATACTGAAGCAGTAATCGAAAATTACCATCTGGACTGGACAAGACATCCAGAATGTGATATACTATTTACATTCGATGGTCAGGCATGGCACGGCAAGTTGCTTGGCGAAGGATGTAGAGGTTATAGGGGAAACCGTGTAGTCTCTGAAGTCCATGCGTATGGAGACAAACTACATACTATGGACCAAGGTTACGATGAAGATAACAACCTCGTTTGGGGAAGTACACAACTTTATCGTTTCGTGCGGATGTAGTTTTATAAATAGAATTACTACATCCTCAGAAACATGCCTCACGCAGACAAAGAAGATCTGAAACGCTATCAAGCTTCTTATAAAAAGGAGTATCAAAAGCGTCCAGAAGTCAAGGAGAAACGCAAAGCATTACGTGAGCAACGTGTGCAAAGAAACAAAGAATTTGTTTTGGAACATATGACTCCTTGTATTGAATGTGGTGAAGCAGACCCTGTTGTAATAGATTTTCATCATCTTGACGCAACAGAAAAAGAAGATGGAGTATCCAGACTAATCTGGAATAATTCTTCCTTAGACAAGATAAAAACTGAGATAGATAAATGTGTGTGTCTTTGTTCTAATTGTCATCGTAGAGTTCATGCAGGAACTGTACAATTGCGGATGTAGTTCAGTCAGGTAGAACGCTATCCTTCCAAGTTAGATGTCGTCGGTTCGATTCCGATCATCCGCTCTTGGGCGATTAACTCAGCGGTAGAGTGCCTCCTTTACACGGAGTAGGTCGGGGGTTCGAATCCCTCATCGCCCATGATAAATAAAATTGTTATAACTCTAAAGGCGCAATGCAAACCATTGACGGTATTATCAATGAACCTACAGTAAACTTCGTTGGTAAAGACGGATTTTTCTGGTGGGTTGGTGAAGTGGAAGATAGCGAAGACCCTATGGAACTTGGACGTGTTAAGGTCCGAGTTCTTGGTTATTATACTAATGTTCGTGGTGGAACAACAGACGATTTGCCTAAAGATTCACTACCTTGGGCAACAGTGTTGCAGCATACTTCTCAGGCAGGCAATGACGGTCAGGGTGAATCTTCTGGTCAACTGCAACCTGGTGCGATTGTCATGGGTTTCTTCATGGATGGTGAATCTGCACAGATGCCCATTGTTATTGGTGTTCTAAGAGTTAATAAATCTCCTAAGACTCAGAACAGTAAAGAGTTTGCATTTACTGGCGAAAAAATGCAACCAGGGATTGCTCCTAACCCTGCAGCACTTCCTCCTGGTGAAGCAAATAGTATTGCAACAAAAGAAGGTACTAGTGAAGCAAGTTTTGCAAGACCTGGGGTACAGAATAACAGTGTATCTACACCAAATATGAAGACTGTTGGACCTGGTGGTGTAGGTTCTCCTAATAATATTGGAACACAACCTGGTGTTGCGGGTAGTAGTGGTAATCCTCAAAAACCAAGAAGTCCAAAGAAACCAATCCCTGCAGCAAATGGTGTTGGTGGTCCATGGAAGACACTTGAATATAAGTTGAGTTATTTAATCGAAGATATTGCAGATACTGCAGGTAACCTTGTTAAGGGTGAAAATGGAGATTTCTTAGATGTCGTTACTGGAAAGTTAGTAACAGCACAATCTTTAACAAATAAACTGCAAAACTTTTTAAGTTCTGTATTTACGCAGGTAGTTGCTGCAATTAGACAGTCTTTATCTAACTTGGCAGATGACCTTTCATTAGTTAATCTTCTTGGTGGTGCTACTGGTGTACCGTATGTTATCTTTACAGCGGTACAGTCTGCAATTACAACTATCTTATCTTCTCTTTGTGCGATTGATTCTCAGATTATTGGTTTTATTAATGATCCAATTGGTTCTCTTCTCGGCATCCTTGAAGGATTCTTAGATTCTGCTATTAGTAAAGCACAAATGGTTCTGCAGGGAGTGCAGGCAGTTATTGATAGTATCGTTTGTAAGGTTCAAGGTATTATTGATAGTATGCTGAAAATTGTAGACACTGTATCTACGATTGTTAAAGGTGTTCAGCAAGCACAAGAAATCATCGAAGCATGGAAGAAAGGGAGTCAAATTTTTGAAGATGGTACTGATTTAATTAAGAAAGGAATCAGTAGTATTACTGGCATCATTCAATTCTTCTTAAAATTCTTTAGCAGTGGATGTAATAGAACTGCTGAAGGTGGTGAAGATACTGTTGGTTGGTTCCCTCTGTTTGGTGTCACCCATTGTACTGATGCTGAACTTGACGCTATCAATAGAATCAGGGGAACGCAAAGAGGTAGTTGTGGAAATAATGGCAGTGGTGGAAGTTTAATTGATAATATTATCAATAAGGCAGACCCATATTTAACTGCTGCTAAAACTTTCATGGATGGTTCCTATGAAATGTATGTTGGAACTCCTGGTCGTCAAATGACGATGAGGAAAACTGCCAGCGGGACAACAACAACTTCAGTAAACATTAATAATGCCGCAAATGCACAATATCAGTTTGCAAAAGTAGTAAATAATAATCCAAATCTCACCGAAGAACAGAAGCAAGCAAAACTTGCTGCCTACGAAAAAAGAAACACTGGTGGTAGGGGCGATACTGGTAACTTAGTTGCTGACCATACATCATATGCTGGTAATGCTACCGTAGAAGTTCATGGCGACAAGTGTGAGCATATTGATGGTAGTAATCCTATTACTGTTGAAGGTGATTATCATTTGAAGATTACTGGCAACTGCCATATTGAAGTTGGTGGTGGTTTCTTCTTCTCTGCAGAAGGTGCTCCTAGAGTCGCTCCTAGCAAAGGACAGAAGAAAGGAAGTAAAGTTCAGAAACATACTATACGATTTGGTTCTGACGTTGACATGAACGTATCTGGTGCTAAATTTGCTCTTCAGAGTTCTGAAATTGAATTTGGTGCTCAAGCACATAAAATTGCTGGTGCTAGTTACGAAAACTCTTGTGCAAACCAGAGTTATGCTGGCGGTGAAGTTATGATTTCTGCCAATAATGCCATTAGTTTCCACTCAGTAACAGAAAACCATGTTGTTAACATGGTTAGTGGGTCTATAGTTTCGGCAAAAGCAGGTATCTTTAATATGGTTAGAGGTTCTATTGATTCAGTTCTGATTCCTGGTAGCGGTGGTTCTGATACTATTCCCAGATACACTGTACAGAATCCATCTGGACCTGTATCTTACACTGCTGGTGCAACTGGTATGAACATTAGCGTTCTTACTGGTGCATATAACCTTAATGTTGCTGCTGGACTGTTTAGAATCGCTGCTAGTGCTGTTGGTACGATTGAAGCGAAGGGTGCTATCAATATAGATACTAAAGGAGTCATGCGTCTTAGTGGAAAGTCAATTTTCTTGAACTGACTTGACAGCACCCCTAGGGTGTGCTACCATAATGGGGTACTAAGACCCGTTTTGAATGACCGACACCGTTGCTCACATTTTTGTAAATTTTTCCAAACGGAAAGTTACCGTGGTCGATGATGAGGGATATGAAAAAGACGTTCAGTGGAAATGGGACCAAGAAGGTTCTGAAGGATTTGCAGAAACTGTAGATGCAATTCAAGGCACTGTTGACTCTGACCTTATTACTTATTGCTTTGCTGTAAAATGAATGACCCCATTAGAGTAACTGAAGAAGAGGCGGAAAAATATCTAGAATTCCTCGTGGACATGTGCGACCGAAACCGTTGTGTTTGGCGCATTGAACGTCCTGATGGTAGGGCAGTTATTATGGCTCCCATTCTTCAGTCTGGACCTCCAATTAGCGAAGAGGTTATTGACCAAGTTGAAGAGTTTCGTAAACAATTTATTGGAGGACTAGATGAGCAAAATTCGTGACGCGATTATTGCTGGTGCTCTTTTGGGACTAGCACATGGAATGGTGGCAAAAGCAGAACCTAACATCAAAGGTTATTACACCATGGATGCCCTGGGATGTATGATTCTGCGAGAATGTACCGAAGGTGTAGTAGAAATCAAGAGTGCTAAAGACGTAGGTAACTACTACAAAAAGATGGGAATGATGGACCCAGTGTATACTGAGTTCAATGATATGATGGCAGCGCTGGATAAGATTGGTGTCAAAGTATTCATAGCACCAGAAAAGTATTTCCCTCCTGGTCATCGTGGTGTCTACCATACTGTCAGCAATAACTTCTATCTTAATGCTACACTTGTCAAACGTTATGGCACGCTGATGAGCGTAATGCGTCATGAAGGATGGCACGCTGCACAAGATTGCATGGCAGGTTCTATCAAGAACTCCATGATTGCAATTATTCACAATGAAGAGGATGTTCCTCCTCTGTGGCGTGAGATTGCAGAAAAGACTTATCCAGCATCTGCAGTTCCCTGGGAAGCAGAAGCAATGTGGGCAGGTAAGACTATTGGTATGACACAGAAAGCACTTAAGTCTTGTGCTGCTGGAACTATGTGGACCGACTATGAAATTACTCCACTCACTAGAAAGTGGTTGGAGGAAGAAGGATATATAAAATAATCTGGGGCATTTATGTATGGGACTTTTTGACACCGTTCGTTCATCTTTTGACATTGGACCAGGATATCGAAAAAATCTTCAAACAAAAGATTTAGAATGTCTGATGTGTGAATATTGGATTGACCCTGCAGGAAAACTGTATGAGGTTGATTATTCGCACACTCAGGATTTCGTAGAAGATATGCTTGGATACATACCAAACGGTCGTCATGGTAAAGTTCGTCCAATTTACCATACAGGAGTAGTAGAAGTTTATCCAGAAAAATGGGATTGCTATTATGCGCCCTTTCCCTCTTGCCATCTGACCTTTGTTGATGGTATAATTACTAAAGTCAACCACGTCAACAAGCATGAGACCAGAAACCCGTAAATCTATGGAAATGCTGTTCTGTGCTAAGTGGAACTTGCCAAAAGCAGCAAACCATGCTAATCTTACTAACAAGGAAATGAAGATCACCTTCAATGAGTATTGTGCTTTTCATCCTCCCACTTATGGGACGGTGGCGGAATCGGTAGACGCATCGGACTTAAAATCCGCTGAGGATTAACCCTCGTGAGAGTTCAAGTCTCTCTCGTCCTATACATAGTCTCGGGATGACTTTAAAAGCGCCCTGGTCGGGAACCCCTTCCCTGAGAGTCTCTGACTCTCTTTTGCCACTATAGCTCAGCTGGATAGAGCAACGGTTTTGTAAACCGTAGGTCGTCGGTTCAAGTCCGACTTGTGGCTTCCGCAATCATTTGCGCTGGAAAGATAAACCAGAATGCCGTGATTGCGTCGGAATAGGGGTCCAAACTCTATTCCATTCAGGGGTTCGGCTCTACCCCTTTAACAAAAGGGCCGCCAGGGGGATTAGCTCAGTTGGTAGAGCACCTGCTTTGCAAGCAGGCTGTCAGGAGTTCGAGTCTCCTATTCTCCATTCGCTATTCGCAAATAGCGAACATATTCCTCTATAGCTCAGTCGGTAGAGCGTCTGACTGTTAATCAGAATGTCCCTGGTTCGAGCCCAGGTGGAGGAGTTATCACAGTTGTATTATGAAAAAGATTGATATTTTTCCAACACCCTTACATTTCTTTAATATCGGTGACACTCAAGAATTTTTAGATTGTAAAAAAGATTTAGTCGAAGGTGTTGCTTCCGAGTGGGATGAACAAGCAAGACCATATGATTTGTCTGTAACTACCGATGATACTTTGCATTTGAGAGAACCGTTTATTGGATTATCTAAAATAATTTTATCAAAGGCTAAGATGGTATTTGATGACCTCGGATTAGTGAGGGAATCTGAGAAAGTTGTTTGCATGTGGTCAAATATTTCTATTGCAGAAAGTAAGCATCAGTTACATTTACATGCAAATTCTTATTACAGTTGTGTTCTTTATTTTACATGCCCTCAACCAAATCCAGGATTTTTTGGAGTAAAAGACCCTAGACCAGGATTGATGACTACTTACTTTGAATATGAAAAGGACAATCAGTATTCGCAAAGAACTATAGATATTTTACCAGAAGAAGGATTACTAATATTTTTCCCCTCTTGGTTAGAGCATGGCGTTCAAAATGGATATTTTCCTAAAGAGCAAAAACGTATTTCGTTGAGTGCTAATATTATGCCAGTCGTTAATATTACTGATTATACTCATCGTTATCATTACCAATGAAAATAACTTTATACAAAGAACCATTTCATTTTCTTATTCTCGATAATGTTTACACTGAGGATGAACTTAAACTTATATGGACTGAATTAGATTACTTGTATGCAGTAAGAGATTTATTTTTCTTAAGTCCAGAAAAAACTAAATCTGCTACTGATAGTGAAGGCAATCTTTTAAAAAATAATTTTGGTAACTTCTTGCAAGGTTTTTATGCTGATAGGAAATATTCGCATTTAATGACCCTCAACCAAAAAATATATGGTGATGATATTATACGTCATCCAGATTCTTGGTTTTTCAATCAAGAATTTAATGCAGAGGGAACTTTAATATCCTATTATGAAAATGGTGGATACTATAAACCTCACAATGACAATGCGTTACTAACTGCATGTACTTGGTTTTGGAAAGAACCAAAAAAGTTTACAGGGGGTAACTTTAAGTTTTCGGAATACGATCTACAATTGGAGATACAAAACAACTGTGCAGTAATATTTCCATCACATATTTTCCATGAAGTAGAACCAGTTTGTATATCAGAAGAATATGCAAATCAAGGGTATGGTAGATTCTGTATGACTCAATTTATTGAACGATTCCGTACTCCACCCTAAATATTTTTAGTTGAAATTTTGCATTGTAATGAAATCTATCTATATTGAGCATGACTTTTTATCTGAAGATGAGTGTAACGCAATAATTGCTTTCTACGAAGCATTCTCACACAAATCTTTCCACTACAGAGATAATAATTCTTTTCCTATTGGATTAAAAGATTTTAGTGAACTCGATGAAATACATGACAGAGTTTTAAATCGTGTTGCTAAAATTGGTCAAAAGAAATATGTGTTGGATAATCATGAAGTTGTAAAGTGGCCTCCAAAATCTAAAATGTCTATGCATAAAGACTTTGATTATGATGAGTGGAGTGCTATTGTTTACTTGAATAATAATTATTTTGGTGGAAGAACTTTATTCGAAAATGGTATTGAAGTAAAACCTCAAAAAGGAACATTGATTGCTTTTAATGGATGTAATTTAAGTCATGGAGTTTCCGAAATTCTAAATGGGGATAGGTATACTCTAGCATATTGGATTAAAGAACATGAATAACATATTTGAACTGGGAGAATGGGATATTAATACAGAGATTTTCATGGGCAGTAAAATTATCACCATTGAAAATTTTTACAAATATCCCAATTTAGTAAAAGAGTTTACTATTAATCCATTGCCTAATTTATGGAGAGCTGAACATGCTGAAACTCGTAATGGATGTTTTTATTTTGATAGAAGAAGTCAGATTGATTTAACAAATCAACACCACGAACAACATAAACGTATTTTTGATATTTTTTCTCAATTAATTGGACAACGAATAGGTGAGCATAGTGGTAACTATCGTTATATTAGTAATGTCACAAAATTTTTAAAGCATTCCTTTAATAATATTGATGATTGTTATTGGTGGCCACATAGGGATAAGGGATATAATGCTATTGTTTCTTTAAACGATGAATTTGGGGAATCAGAATATTCAGGAACTGCATTATTTCATCCAGAAGATGAGCAAGCAAGGACAAATGAGGGTGTTAATCCATGGGTATTAAAAAAAGATTTTAATCTTGTCAAAGACCTCAAATCGAAGTATAATAGATGTGTGTTGTTTGACGGGTTAAAATTTCCTCATGCAATGCATATAAATGACTATAGATTTTTTGATAAATTCTATAGAGTAAATACCGTTCTATTTTTTGAGCAAAATGTCTAACCGCGAATTTATTGACAAAAACGGCAACACCTGGAATTGGGACGAAACTCCTGAAACTATTGCAGCACTGAAAAAGCTACACAAATCTGTTACAAAAGCAAATGTTAAAATTGCAAACGGTGGACCTGTAGCACCAAAAAAACCCAATGCGCCCAAGCAGTGAGTTTCAACATGGTGGACTAAAACCAACGTCCATCAATCTTCTTCGTTTAATCTCTGAGTTAGAAGGATGTTACCAACTAACAAAGTATATGGCATTTGACGAAGATAATGCTATAATAGATGAGATGAAGACTAGATACTACAAATTGTATTTTAAAACCACTAAGGAGGAAAAAAATGTCTGACGCTATTGCTGACTATTGGACTGCGAAACCTCCTATTGAGGGACGCCCCGACATTCAACATGACTGGGAGAAAGAGTATGAAATCCAACGCAAAAATCGTCTCCAAGATTCTATTGACGAGTATCTCCAAGATAATAAAGTATCAGCACGACGAGCGTATGAGGAGATTCTATCTTGTGTCGATGATGTAATCAACTATCATAAAAAAGAATATGACAAAGCAGTCGAACTCAAATCCCTCATGCTCGGACACAGAGAATGTGACCTCCTTGAATGTGCAGATTCCTTCGCAACTTCGGAGTGAGTGGGAAGATTATCTCGCTGTGTGTGAATCTCTTGGCGTAGAACCCAACGCAAAACGATTTCTAAGATACAACGAACTCTATCCGTATAAATAAACTTGTAGCAAAACGTGTGATTATTCGTGGGAACCAGAAAAATTTCTCAGTTGGATACAATCTCAGATGCGAATCTGTCGGGAGAAGCAATTCTCCCTGTTGTCGTATCCGACCCTTTGATTCCTAACCGAAAGGCAAAGGTTAATCAACTTTTCAAAGGTGTCAGTCAAGGTACGAAGTCTGAACCAGGACTTTGTTTTGACTTAGACCGAAATACTGGTTTATATCAAAATGCATATGACCAGATTGGAATTGGATTTGGTTCTGGTGCATTATACATGTCCAGAATTGATAATGGAAATAACAGTGTTTCTTTATTTGTAACTGCTGTTGATGAGGTTTCTACAAACGCTGATATCGTTCTTTCGCCAAAAGGAACGGGTTCTGTAAAAGTTACTGGAAACTTTGTTATTTCCGACCAAACTTTCCTCCTAGAAGATGCTCAGGGACCTAGAGTTCGATTTGAAGCAGGTCAAGTTGGTACTGGTACTTCTACTAGAATTATGACATTTCCTGCAATTACTGCAGGTAGTGGAACTACATTAGTTGGTGCTGATACTCAGCAAACATTGACCAACAAAACTATCCTCATTGATGAAGATAATCTTGTTATTGTTGATGGTCAAGAGGAAGCAATTTTCCAAATTAACTGGGCAATTACTTCTGATACTAGACGTTCATACTTCTTGCCTGATGCAGGTGCAGTAACAACAACTAACGAACCCACCGCAACATCATCTACACTCCTTGATACTAAAGCGGAACAAATTATACTGAATAAGACTCTTGTTTCTCCTAAGTTTGCACGAGATTCTGAAGCAGATACCGAATGGGTAATTTTTAATACCGACGCATTAACCGATAATAGAACTATTACTGTTCCCGACCTGAGTCTAACTCTTGTTGGTGTCGATACTACACAAACATTAACAAACAAAACTATTGAGAGTCCCATTTTTAGGGACCCAACTGATATTACTAAGAGAGCAACAATCAGTACAGAAAATCAAAATACTCTGACTAATAGAGTATTTGAGTTTCCAAGGACTCCTCTGCTAAATACATTAGTTGATGAAAACAACACTTTAGTTACTGAGTTAGCAACTCAAGAAGTATCAAATAAAACTTTGGTACAACCTAAAATCTCTGACTCTGCAACTCCATATGATGAAGAGACCGATTCATTCGGTGTAACCCCATTTGCTATTACCATTCGTGCAGATAACCTTACTGGGGACAGGGTGATTCGTTTCCCTGATGCTGATGCTACATTACTTTCTACTGAAAACGTCACCACCGAAGATGTAAGCTTTGGTGCTGGTATTGGTGGTCAAACCCTGACTGGTAGAACCAGACAACAACAATTTTTCTACGCAGGATTCTAATTTTTAACAATGGCAAGACAAGGACTTTTAGCACAATCTAAACCAAATGGGGCAGCACTACTGTACTCTGCTCCCGTCGATACCTCTGCATCAGCAGTCCTCAAGATTGCAAATGATGGAACTGGTGCTGCATATGATGTAGCGTTACGAGACTTTGACCAAGAATTAGTAGTTGACTCTGCTAACTATCTTCTTCATAAAGGTGATGTAATTACTGGATACAGAGTTAATATTGATACTGCTGTCACCGAAGGAACATTTCTTCCTGGACAATCTTTCACTAGTAGTAGTGGTGAAAGTTCAATGAAATTTGAATCATTTTATATTCCAGATTTAACTACCATTTATGTAAAATCTGCTGCCATTAGAGATATTTCTATTGAATCTATCACTGGCGATTTTAACCTAGGCGATACTATTACGAAAGGAACTGGAGGAGATACAACTACTGCCGTTGTTTATTCTTCAGAAGGTGGATTCCTTTCCATCGGACCATCTACAATTAATGGTTCTGGTACTGAATTTACTGACGGTGATGACATTTCATCTTCATCTGGTGGTACTGCAACAATCGCTCTTGGTGGAGTAGGTACTGCAGCGGACAAGTTTATTTTTTCCGAAACAACCGCTGGCGGAACATACGAAAGACTTTTAAGTTCTTTATTTGCTGACAGAACTTATCGTTTTGATGTTTCTGACTCCTCGATGACAGGATTACTATTCCAGTTGTCTGAAACTGAAAACGGTGAATGGGGTCCAGATGGATTGGCACCTACTGACCCAGGTGATGCTGGTGATGCTGGAACTGAATATACTACTGGTAAAACTACCAACGGTACAGCAGGAAGTGCTGGTGCATATGTTCAATATGATTTCTCTGCTAATCAGTCACTTGCAGCAGAAATTTATTGGTATGAAGGAGACTTAACTACTGCTGGAAATGCTAGTTATGGTGGCGCTAGCGACCTCTTCGGAACATCCTCTAATGTTACTTATACTGAATTTTATGCATATGATTTAGTAGGAACTTGGACTAATAGTGTAGATACATTTATTGTAAGTGAAATTACATATACTGTAACTGGTCAAACTTCTGGACCTTATGGTATAGTTTCTGATTACACTTCTACAAACCTTAAGGTAATTCTTGGACCTGGTTCTGCAGAATTTGCTGGCACTAATACTTTCTTTGACGTACCTAGAGATAATAATGCAACTAGGAATCAAGTAACTGTTAGCAGTGTAACTACTGCTAAGGGTGCTATTGATGCTAATACTCTTGTTGCAGACGGAGTTGCAAACGACGCAAATAATGTCGGTACAGTCACTTCTTTAGTTATTGGTCCTGGACAAAGAGTTCATGTTAGTTCCGCTACTCAAAATAATGTATTCAGTCTAATTGGATTTGAGGATGCTAGTTCTGAGTATACGACCAGGGTATTTGGTCAAACCTAAATAACAATATAAGGAAGACTTCTAAGAAATGGCTCTTACTAGACTTAAGAATATTATTACGTCCAGAACTGGACGTATTATCTACGTTAACCCTGACGATTTCGATGCATCTGATGCTATTGATAATAGGGGAAACTCTGCACTTCGTCCGTTTAAGTCTATTCAGAGGGCATTTCTTGAAGTTGCTAGATTTTCGTATCGAGTCGGTCTGTCAAACGACGAATTTGACGCCTTCTCGATTATGCTTTATCCAGCAGAATATGTTGTTGATAATAGACCAGGTGAAGTTCTTTATACAAACGTTGCTCCTATTGATGAAAACTCTAACTTAGATTTAACATCACCAAACAACGTTCTTTACAAATATAATTCTATTGAAGGTGGTATCATTGTTCCTAGAGGTGCTTCCCTCGTTGGTACTGACCTTCGTCGTACAAAAATTATTCCCAAGTATGTTCCCTATCCTACAGTATTTGCTGCAAAGGGAATCAACACAGAAGACCAAGTTCCTGCTAGAACTTCAATCTTTAAGGTAACTGGTGGTACATATTTCTGGCAATTCTCGTTCTTTGATGGTGCAGAAGAAGGTGTATATTTCAAACCAGATAGTGTAGAAACACTTGCACCTAAGTTCTCTCACCACAGACTGACTTGTTTCGAGTTTGCTGATGGTGTAAACTCTCTTTCAACCCTTATTAGTCAAAGTAGAGTACCAAACTCGGATTATTCTGCAGTTCCTAACGTCCTTGAAAGAACTGACCTAGAGATTTACTATCAGAAAGTATCGAAAGCATTTGCATCAATTCCTGATACATCTGGAGACCCTGCAGCAGACCAAATTCAACCAAGAGTTGAAGAAAACAGAATCGTTGGTCCTATTTCTGACGAATATCGTGTTCTTCAAATTACTCGTAACGGTAACACTGCAACCGCAGTTACTGTTGATGAATTTGATAACCCCAGAGACCATGGATTCTCTGTTGGTGTTAACATTAACATCTCTGGTGTTACTGGTTCTACTGGACCGCAATCGGAACTAGATGCTTCTTTGTATAATGGTTCATTCACAGTAACATCTGCGTCTGGTAATATCTTTACCTATCAGATGATTCAAGAACCTACAGGTAATGCCGTTGGTTCGAACATTACAGTTAAGACTGAGATTGATACTGTTGACTCTGCATCGCCATATGCGTTCAACTTGTCTCTTAGAAGTGTCTGGGGCATGAATGGAATGCTCGCAGATGGTTCTCGTGCAACTGGTTTCAAATCGATGGTTGTTGCACAGTTTACGGGTCTATCTCTGCAGAAAGATGATAGAGCATTTGTAAGATATAATGAGTCTACTGGTAACTATGATGTTGCATCTGCTGGTGATGGTGCTCACTTAGACGGTTTTGCTGAGTATCGTAAAGGTTGGCAGCACAGACACATTGTTGCTGCTAATGATGCGTTTATTCAGGCAGTTTCGGTGTTCGCGGTTGGATACGGTGCTCACTTTACTTGTGAGTCTGGTGCTGACATGTCTATCACCAACTCTAACTCTAACTTTGGTAATACTGCTCTTCGTGCTGCTGGATTTAAGGCAAAATCTTTCTCTAAAGATAAAGCAGGAGAGATTACACATATTATTCCACCTAAAGCACTCAACGTTATTTCTACAACTGCAACAGGTGCTGTTGGTGAAGCAACTGTCACTCTTGCCAATGATGGTTCTGTGAATGGTGTTATTGAAGGAATGACAGTTATTGGCGATAATATCGGTTCAGGAGCAACAGTTCTTTCTGTTAATACAAACACTAGAGTTATTACTCTTACTGCCAACAATACCGATGCAGTTAATAACAACATCATCTTTGGTGAAGAAACTTCTGTTAACTGGGTCAACATTGATATCCAACGCACTAAGGTAATTAACCAGTCTCTTGCTGGTGCTGGTGGAACTCCTGGTACTAGATTATATCTGTATGGATATACTGCTCAGGCATCGCCACCAACAACCAGAGTACAGGGTTACACTGTTGGGGCACGTCAAGATGGCACGGGTGTTAGTGCAGTTCCAGACAAGATTAACTGTCTGTTAGTCTCTCAGGGTGCATCTGAGGCATCTGTTCAGTCTGCATCTATTTCTCCTTATGGACCTAGTGTTTCTGGTCTTGCTGCTGGTGTTGATGGTTCTCCTATTCAATATGACAGCAATACTTATACCATTGGTGGTGTTGCTGGAACTGTTGGTGGATGGTATCTTGCAGTTAACTCTGTAGAGAATGAAATCTACACTACATTGTCTACTAATACACAATACAATAACGTTAACTTTACTCCTACAACTTTCCTTAAGAGAATTCCTGACCCAAGAGACCTTGCAGACAGAACATTCCGTATTCGTCTGAAGATTGACAAGGACAAGACCAATCCTCTGCCTAGAGATCCCCTGTCAGGTTATGTATTACAACCACTTAATAGTGACTCAACGACGTATAAGTTAAATAGAACGTTCTATATTTACGATATCGAAAAAGTACAAGAGTTTGAGAGAGGTATTAAAGATGGAATTTACTACATTACCCTCCTTTGTGCATCTATTGCACCTTCGACTTCTAATTTCAACGACAGAAAGTTCAGTCAAAACGTCAACGAAGTCTATCCTACGTTTGACAGAGACAACCCTCTTGCTGACCCTGATGCTTCGATATCCGTCGCTGACAACGAAACTATCGGTCTAGTATATTCTACCGATGGTGCTACACCTACACCCAATAAAGACCCCAAGCGTTCTATCACTAAGGAGTGTATTGAGTTCCTTCTGACTGATACTGGTTGGACACAACCAGGTACAACTCCCAACTATGATTCTGTTAATAACAGACTTTCTAACGTTGAACTTACTGCTCGTGCTGGTGATGAAGAAGTTAGAAAGATTAGCATCAGAGAGAACAATGATGGAACAGTTGCTCCTATTCCAGTAGAGTTCAGAAGGCACTCTATCTTACGTTCTGGTAACCATACGTTTGAATATCTTGGTTTCGGTCCTGGTAACTATTCGACTGCGTTCCCTCAAACACAAGTAGAGACGTTATCTGCTGACCAAATTAAATATTCTCAGTCCATTAAGGAAGAAGCAGGTGTTGCTTTCTACTCTGGTCTGAACTCTAACGGCGACCTGTTTATTGGTAACCAGGTTATTAACCCAGTTACGGGTCAGATTACAAACGAAGATATTGCACAACTGAATGTTGTTGGTGAAGAGAACACAACGATTGAGACATTCTCTGAGTTGGTTCTTACTGACAAACTGACTGTTATTGGTGGTGCATCTAACCAGTTAGAATCTATCTTCGCTGGTCCTGTTACCTTCCAAGGTCAAACATCCTTCACAAATAATATTATTGCGAAGAAGTTTACTTATAATAACCAAGACGGTACAATCATCAAGCAGACTCTACTTGCACCTGAAGATGCACAGGGTTTACCAGATTTTACCAATATTAATAATTATGATACTCCTTCTGATGGTGACCTTGTTTATAATACAAGTTGGTCTCCTGGTAAGTCTCTTGGTTGGATTTATTATGAGGGTGTTTGGAAAGAATTTGGATTAACTGATACTGGTCAAATTGATATTCAAACATTCACTGATAGTAATGGTGACCCACAACAACATCTCGGTTTCGGTGTTGCTGCTAATACAAACTTTAGAGCAAACATTCAGGGTAATGTTCGAATTGATGGTAACTTACTTACTACTGGTACTGGTGGTATTGCCGCTGACAAATATGTAACTAGAGTATACAGTGGAGATGGCAACACTCTCACATTTAATATTACAACATTTACTGGTGGAATTAAGCACACTCCAGATTCCTTATTAGTCTTCCTTAACGGTGTTGCACAAATTGGTGGTACTAACTTTACGGTAGATGATAATGGAGCAAATATTGTGTTTAGTGCTGGTGATGCTCCATTAGGAAGTGATACCATTCATATTATTGAACTGCCTATCTAAATACTACTGGAGAACTATAGTCTAACATGGCACTTACCAAGATTAGTGGCAATCAGATTGCCACATCAACACTAGCAACGGTCGATTCTCTTACATTTTTAGATGGAGAAAGTGTTCTTCGTTTACCTGTTGGTACTGAAGAACAGAGACCAGAAAGTCCTGCTGTTGGAACTCTCAGATATAATTCTGACGGAGACACAGCAGAAGTCTATAAAGCAGACGATGGTACTGGAAATCCTGGATGGTTAGAAGTTGGTGCTGGTGGTGCTACCTTAGGAAAGAAAGGTATTATTAGAACCAACGCTGACTATATTGATGAAGACATTGAAATCGACCCTTCGTTAGGTGATGAATATACTCATGCATTCACACATGGTCCTGTAGAAATTAGAGACGGATTTACTGTTACTGTTGAAGATGGTGCTGACTGGGAAATTTGGGGTGGTGAACCTGAAGACCCCCCTGAAGGTACAGTCCTTCAGTATTTCCATGGTATAACTCCACCAACACGTTATACTTTGAGTGCCAATAATTTAAGTGATTCTGAAGCAGTAATTCCCAACCTTTCTGTAACAATTACACCAACCAGAAGCACATCTAAAATTATTGTTGGTGCTCATATTTCTCATAATGGAAGACATGTCACTTCTTTTGGATTCCAGAAAGATGGCTCTATTCTTACAGCAGGACTTCCAAGTAGCAATAACGCAAATAGTAATTATGCTGTTATGACTTTTCATAATGGGGATGATGTTGCTAATCATATGCGTCAGTCATCGTTTACATACGCAGACACTTCTGTAGTTCCTGGAATTCCTGTAACATATACTGTATGTGGTACTGCATCTTGGTCAAATAGTGTTCGTGACCTGTTTATTAACGACAGAGACGGTAATGACATGAGAGGCATTTCTACCATGTTTGTCATGGAAGTTATGGGTCCACTACCATAAATAAATTAGGAGGTATTTAGAACTATGTCTGTAGTAAGAGCAACTTCTATTAAAGGTCTTGGAGTTCCTGAGGGTGGTCCTGAGATTAACTTAAATAAGTTTAATCATGGTAGTCCATTAGACCTTGCTGGGACTAATCTCATTGGTAGCACTATCACTGTAGATACTTTACACACCACAACTCAAAATACTGTAACTTGTAATGCTATTAACGTTGTTGCAACAGGTAGGGGTGAAATTAACCTTAATGGAGCACTTCTTGAGATTCCTGTAGGAACAACAGCAGAAAGACCTGCTAGTCCTGCATTTGGTTCTCTTAGAGTTAATAGTGAACTAAGTCAGGTTGAAATGTACACAAACAAAGATGGCACTCCTCAATGGGAGAAACTTGGTTAATAAATTGTATAAATAAGAAAAAGGGTAAGTCTAAAATAGATTACTATGTCACAACTTAGAGTTAATTCTATTAAAGGATTGAATGTTCCCGCCTCGGGTCCACAAATTGATATTGGTAATACTGGTGACATTAGTCTCAATAATGCCAACCTTACTAATGTTAATGATGCAACCGTTACTACGGCAAATGTTACAACGAACAATGTAACTACAGAGAACGTTACTACTCTGAATGTTACTAATAATATGGATTTGCGTAATGCAAACCAGTTTGTTGTTCCAGTAGGAACAGACGCCGAACGTCCTAGTTCTCCTAATGTAGGTACTATTCGTTATAATAGTACCAGTGGTAAACCTGAATTCTGGACTGGTACTGCATGGAAGAATTTTACTATTCAAAGATTTACTGAAGAAATTACATCTGGTTCTTCTTGGAGTGTACCTTCTGGTGTAAGTTCTGTTGAAGTAATGGTTGTTGCTGGTGGTGGTTCTGGTGGTTCTGGAACTGGTGGCGCTGGTGGCGCTGGTGGTGTTGTTTATTCTTCTGCTTTACCTGTAACTCCTGGTGGCACTGTTTCATATAGTGTTGGTAATGGTGGTCCTGGTGGATATCAAGGAAGAGGAAATAACGGACAAAATTCTACATTTGGTACTATTACTGCTAATGGTGGCGGTGGTGGTGGAACCACTTATCCTCCCTCTCGTCGTGGTGGTCGCCCAGGCGGTTCTGGCGGTGGTGGAGCACAATACCCCTCTGGTAGATACGGCGGTGGAGATAGAACACAACCCGCAACTCCTGTTGCTGGAGCTGTTGGATATGGAAATAATGGTGAGCGTGGCAGAGGCGGCGGTGGCGGTGCTGGTGGTGCTGGTAGTGGCAACACTGGCGGTCCTGGTGTAACTATTAGTGTAGGGGAAAACCAATATACTGTTGGCGGCGGCGGTCGTGGTCAATCGAATGGACCTACTCCTGGCGGGGGTGTTCCTGGCGGTGGTGGTGGCAACAGTGGTTCTCGGGGAGGTGCGGGCGGCGCACGTCAAGGTGGCGGCGGCGGCGCTGGATGGGATTACGGTGGTGGTCGTTCTGGCGCTGGTGGTTCTGGTTTTATTGTTGTTTCTTACTTAAACTAATTAGAGAAAATGGCACATACTTTTGGCGAAGAGAAATTCACAGTTGCTCGCATCGCAATTACTAATGACTATACCGTAGATGTTTACATGAAACATTACTATGTTTCTGAATCTGGAATAGAGTTGCTCGTTTCCGATACTATGTGTGAACTTTTAGAACCAGGTGCAGACCTGAGTGGAGATGAATGGTATTGTACCGATGAAGTACGTGCCATTTGTGCTCAACAATGGGATGCAGAATCCATTGCTGAATGGAATGCTATGACTGAAGAAAAGAAAAATAGTTATCGCTGAAGATTAGTTTCATATAATCTAATCATAGATGCCAATTCATCACTTTTACATTGACGGTGTATTTCGAGTAAATTGGCATAATTGATAAACATCAAATCTTTATTTTCGCTTTTAAGTATACTAATATCTCTATCACGAAGATGGCAGAAGAGGAAAACTAACTCTTCTGCCTCTTTTCCTATGTAATCTTTTACAAAAGTTCTATCGATTTTTATATCAGCGTCATAAAATTCTGTTCCATAAATTGAATGAAACAGACCTGCTAAGCAAACATGTTCTGGCGCTTTTGCTAGTCGTAAAAAAGAGTACACTCCTAATAGGTGACTTGCAAGACTAATACCACTGTGCTCAATATCAGCGGTAATTGATGTAATAAAATCAATACATTCGTTAGTCGTCTTCATATAAATGTCGTAACTAAAATTACACGCCTTTTTCCAGACTTTATATTACTCAAACCATGAAACAGTTTTCCATCGAAACAAAGTGCTTTATACTTTTCAGATTTAATACTGTGTAGAATATTAACCTGGTCGTAGTCATCTACTGTATAGTGGCATTCAGATAATCCTTCACAGAGATATTTGTCGAAAAGAAGTGTGTCACCACCTTCAAAATCATCGTTCAAATAGATGATTAAGTTATAATGGTCAAAGAAATGGTCTACATGGGGTTCAATAAATGGATATTCTAGATTCCATCCATAGGTCGCATTAAATGCTGAGCGATATAATTTCTGTAGCGGTCTTCCCAGATGTTTTTCGCAGAACCTTTCTACAATAGGTCTAACAAAATGTGACAAGGAAGAATTTGAAATGGGAATATCGTTCTTTTCATCACTACATCTTGGATTGACAACATGTGAAAAGAATGGGAATAAGTCACTAGTCGAACTTTCCTGATAGAACCAAGGAAACTCTGGTGTTAATATATTCTTTTCTACAACTTCAATTTCATCATCAGTAAGAAAATTACTTACTTCTAAAAATAAATCACTCATTGAATTGTCCTCCCAGACAAAAATTAATTACAGACCTCACATGTTTTTGAGGCAACATATTTGCATGATATTTTCTACCATTAAATAAAACTACTCTACCTTGCTTTGGAGTTACAGACTCGATAATTTTATAATTTGAAAATGAAGGTCTTTCATTAGAATCACAAAATTTATCAAAGAATACTGTGTCGCCATCAGAATCTAAAACATAATATAAGCAAACTAAGTGGTCTTCATTTACCATATCAACATGTGGGTTTGATATTCCTGAAGCACCTACAACTGGTTGCTGAAGAAATGTTCTTACAAAGTATGGTTTATCAATAGAAAAATTAATTTGCTCACATGCAAGATGTGCTAGTGGCATTACGATATTAAAAAGATGTCGGTTAAATGTAGATTCATCATCTATCGTGTACATCAAATTTGAAAATCCTGGAACTGGTACAAAATTTTCTATCTCTTCTTTTGGTGTATCTTCAGATAGATTTTTGTAGAACCAGTTAGTTGCAAATACTTCCTTTTTAATAAACTCTTGATAGTCTTTTGATACTACATTATCAATTATTTTCAGATTGAAGTTCATTTTTTAGGTCATGCTTTAATTTCTGGAACATAATTTCAAATCTCATAATATCTCCACTAATCATTACAAGTGGATATCGAATAGCATCTTTACCTTCACCAACTTTCATGTATCCTTGAGGATTAATATGAATATTTGCTGCTCTCATTCTTTGAATAAATTCGCTATCATCAAGATTATATGTTGGCAGAACTTCCATATTGTAGAGATTTAGTAAGTCATGTGCTGCTTCTTCCAATCCATGAGAGCGCATAAACTCTGCTGCAAGTTTTAGACCTGCTCTATGTTCATCTGTAATATCATTTGCACCAAGGATAAGGTCATCCGCCTCATGCATAAGTTTATCTGCTTCAACTTCTAACAACTCATCAACCGATGAAATAGTTCTTTTTTGATGTTCTGAGGGTAATTTCTTTGCCATGATAATGAATCAACTATAGTATGTATCAACGAATATTAAATGAAATTGCAATCTTTCTCTTGGAGTTTTGTGCATGTGTTCCATGTAACATGTTACTTTTGAATAATAATAGTTTTCCAGGATTACAAGAAAACTTATAATGGTCGTAGTTATATTCGTTTTTATTTGTTGGACGCCTATCCATGATTTCATTTGGATTGTTGAAAAAAACTATTTCATCTTCTCCACATTCAATATAATATACTCCAGATATAAAACTATCACTATGCACATGTGGAAAAATATAATCTCCCTTCGAACTCACATTTGTCCACATATTTACAATTTTTAAGTCCGATATTTCTTCTGTTGTGTATCCAAGATGGTGACAGTATGCTACTGTATGCATACAAATTTCATCTACAAGTTTTTTTGTCTCTGTATATGTGTGGAGTTTGTCATCGACTTTGTGTGTAGATGGAACATTAAGTAAAGGTGTTCTGCTGTATTCAAACTGTGTTGTGCAAAACGTAGATAACTTTTCCAGTTCCTCTGTCAGAATATTTTCGCACTCATAAATTGTTTTTGGAAAAATTGTATGTACCTTTGACATCAATATCAATATGGTGTAGAATATATAGATATTATATCATGAATGGTATTTTGAATGGCAAATAATTTGTATTGGTTTCAGACAACGATGCCTCTTGAGTTGGTGAAACTCGTTGAAAGTACCCTACAACCCCATGATAGTTCATTTTCTACAAGTAGAACTACTAGTGGGGTTCATCTTGAAATTAGAGATAGTAAAACTCTCTGGGTGCATGAACATAATTGGATTGTTGGATTGTGTTGGCATTATGTAATGCTGGCAAATAAAGAAAACTTCTTATATGATATTGATGGTTTTGAAGCTGGAACTATGCAGTACACTTCATATGAACCTGGAGAATATTATAACTGGCATGTTGACGGTGATATTGCTAATTGTAGGCAACCAACACCCGAAAATAAAACTGATGAGTTTATTCAAAGTAATGTAGAAAAGTGTCGTAAGTTAAGTATAATCTTACAATTATCAGACCCTAGTGATTACACTGGTGGGGAAGTACAGATTCAGTTTTCTGATAGAGAAACAAGTTTTATTCCAAAACAAAGAGGAACAATCGCAATCTTTGATAGTAGATGCTTACATAGAGTAAAACCAGTTCGTTCTGGTCATAGGAAATCTTTAGTTGGTTGGGTTGATGGACCCAGGTGGAAATGATGAGTGTTCAAAAAGATTGGTCTGTAGTTAAACTTCAAATGCTCGCAGACCCAACAGAATATATTGAAGAACCCCCATGGCAAAGAGGTACATTTTATTATATTAAACCAGGAGTGGTTAAGTATGATAGTGTAGAAGGGCAAGTAAATGGAAGTTTTTCTAGATATAATTTTCCCAAATACAAGGAACTTCACTATCATATCAAAAATATAGTTGAACAAGTTATTGGTGAAAAATTATATCCAACATATTATTTTGATAGATTTTATTTCAAGGGTAATGAATTAGTTCCCCATCGTGATAGGGATTCGTGTGAAATTAGTGTTTCATTTCATATATCAGATAACTTGAATTATGAATGGCCATTATATTTTCAAAGTGATACTGTTCCTAGAGTTGGACTAACTTGTCTTCCTGGAGATGGTGTTCTTTATAGAGGTTGTGAATTAACTCACTGGAGAGAACCAATGAAGGGAGATTACAAAACTTATTTTCATCAAGTGTTTTTTCACTATGTCAGAGCAGATGGGGATTGTGTTCATCATGCTTTTGACCATAACTGCCACTTGTGACAGTTGTAATAAGTGGCACAGGGGGTCTTGAACCCCCTTTTTTCATGCTATACTATCAGGGTACTCAAGGAGGAAATCCAATGCCCCGATTCGTTCTGTCCGCTATTGATGAGGACGAAACTGTAACGACTAAGAAGTTTGAAGGAGTTTATCTGGATGACGTTGTTAGCAAAGTGCAAGACTTTCTGCACGGTGTAGGATTCGTCTTTGAAGAATTGCACACGCAAATCTATCCTATCAACACTGAACATCCTGAGATGACTGAAGAAGATTACCTGTCTATCTACAAGGATGTAGATTGATACATAGTATTGTAGTTTATTTTAATTTCAACACACAACACAATGGGTAAGACTTTTCGGCGTGGTGGTAACGAACGAGGTTACTATTCTTTCGGTAAATCCATCCGTGACAAGCGACAAAAAGGAGGCACTAATCGTTCCAACTGGGGAGATGACAGCAACTATGATGACTTCCAATCTAAAGGCAACAAAAATGCAAGAAAGTATGACACCCAGTTTGAAGATGATGGAGGATGGAGTTGAAAACCAAAATCTTCCTGAAGAAATCGAGTTTGACGATTTTTCTGAAGTAGACTACGACCTGGATTACACTGTTCAATACTAATTTCAATGAACTTCGACGACGAATCTCAGGACATTAAGTTCAATCGAGGACTAGACTTGTTTATCGAGTCTGTCCTCAAACCTGATAGCAAATTGCGTCAGTGTGCTCACAATCAAAAGTGCTATAACGAACTAATGTATATTCGTTCGTATGTTCTTGATTATCTTACGACTCTACGGAGGGACGCCTGATGATTGGTCTTCACTCTGCAATCCTTGATTTAGATGAGAAACTGATTCTCAAAGATGCGTTGTTCTTGTATGTCTCCGACTTGCAAAAACGATACTATCATGATAAAATCCTTCCTGAAGAAACCTACCTCTGTAAAATGCGAGAGGTTGAAGGTATCGTTGACAAATTACACTTGACTGAACTTTATCGATGACCGTAAAATGTATCCGCTTCATTAGCGGTGAGAATGTTGTTGCTGACGTAGTTGAAGATACGTCGAACAACATTACTATTTCCGATGCAATCGTTGCCATCCCTATTGAGGATGGCAGCAGAATGGGTTTCGTGCCCTTTGCTCCCCTTCAAGACCCTGCCGAAGAAACACTCACTATTCCTAAAAGAATGGTGATGTATATTGCTAAGGTTGCTCCTAATCTGGAGGAACAATATAACGCAATGTTCAGCAAGATTATTGCACCTACCAAGAAACTCATCGTGTGACAGTTGACAAACCGTACACTAAATAGGACAAAACCCTATGAGACGGTTTATAGTAACTTTGTTACACATGAATGGGACAACTTCCATTCAGGAAGTTAATTCAACTGCTTCTGAATGGTTTGTGTTGCAAGCGTGTTTAGCACATAGCACCAACATCAAATCCTACAGTATTACACATGTTTAATTATGCTAGAAAAAGACATTCGATTGCTGAACAAAGTAATCAAGAAAGGTGAGAATGGTCAAGTTGCTTATAGCAACGATGAACTAAAACTTCTCAAGAAAAAGCGTCGCCAGTTGAAAGACTGGAAACGCCTTGCACAAATTGCTCAAAACAACGGATTCGGACAGTACATTAACGATGACCAAAATGATGATGACTGATGACACTTTCAATGTCTCTTGGGACGAGAACGATATGGTTCAAGTAGAAGAAGACGATTGGGTTTCTTCTATTCTCGGTTCTGAACATGAGGTCATCAATGACATCTGCAACTTCTGATATTGTCGAACCTAAACTACATGAATACGACAAATGGGCAACCGATTGGAGTTATTATGTTGGTGAAGAATCTCTTGGCAAAGTAAGAATTGTTAAGACTAGATTCGGTATGCATAAAAGTTACCATGAAGATGGGCGAGAGTTAATTCTTGCCATTGAAATGGAACACTGTGTTAGTGCTACTTATTGGCATCTAAAATGGAAACGTGATGGGTATGATGGTGATTCTAATATAAAATACAATAGTGTAGTTGGGGGTAAATTGTGATACTCTGGTCTGGTAATTATGTTCTAGATGATACTACCATTGATGATTTAGTTAATAAACTAAAAAAACTTGAGACTTATAGTTATAAGTTTAATCATTGGTCTTCGTATTATATTGACTTTCAGCAACGCCCTGAGAATGTTCTTGTTTATTTTTACGGAGAACTTCTAAAGAAGGCAACATCTGACCTAAGTCTATATCATAGGTCTAGATATAGGTATCCTTTTTGGATGCAAGTATATCAAACTGAGAAAGAATCTAGGCATAATCATCATGACCATTTTAATGGCGATACTCTAATGTCGTGGGTTCATTTTCTTAGACCTACTGATAAGAAATGCTTTTGCTTTTTAGATTCTGAAGGCAACAGAGTATTTCCAGACCAACAAAATGTAGGAGACTTAATTATATTTCCTAGTTGGGCATTGCATGAAGTTCTTCCTAACAATAGTGATACTGAACGAGTAGTAATTGCTGGTAATATAGAGTTTAATTATATTGGTTGTCTGCACGAAGTTGATGAAGAATATAAACAATCTTATTCTTACAAACTTCCTAAAAGAGAACAAAACAACCGTGACATTACAATTTGGGAAACCTATGAGCACGAACTTGACTGACAACAATCGCTACAAAGTTTGCTGGACTAAACCCAAAGCAAAGAATGGATTCTATTCTCAACAAGAAGTCGTTGTGTTTGGTTTAGACAACGTGGAACACATTATTGAGCATGTTATACCTAAAGGGCAAGGATGGGACGTTATACCTATGTGACAATCGAATAACCTGCACAAGCACCTTGACAGGGTGCTTTTTTTATGCAATGATACTAATACTTCAGAGAATTACATGAGGAAACCATTCCTTAAGTGGGCAGGCAATAAGTATAAAGTTCTGCAGCATCTGCTGCCCCTGATTGGCACTCCTGAGCGGTTCTGTGAACCCTTTGCAGGTAGTTGTGCTGTGTCTCTAAATGTAGACGCTCAGCAGTATGTTATCAACGATATTAACAAAGACCTGTGCTATCTTTACAAGCAAGTTACTAATCCGAACGATGACAGTTTCATTCAATACTGTGCTGAACTATTTCGTCCTGAGAATAATGTCAAGGAAGAATACCTTGCATTTAGGAAGTTCTTCAATGAGTCTGTTGATGTGCAAGAACGAGCACGACTGTTTGTGTATCTGAACCGTCACTGTTTCAACGGTCTGACTAGATACAACTCTAGTGGTGGTTTTAATGTTCCCTTTGGTAAGATGAAGAACCCGAGTCTACCTGCTCAGGCAATGATGGACTTTCGGATGTATTTTCTGATGCGTCAGCATAACTTCTTCGGCACTTCTTTTAACGACGCTGGACTATACTCTGGTCTGGAATCTGGTGATGTAGTGTACTTCGACCCTCCGTATGTTCCTGCCTCTGATACTGCTAACTTCGCAAGTTATGCCAAGGAAGGGTTCACCTACGACCAGCAAGTAGAACTGGCAGAGTTAGCAGAATCCCTTGCTAATCGTGGCATCAAAGTTATTGTCAGCAACCATGATACTGACGTTAGTAGAGAACTTTACAAAAACGCTCAAATCTATTCGTTACAGGTGTCCCGTAGCATCTCTGCCAAGGGCAGCAGCAGAAAAAAAGCAAACGAGTTAATCGCTGTGTACCAGTGAGCGAACTGTCCACTATGGGTTGACCTGGGTGCTGTTTGCTGCCATACTATCAATGTTGAGGAAAACAAATGGCAACTCACGCATCACGCAACACAGACCAAACTGGCAAGCATTTTGAATACTTTTGTGAGCATCTTTTGTCTCTATGTGGTCACAATGTAGACGAGCAAGTTAATGTTGGTCTCCGTCCTACTGGTGGTGCTCACAATACAGACTTAATTGTCGATGAAGAGATTATTATTTCTCTGAAATATCAGGATGTTGCTGGTACTGCTGAGGAGAAGATTCCTTACGAACAGATGTGCCTGCAACACGCATGTGAGACCTACGGGTATAAGAAAGCGTACATACTTCTTGCTGGTCCTGGTTGGAAACATGATGATTCTTATCGTGAGGGTGTATTCTCTCAGTGGATGAATACTCCTGACGTTGTTGTTATCAACTTTGACGAGTTTCTTGATACTTTTGACCTCTGGAATTGCTTCCTAAGTGAAGTCATGTGACAATCGTACAACCTGCACACAACACTTGACAGGCACAGGGTTCTGTGCAATACTTAATCATACTCAAATCACTTCGATGCAACTCCGTCCCCATCAACAACGTGCTTTCGATGCAATGCAGCAGCACGATTGTGGTCAAATCATTGTGCCTACTGGTGGCGGCAAGACTTACATCATGATTGCAGATTGTCTTGCTCGTGCTGCACAAGGTAGCACTACAGTTGTTGTTGCTCCTCGTATTCTTCTCGCTAACCAACTGTGCGAAGAGTTCATGGAGTTTGTGTCTGCTACTTGGACGCATGTTATGCATGTCCACAGTGGTGAGACTCACTACTTCAGCACCACTAAGAGCGACAAGATTGCCCTGTTCAATAACACTGCACGGGCAGCAGGTGAGTCCTGCATTATCTTCACTACCTATCATTCTTTGCCTCGCGTTGTAGATAGTGGCATCGATATTGATACCATTTACTTCGACGAAGCACACAATGGTTGCGGTCGTGCTTTCTTTGCTTCTGTATATGCTACTGCACAGTATGCTAAGCGTCGCTACTATTTTACTGCTACTCCTCGCAATGGTCGCGGTCAATCGTATCAGCGTGGCATGAACAATAGCACCGTTTGGGGTGGTGTTCTGGAGAATGTTCCTGCTCAGGAACTCATCGCTGCTGGTGCAATCGTTCCTCCTAGGATTGTTCCTTTCGAGACCAATCGTATCCGCACCAAGCACAATGCACACGATGTAGATTGTGACAACCTGAAGGATATGTTCGAGCAACTCGATGTCTTCCAGAATCCTAAAGTTCTGGTTGCTGCTCCTTCTTCTAAGGTGCTGGGTGATATGCTCGGACAGACTGACATTCTTGAGTATTTCAAGAACAAAGGTTATGACGTGATGCACATCACCAGCAAGTTTGGTGCTATCATCAACGGCAAGAAAGTTGGTCGTGAAGACTTCTTTAACACCCTTACTTCTTGGGGTCAGGATGATGCTCGTAAGTTCGTAATCTTCCACTATTCCATTCTCTCTGAGGGCATCAATGTTCCTGGTCTGACTCACACTATCCTCCTGCGTAATCTGCCCATCATTGAGATGGCACAGACCATCGGTAGGGTTATCCGAGTTCACAAAGATGACCGTGCTGCTGTTGCTGAGGGCAAGATTCCTGCTGGTGCGTTTCACCTTTACAAGAAACAAGAAGGTGTTGTAACTATGCCTACGGGTTACAAGATGGGCAACGCTATTGCATCCCGTCTGCAAAATGTTGTCAACGCTATCTTCATCGAAGGTCGTCCTCCTCTCGCTTTCTGTTAATCATGAACTACACTAAAGAACAACTAGTCGATGCACTTGTGGCAGAGTATGAGTTTCTCTGCCATGACGATTTTGACCCTGAAGTTGACTGCACAATAGAAGAATATAGGACCATGATGGAAGAAATGAGTTTCGGTGAGTTAGTTATTGAAACTGGAACTGACAGAGAGTTCACTCTAGACGAATATATGCGGACTTATGGTTAGAAACTGATTTTCTTGCATCGGGGGCAGCGGGGATGACCTGTTGCCCCTTCCGCGTAGAATTGCAGATTTTTTCGGTTTTCGGTCTAGTGGTGGCAAGGGTTTTCGTTCCCGAGCGGGATGATTCTGGCAGTTCTGGGGTGGTATCGGTCAAATGTTCCCGAACGGGATTGTTACGGATTGTTGCAGACCCCCTTGTCTGGGGTCGGTGGTGCTGTATTGTATAGAGGTGGAGGGGAAACCTAACACAATCAACCTAAAACTTTATCATGTCACGTTCTACTCGTCCTCTCAAGATGAAAGAGGCGATGCAACTAATTTTGCAAAATGGTGCCTCAGTTACACCTGGCGGCAAACACTTAAAAGTAACTCACCCGCTGCACGAAAGAGTATTCACTCTCCCTCGCGGTGGTAGTAACAAACGTCCTACACTTTCGCCAGGAATGTCTTCCGAACTGGTAAAGTACCTGCGACAGTGTAAAGAACTTGCAGCGGTGTGACAGTCACCGTACTGCACACTAAACCCCCCAAAGCACCCCGATGGGTGCAATACTATAAGAGTCAAAGGAACACACGCAAATGACCAAAGCACAAGCACTTTCTGAGTTTCGTTATTCTTGGAAGGCGATTGTTGATGCCTATCCTAGACTGAAGGATGACATTGTTTGGAAGCGTGAAGAGTGGAACAATTTCACCGATGCACTGTGCAAAGAGGGTTGCATTTCCGAGAATCAGTATAACAACTGGAGCAATCCTTTCTGATGTCTTGGGGTCTCATTCCTTGGTCACAACTATCACACAAGCAGATGACTTACAGACAACTGTTACATCAACTTCTGGAACTTTCGCCTGAGCAGTTAAATCAAACTGCCACGATTTACTCTATCAAAGATGATGAGTTTGTCCCTGTGTATAGTTGGGACTTTACAGATTCTGAAGAACAAGTTCTAGACCCTGACCACTTCGTTATTACTTTCTGATGCTTTTCCAAGTTACTGCAATTGAGTTCGATTTTGATGATGCTATTGATAACTTTCCTGAGCATGAGTTTAGTAACATTACCGATGAAAACATTGGCATGATTTGGGAGGCAGATGATGGAGATGATTTAATCGAAGAGATCACAGCAGCAACGGGTTGGTGCATTAAGTCCATCGATTATCGTCACGTTCTTAACTGAAACTCATGATTACTTCCAAGACTCAGATGCTCAAAGTCATTGCAACTTGCGCTCAACCGCATATACTTACCCGCGAAGAAAAGTTTCAAGTTTTCTGTAATGTGTGTGATAATATGCTTGCAGAAGGTAGAATAACTGAAGCAAATCACAAACGTTGGACTAACGTCTTTTAATGGAACTTCCCCCCGATTTTATACATGAAGCACCCGATGGATACCGATACGAATCGGTTCAATTTAAGCGTTCTATTGTTGCAATCTGGACTGTATGTTCTCGTAGGTTTCACTACAATTCTGGTGATGAATCTCGTTGTATCTGGGGATTCTATGATACCAAAAAACGACAATACTTTGCTCCCGTCAATAGCAAGACAGTAGGTAATACTGTGGACATCAATTCTACGACTCCGTATAGTGCTATGCAACTCAATCGTAAGGGGTTAGAGTTACTTTGGATGTGATGGGGTGGACAGTTGGTTAAAGTGGCACACAGGCGCTTGTAGGTGCCCCAGAATCGTGTATTCTAAGAGAGTCAAAGGAAACGACGCAAATGACTGTTACTCTCCAACCTCGCAAGATTAACAACACAGTGTACGAAATGCCCACCGTTGATGGTATGGACCGCTGCCAAATTAACAACCGTTTGCACTACATCAACGAGGAAATGTCTAAACTTCGTGCTACTCAAGAAGCACTGATTGCAATGCGTAACCAACTCGACCGCCACAACGAAATGCAGGAGATGGGTGACCTTTTCGATGAAATGTTCGGCGGATGATTACTAACGAAGACCGAGAGTTTGTTGACTTTTTGTTTGGCAAACTCTTGAAGCATGTTGACACCGACATGATAGATTTGCAAGATGATGATTCTTGCGATGACCACCTTAAGTTTAACCAACTCTCCCTTTTCTGATTAACATGCAAGATTCCACTTTGGACCTGTTCATCAACAACGAGAACACCGATGACCGTGACCATATGATTGAAACCATGGCAGAAACTTACTGGGATGCTATGCACAAATGCGTTGAAGATAATCGTTCGATGGATGCAGTTTCCATCTATGAAGAGTGGGTCGTTGATGGTATCGACCCTCAAGATGATGACTATGTGTTTATCTTTGCCCCTGACCTTACCCTAGAAACTGAAGAGAAATAAACCCCGCGTGTGCCAGTTGCACAAACTGTCCACTATCGCTTGATTTCCGCGCCATAGGGTGCCATACTATAAGAGTCAAACAAAGAGAGCAAATGCAACTCACTTCACAAGGTCAATCCCGCGCAATGGTTGTTGAGTTTCAACCTCACGCAATCCTCACCGATAAGTTTGTCTACACTCTGAAGTTTATGGGTGATGAGATGACCAAATCCATGCGATTGATGAGCAAAAAAGAGATGATTGAGACCGTCAATGCGCGTCTTGACCTTAACTATGAGGTCACTGATTTCCTCACCGAACCTTCTAACTATTCTCCCGCATGTTGCTGAGTCTCGCTGAATACGAACAAGCAAACTTTTCTCACACTTTCTTTCAAGAACTGATGCCTACTTTCCAAGAGTTCGTTGAAACCAAACCTGCTAAAGATGAGCACGTTGCTAACGTGCTTCGCTATTCTGAGATGCTTTGTGAAGCATTGCTGCAAGACTACAAAGGTAAAAACAACGGCGGAACTTCCTATAAGTTCTACATTGAGTCTGGTCGTAAGTATCACAAACTCATCATGGAGACTAAAGGAAACACTCGCAGTGTTCATGCGTTCGTTGATAAGAACTCTGGTGCTGTGTATAAGTCTGCCTCGTGGACAGCACCTGCTAAGGGTATCAGATTCAATCTGCTCGATGATGACTCCCGCGAAGAATGTTTGGCACGTTGTGATTGGGCAGGCGGTTATCTTTACATGTGAGTGTAAAGAACTCAAGGGGGCATGTGCCAGTTGAAGAACCTGCACACATTTTTGGCACTGCCCCCAGAATCGTGTATTCTATAAGAGTCAAAGGAACACACCCATGAAAAACAAGTTTCAATCCCTCATCGAAGATTCTGCCTTCATGAGTGCAATCCAAGGTCTCTATGCTTTCACTCTCGATAACAATGCCGATTGTGATATGGCATACGATTGGGTATGCGATCAGGCAGAATGTCACTCCTTTGTTTGTGATAAAGATGCTTGGGATATGTTTTATGACACCTGGGAATCTGCTCTCGCCTGATGTATTCTGACCCCTGCACAATCGCACTTCAAACTGATAACAAACTGATGACAATTCACAATCCCTACGTTGCACAACTCGTCGAAATGGGTTACGACGAAGCAGACTGCCAAATGGTAGCAAATGCAGGTGTTGATGCTACCTATCCTCGCACTATTCATGGTCGGGTTTTTAACACTGAAGCAGAGTACAAAACTGCCCTCGCTGACTTCATCAACGGTCTCTGATTAACATCATCATGAAAAACTACCGAGTTCGTGTTGAAACTAACGACGGATGTGTGACTGTTTGGCATGAACAATCTCGTGCAAAGACTGCGGACAAACTGATACTTAATCGCGTCTACAATCAACTCTGTGGACTGAACATTAAGGAGATTGATGTTAGTCTCTCTGTGTGAGTAAGTAAAGAGATATTGTGCCAGTCAACTAAGTGGCACACAACGGTGGCACGGGCACCCAGAATCGTGTATCTTATAGGAGTGGAGGGGAATGAGACCCGATCTCTCTCTCCACACTCTAAACCCTCTCAAACTGTGCCTCTCATGCGTAAGATTGAAAAGCAAATGTGTGCCGCTATTCAGGCAAACAAGAACTGGCAATCTGGTAACACTTCTGTTCACTTTAACGAGGAAACTGGCGAGTCTATTGTTCGTCTTCATGGCAATCTGATTGCTATCATTGATGACACTTCGATGCAAATCTTCGACGGTGGTTGGCAGTCTGTCACTACAAAGTCTCGCCTCAATGCACTTTGCACCGAGTTTTGTATTGCTGGCGAAGGTGTTTTCCAACGCAACTTTAAGTGGTTCGTTCACAAGTTGGTCGGTCAATCTTCCGTCACTGGTAAAGTCTTCAATGAGGAAGAGTTTGTCAATGGTTTCATCTTTGCCTGATTAATAATGAAAGCACTAACTAAAACACGTTCTGCAAACTTCTACGCTAATCAAGTGAAAGTTCTCCTCTTAGTTGTTATCGGTGCTCTGCTCTGGACTAACAACGACGCTCGCAACTTCACAGCAGATAGGTTAAACGATGCTGCTGAGTTTGTCCGCCCTGCTAACAACGAAATCCGCATTTCTTTCTGAACATGACTATCACTCCTAACGACAACATCATCGACCGTGATACACTGCAAGATGCAATGATTCAACAGATTCTTGATGATATGGACATCAAGACTATGATGGCAATCTTGTATGATAACATGCAAGAATCTTACGATAAGTATTCTATTGATGAACTAATCTCCGAAGTCGAAGAATACTATCCCCACCTTCTTGAGGAAGCACAATGCGCCTAACTCTCGCTGCTTTTGTTATCATCATCGGTGCAATGATTGGCACCTCTGCTATTCAAACGGTCAATGAATTACAAAATGACAAACTCTCCCGATTCTGCAAACAAATCCCCGTTGGTGCATCCTATGACGAAATGTGCAAGGACTTCCGATGACATTATTCGTCGCTATAACAACGTTGAAAGTGATGGTGACTGGGATGACATTCTCTCTCCTGATGATTACGAAGAATACATAGAGCGTAGACAATACGAACGAATGATGCGCCGAGGTTAATACATCATGCCCCTTACATTGCCAATTCTAGATACACCAATCAACAATAACATCATCGTACAAGATGATTTTATGCCTGATGATTATTGTGATTATCTTATACATCAGATGACAGATATTTCATCTTATTTTCCTTGGCACTGGGGCGAAGTTCTACCTCAAGAACACAAAGATATGCCTGGGGTTGATATTACTTGCCCACATGTTCGTAACTGGCAATTTTCACATGTGTTCTGGTTGTATGGTAACGAAAACTCCCCATATTGTCATCTGATTCAACCACTCATCAATCAAATTAACCCTGACGTTCTTTATAGAATTAAAGCAAACATTGCCCCTTGGGAAGAAACTCAGGTCACCCATGGTTTCCATACTGATGAATCATATGCTGGTCTAACTTCGGTCTATTACACTAACACTAATAACGGTGCAACTGTGTTTCGTACTGTTAATGAAGAAGGTGAATATGAATACACTGAAGTAGAATCAAAACGAAACAGATTGGTTACATTTGACAATCGAATCATGCACTCTGGTAAGACACAGAACGATGCACAGTTTCGTGTAGTCTTAGCAATCAATTATTTCAAACATTCTGTATTCTTTCGCTAGAAAAGTTTTCCACAATGCATGAGTTCTTCCCTGGGCAATCTGTCACCTTCCGTGAATACTCTGGAAAGGTTAATTTCATCGGTGACCAATACATAACTCTTACCATTAAAGAATACTGTATTCCCAAGGAAGATGCCCAGTATTGTAAGAGAAACTGTGCCCAGGTTAATCTACTCGTCTTTAGACAATACTGGGGAGAGGTGTTAGATAATGAAAAATGAGTTAATGTTAGTTTTCCACAGAAAATGCGGAGATTGTGGAAAACTATTAAATAAATTAGGTTGTGTGTTTTATCTCTCTTAAATGTCTCTGTATGTTGTACTCTTAGCACGTTTCCTAACAACAGTCAACCCCCTCAAAGTACCTCGGAGATTTTCTCATAAACACTCCTGATATTTGCATCTGAAATGTATCACAGTCCCCTCTGTAATCGTCTCTGAGATGTTGTCACTAACACCCCCTTGACAGACTATCAGAAATGTGGTACAATAACCTTGTAGGGGTTCAGAAACACCTCTAAGAGTTACTAACAACAATGCTTCGAATTATGCAGTATGTCATTCACAACAACTCCAAGGAGATTGTAGGCACATTCGAGTCAGTCTATGACCTAGAGATTTTCCTTGACGGTGTTAGAGAGGGTAGGGGAGAACACTATCCTAAGACTGATAGAATGTCTCCCTTTGATTATCTCAAACACATCGGATGGTTTATGACAATTAACGACAAATGTTTACAACAACATGTTAAACTAACTCCTTGACAATCTCTGAGGGGTTTGGTATACTAACTGAGTATTATACAGAATACTTTGGAGAGTGTATCTATGCCCCTTATGTGATGCTTACTGTGACAGTGCTAAGTGTTGCTGAGGGCAGTTAATTAGCCCCCTTAAATATAAAAAAGAGCCACTACCCTAACCTACAAAGGTTCCCAGACGCCTTAGATATAATTCGATAATATCTTACACCCCATCTAAAAAAATTTCTCAGGTAAAAAAATGGACCCTAAGACGCGCTTAGAGAGGCAAGAAACTCGTGTATGGGCAATTGAGCAGTTAATTCGGTACGAGTCCTTTCTAGACCCTCGTATGTACGAGTGTGCAGACTATTATGCGTCTGCGTATGCTACTCAAGATACAAATTATCTATATACACTATGGGTCGAGTGGAAGATAGATAATCCCTCAGACAATCCCCAGGTAATTAATCGCATGTAAGAATATGTCCCATAGATTCACAACACACTTAGAAGAGGATGATTTTGGTGATTTAATCCTCACAATTCCATATGAAGTGTGTGAGGAACTGGGATGGGATGTTGGTACAGAACTTGAGTATGATATTACAGAAGATGGAACTGCATTTACATTAAGGAAAGCACAAGATGACGATTGACGAAAAAATTGAAGAAATCTTTGCATGTCTCAAAGATAACGAAGAGGCGCATGTAATCCTGAACGAGCTTGTCGTTAAGATTGGCAAACGTCTGCAACAGATTGAAGAGGCAGTGCAGGAAGTGCCCACACCAGACAAAACATATTTCAGACCCCCAGGTACAGAGGATTATTTTACACTGGCACAAAACTTGAACCACATTTACGAGCGTTTAGAGAAGATAGAAAATGCCCTGTAGGAATCAAGGAAACTACTGTGAAGAAACAGACCATTGTCAACGTTATCTTCCGCAGAGCGTAAGTTCGGGCGTCGGCGTTTCCACAGAGTATATCGAGTATCCACGAACTGAATTCAGGAAAGGGGATTATAATATTCCTAAGAGGACTGGGGATGCCGTTATGTATCCTTCTGCATTTGTTAGTACTGACCCTCAGACAAGTGAACCAGCAGATTCTAATAGTGGGATTAACTGTGGAAAACTTCGTGGTAATCCTTGCTTCATTTTCGGTTCAAATGGAGAATTTGTGTATGACCATTATCCAAACGAACTATCATTTGACTGGCAATCATCGGATACCTGGATTTCCTACCTGTACGACACCTCTAACGAGGCAGGAGCAGTCGGAGACGAGGTTCACTACATTCATGTCTGTGAGACAGAAAGCAGCAGTACAACGCCTGAGAGCACCCCTGGCGCTGGCGATGGTGAAACGACAAGTACAACTACTAGGACTTTAACTTGTGTACCTTGTACAGCACACACATGTGCTCCTGCAAAGACTGACCTAAAGTACACCTATGGCGGACAAAACATCACTAATGATGCTGATTGTCCATATCCAGACCTTTTTGGTATTGGTACTGATAGTAATAAAATTGCATTTCGTTATAATTCTTTGTCTAGCGAGTTACCTGATGGTGTAACAGACTTTTCATTTTCATATGATGGAGTCACTTATACTGACGTTTATGATGAAACATTACAAATTGGGCAAGTTTATAACTCAGCTCAAAATCCTTGGCAGTCTGGAGATGAATCATTTAGTGATTTTGTCATCTATGACACACTTTTCAACTCCGAAACGCAAAATGGATTGCGCGTAAAGGTAAGAATTACACCAATTTTTGATGATACTGGACCATCTGTCGTGTTTTCTGGCACAGAATGGGAAGTTATGGAACTTCTGAGTCCTGGAAGTAACTATGCTGTCGATGAAGTATTTGTTTTAGAGTACGAACATACGCATCCAGACCAAACAACAACTACTTTATCCGTCAATATGAAGATTACTGGCGTTGGTCCAGTGCAAGTTGTCTCTGGACAGAGCGGATTTGACGTGTTAAGGACAGGAGATACCATTAATGGGCATCAAATTCTCCGCACCTACCATACAGATTTAGATAAATTTCCCTATCATGTACTTTATTTGGACGGAGAGGGTAATGATTTTGTAAAAGACACGCAATATACGTCTAGTAGGAACCACGTTATCACTGCAAAGGCGGGTTATGGGATTGTAGACCGTGCAATTTTGGTTGGAAGGTACGAATTTTTGGAAAAATCCATTCAATATGTCACGATGAGTATCGATAAGAACAGTCCTGACGTGTTTAATGGTGTTGTTGTTCCTGAAGCGACCGCAATTGTCACGAATGGTGCTGTTACAGGATTTACAATTCAAGAACCTGGCGAAAATTTAACGCGAGCATACTTAAATGGCGAGGATCCAATCCTTACTGTTGCCGCTTCTCCATCACCAAATGGTAAAGATGCCGTAATTGAAGGTATTTTTGTTGGAGGACAGTTATCTTCTATCAAAATTATTAGTGGTGGAACTCTATATTCGTCTTCAGACCCTCCAAGAATCTTTATTTCCAACACTTATAAGAAGGCAACTACCAGATATAGTAACGCTGGGTATGAACCAGGTAAATTAGAGCGGTATAAAGAACTATTTGATAGTATGCCAGGCGGTGCTGTCAATGCTTCTCGACAAAGTGAGTTCAATGAATCTGCGGATACAGTTCCAAAAGATATTACCTTTACCACACAATCTGAGAATGTTGAAGTTAAATATGATACTCAAAGAAGAAGAGCAGATATTTTAGCGCAAAGACTGTATAGTAAAGCAAAAACAGACCCACTTTATGATATTATGGTCAGAGATGATGCCAATTGGGACCACCTAGACCAGGTAGATTTTAAGGATGCGACTAAAGCATTGCTTGAAACTGATGAAGGAACAAAGCAAAACACCAGAAATATTATTTCTGGATTGACACAACTTCAGGTTCCAGAGTATAATGTTCAAGATGAGGTCCTCGTCGAAACCGTACAAGGTAGAATCGGAGACCTCCCATATGCATCCCAATTTACTAAATATGTACTGAGGCAATATCGTGCCGATCCTGCAAAAGAACAGTCTATTCAAGTGACTCTTTCATGTGAACCAGTTAATCCTGGTATTAATGAAACCGCATGTCCTCCGCCAACTCCGTTTCCTGGAGGAACCGAACCTGAAGAAACTGATCCCGAAACTGGGATTACGACAGGTTCTACGACAACATGTATAGTAACTGGTCCTTTTGGTCCTGGTTGCCAAGCATGGTCAGTTTCTGGAAACATGAAATTCTTACATGATATGACTCGTTCTGCAGCGAATGTTGTCGATGCTGCTAAAGCATACGGAAATCCACTTCTACAAACGTAAGAACTATGGCATCGGGTTTGGGATTGTTTATGGGAAACTGCTCTGGTCACGGACTGGGTTCAGGTTCATCGCATCATCCAGGATTGGGTGGGGGTACTCTTCCCAACTGTCCACACGTTCCTTTAGACCCTAGAATCAAGGCAGTTGATGTAAAGGCTATGGATGCCGTTACATTATGGCCACCAATTGCACAACTTCCTTTAGGAGTTGCTAAAGCAGCTGCTGCAAGAGTCGTAGTTAATGGTAAAATACCAATGGTGGACCAGGATATTCTTACTCCTCATCCTACCCCTACACAACATACTACCACTTCTACAGGCGATAAATGTTTTGTTACATTAAATTCACCTGCCTTCTGGTGTACTAAAGGTATTGCTGGTGGCAGAGAATCGCCTACAGGTCATGGTAGAAAAGTTTTTGCTACTGCTAAAACTGTGTTTATTGGAGGAGTTAGAGTCTCTAAATTTGGAGACAAGTTGGGTGATGGTTCGACTGCATTCCCTTGCAATTCTGTTGTAACTGGATGTAGTATTAATGTTTTTGTTGAAATGTCTGGAGGTTAATTATGGCAACACGCAGTAAGTTCCTTAGTGGAAAAGTTCTCATTGAGTCCAAACCTAAAAAAACAAGACAGGGGTGTGGACAAAATACTAAGTATGCAGCAACTTCTAGAAATGGTGCTCGCAAACGCTATCGTGGTCAAGGCAAGGGTTGAACAATTGCCCTAAATAGTACGATAGTGCTTAAATGAAATGGCGTTAAAACCGATTTCTGGTAAAGATATAAAGAGGTCTAAGTCTTTTAAGGACCTTAGTATGTCTTTTTCCAGAAATCGGTTTACAGATGACGTGTCTTCAGTAACAAATGAGAATTCTATAAAACAGGCGATTAAAAATCTTATTTTAACAGTCCCTGGAGAAAAACCATTTCAACCTCTAGTTGGGTCTAGAGTATATGAACTCTTATTTGAACCACTGGATCCATTTACAGTAGATGCAATTCAGGATGAGATAATAAATACAATTACTCAACATGAAAAAAGAGTACAATTGATAAATGTTGATGTAACTCCAATTTATGAAAATAATAAGATTAATGTGAGTGTGGAATATCAAGTTATCGGAGTTCCCATTATTGAAGAAATCACGTTTGTCTTACAACAATTAGGATAATGCAACCAAATAATTTAACTGCTTTAGACTTTGAGGATATTAAGTCTTCAATCAAGTCTTATCTGAGAACCAGAACAGAGTTTTCGGATTATGACTTTGATGGGTCTGCATTATCATATCTTATTGATGCATTAGCATATAATACTTACTACACCTCGTTTAATGCTAATATGGCATTGAATGAGGCATTTTTGCCATCTTCTAGTGTAAGAGATAATGTTGTAAAGATTGCAAAACTTTTAAACTATACACCAAAATCTATTATTTGCTCAAAGGCATGTTTGCAATTAACTATTCAAACAGAGTTAAATAATGGATTTTACCCATCTTCAGTTACTATACCAAAAGGACCCGTTGCAACGGGCGGAAACTACGTTTGGAATTTAATTGACGATACTACAGTAGAAGTCAATCCTTCGACAGGTACTGCTGTATTTGATAATTTAGAAATATACGAAGGTTCTTTAATCGAATTTAATTATCTGGTAAACACTTTTGCAAAACAAAAATATATTATTCAATCTCAAGACGCAGATATTTCTACATTGAGTGTCCGAGTTAAACCTAACGAAACATCTACAAATTCCGATTTATACTCCAGAGTAGATAATATTACCAATCTTGAATCTGATACTAGGGTTTATTTTATATCAGAAACTAATGATATGAGGTATCAAATTAGATTTGGTGATGATAGTGTTGGAAGGTCTGTAAAGGATGGTGAGGTAATTAATCTCCGATATATGGTGACCTCTGGTGCTGAGGCAAACGGAGTACAATCGTTCTCCTTTATTGGGAGCATTATTGACTCCAATACTCTTGCTTATTCTCCAAGTCTTTCTGCTGTTGTTGTAAAAGCAAAATCTCAACTTGGAGATGCGGCAGAAAATGTTGAGTCTATTAAGTATTATGCTCCAAGATATTATTCTGCCCAATATAGAGCAGTAACTGCTCAAGACTATGAAGTAATTACTAAAAATATTTACGATAACGCTGCAGCGGTCGTGGCATATGGTGGAGACTCTTTAAATCCTCCCATTTATGGAAAGGTTTACGTTGTAATTAAGACAAAAACTGGGTCAAATCTTAACGACCAAACTAAAAAGAGTTTGTCTTCGCAACTTAGAAAATATGCTATGGCTTCTATTGAAGCAGTCGTTACAGACCCTGATGATATTTACATCAACCCCAGAATTTATGTAAATTACGATACTGGATGTGGTTCAAATACATCTCAGATTAAGAGTGATATCTCCAAAGCAATTGTAGATTGGGGGACACAGACAAAGATTAATAACTTCAATTCATCCTTTAGTGCTCAATCATTTGAAAGAGCGATTGAATTGTCTAATAAGTGTATTACTGATGTTTCTACGCAAATTACAATCCTTAAATACATTCTTCCAAATAGTAATCAGACGAATACGTATTGCATTTCTACGGGGTCTCAAATCTATAATAGTGCCCCTTCTCAGGACGGTTCGGATGGTTCGTGTAAGAAAGAACCTGTAGTCCTCTCAGGACCCTTTAGAACCGCTGATAGACCAGGAATTGACCAGCAGTTTGAAGACGATGGTTATGGCAACCTGAGACTATTTTATAACACTGGAAATAGAAAAGTTTATACTAATGACACTGCTGGAACAGTTAATTATTCTACAGGTGAAATATGCTTCGGTCCCTCAAATATTGTCGGTACTGGAGGAAATGTTCCTGATGATGATTCAATTTTAATTAGTGATACTACAACTGGTGTTGGTGAAGTTGTTGACCCAGACAATCTTCCCACAGGATTACAAATTCCAGTATTAGTAATCCCCTCAAATAGTTCTGTTATTCCCGCTACAACACCAGGCACTATTATTAACGTCATTAGTCCAGAGATTTCTGTTACTCCTGTTGGAACACAGTTCCCATCAACAATCCCACTAAATAGTTTGACACCAGCAGTGTTTAATGTAACACCTGATCTCTTGGATATTCCAACAATAGATAATTCTGGTTCCCTTAATACATCCTCCTGTTTTACGTAGTTAGATGAATATTAATAAGGTCTCTTCTGCAGTTCCTACTCAACTTCCAGGCTTTATTACGTCGGAGTATGAACTGTTTTCAAAGTTCGTCGAATATTACTACAAGTCCCAAGAAAAAACAGGACTGGGACAGAATATCCTTAACAATTTTTTAGAGTATCTTGATATTGACCAACTGGATGTTGGTATCTTGGATGGTTCTACCATCTTGGTTGAAGATATTACCGCAGAAGATGCTACAATTTCAGTTGAAAGTGTTGAAGAGTTTTTATCTGAAAATGGCACTATTTTAATTGGAGATGAAGTAATTTTTTATGAGAAGAGTATTTCTTCTCCAAACGTTGCTCTTAGCCCAGGTATTTCCTATGAGCAAGTAAAATTAAAGCAAATTGAATTACAAAGTCCATTATCCAGTTTTGATGGAATTACACAAGGATTTTCATTACTAAGTCAAGATAGACCTGTCTCCCCTCCATCGGCAAATCATTTACTTGTTCAAGTATATGGTGAATACTTAGTACCAGGAGTAGATTTTACAGTTTCTGGGAACACGATTACCTTTACTCAAGCACCAAGAACAGCATTAACTTCTGATAGTGCAGACCAAACTAGTATCAAATTTTATAGTGGATTTTTAGAGAATACTATTTTCTCCCTTGATGACATTTCTCCTTCTTTTGGCGATGGAGTAAGCAAATTTAGAATTACTCGTGATGGAAGTGCATTTGTTCCAGAAATTGATGAGTATGTTATTGCATATTATGACAATCAACTTTTAATTCCAAAAACTGATTACGTATTTGATAAAAATCTTCTTATTTTTAGAACTTTTGTACCATTAAAGGGTAGAAGATTAGACCTTTTTTATGTCGATGCTCCTATCCCTTCATTTGGGTCAGGTTCTTCTGCTTATGCTAGAGTTAATAATAACGGTGAAGTATCGTCTATTGTCATCAAAGATGTTGGTTCTGGATATAGATTTGCAAATCCACCAGCAATTACAATTGATTCTGAAAATGGTGAAGGCGCAGCTGCAGTTGCATTGATTAATGGAGTTAAAAATTTACAACTTCTTTCTGGAGGAATTGGGTATAGCGACACAAATCCACCTATTGTAAACATTGAGTCTCCTACTCAAGATGGTTCCCAAGTAGCATCTATTACAGCTACAGTTGTTAATGGTAGTGTCTCGGAGTTGACGCTTGTTAACTCTGGTAGTGGATATACTTCTGTACCTAGAATTACATTCCAACAACCAGGTGGTGCTGTTGTTGCATCCCCAACAATTGTTAATGGTTCTATCTCTGGTACGATTACTGTCACTTCTGGTGGAGTTGGATATAGCACATCTCCAGAAATTTATATTGATGAACCTACTGGGGAAAATGGAATTAAAGCAAGTCTCCGAGCTAATCTAAACCCTCAAGGAGAAGTTGTATCTGTTAGTGTTTTAAATCCTGGTCAAGGATATGAAACAGTACCAAGAATTAAAATTATTGAACCAGTAGGTGCTCAAGTATTAGAGACTCAAGTTGATAGTGATGGTAGGGTAGTTAATATTGAAATCCTTGACGGTGGTAGTGGATATAATGATGTTCCTTCCGTTTATATCATCGACGATAGAGTTAGTAATACAGGACAATATCTTGGTGGTTCTGGTGCCAAAGCGGCAGCATCCATTTTTAATGGTAGAATTACAGATATTAATATTACTGAGTTTGGTTCTGGGTATAGTCAAGAATTCCCACCCAAAGTTGTTATTCAATCTCCTCCCCAAGCAACTGCTTCGGTAGATATTGGTATTAACGAAATTACTGGTTTTGAAGTTTTAGAATCTGGAACTGGTTATTCTAAAGCGCAATTTATTGGTTGTGCTAGAGCAGCAAGTGGTATTACTGGATACACTGAAGATGGCAATGTAATCTTTAGTAAAAATACAACCGCTGCAGCTGCCACAGAAAATACCACCGTACAGTGTTTAGATGCCGTATTTGTCAAAAGAATTCTTGACAAATATACTGAACAGTTTTTACCAGATGTTCCTAGACTCGATTATAAGCAAATTGATGTAAGAACTGCTATTAAAAATATTAAGAGTTTTTACTCTACAAAGGGAACTACTTTTAGTATTGAGTACTTGTTTAAGTTACTATACGGCGAAACCGTCAATGTTTCTTATCCAAAAGACCAAATTATTAAGCCTTCTGCTGCTACTTGGTCTATCAACACTATTTTACGTGCAACTTTAGTAAGTGGCGACCCACGAAATATTCAAGATGCACTTATTACTCAAGATGCAGATATTGCTGATATTAATGTTAAAGATGCTAGTGCATTAGTAGAAAACTATATTGCAATTGAAACTGCAAATACAACAATTTATGAATTAGTTCTTTCCGAAGAAACTATCCAAGGAAATTTTGTTGTTCCATATAAAACAAAATTAGGTGAACCTCTTAATGAGACAACTGGCATTATTACAGTTGATTCCACTATTGGTTGGCCAGAAAGAAACGGTGAATTTGTTCTTGGTGGGCAAGAAGTAGTTCAATACAAGGAAAAGTCATTGAACCAGTTCATTGAGTGTACTAGAGGCGCTACTGGAACTATTGGTGGTGTTGGTAATTCTAGACCTTGGGATTCTGCTACTGAGGTAACATCCAATTTTAGAGTTTATTTAAACAAAGGAACTTCTCAGGAAGTTGTCATGAATATTGTTGGTATCGTTGATGCTCAACAAACTAGTCTGACGGATACTGGGTCATATTACCTTCCTGGAGATAAACTAACAGTTGCTAAACTTGGAGGAACTGGAGAGCAACCATTATTAACTACTTGGTTGTATAACGTTAAAAAACTGGTTGAAGTTGAAAGTATTACTTTTGGCGGAATTAACGACAGATTTGCAACCGTAACATGCTCAAATAACCATGGATTACTTGTTGGTGATGAAGTTACTGTTTATGGTGCTAACCCAATTTTGTATAATGGAACTTTTACAGTAACATCTAGAGATAGTGATATAGTTTTCCAATATCAATTACCTCAAACTGCCCTGGTTGAACCTCAAGGTAATATTTTGGTATCTGTTAACCTTAATAAAGGTAAGTCTACAGATGAAGCAATTAATAACAGTATTTCTGTATATACAACAAATATTCAAAACTCGTTCTTTAACGATAACTTTGTCTATGTTGCTTCTACTGGTATTCCCAACTATAACGTTGGACCTTTCCTTGGTTCTGCACTTCTTCCAGGTAACCAGAGAAAATTAAACAGATTCCCACAATCTCCAGTAACAATTTCTACAAAGAATATAATTAATCCTGGTCCTATTGGCACTTGGATTAATGGTGTTTCTATTTGGTCTTACAAGTCTACAAATACAAAAACATTTGGACCTATTGTAGATGTTTCTATTGTAAACGCTGGTTCGGATTATGATGCAGCATCGCCACCAAATATAACCATTTCTAGCACTGCTGGTGGTAGTGGAGCTACTGCTGAAGTCGTTGTAAATGGTTCTGTAACAGACATTCAGGTCGAAGAAGGAGGTTCTGGGTATACTTCATCTCCACTGGTTTCTATCGTCGGTGGAGGCGGTTCTGGAGCGTCTGCGACTGCAATTATTACCAAGGGTAGTGTATCTAATATTTTGATTACCAATGGAGGTACTGGATATACGTCTCAACCAACTATTACCGTTGTTGGTGGCGGTGGTCAGGGTGCAACGGCAACTGCGAGTGTTCGTGGTCCTATCAAACAGGTTAATTTATTAACACAAGGAACTTCTTACACTGTAAATCCAGATGTAGAAATTAGTTCTGGTGAAGGTGCTGTTGCCCAAGCAATTGTTAATAATGGACGTATTATTTCCATCGCTATTATTTCTGCAGGTAATGGTTATACAACTGCACCAGAGGTACAAATTCAAGGTGAAGGTTTTGGTGCAAAAGCAAGAGCAATCATCGATAGAGAAGGGGAAAATGCTGGAAAGGTAACAGGTGTTGAAATTTTAAACAGGGGTATTGGGTATACTCAAGGGACCACTGTTATTAATTTGACTTCTGTTGGACAAGATGCTAAATTTGTTGCGAATGTATTTGAGTGGACTTATAATTTACAAGAGTCTGCTACATTTGACCAGTCTCAAGGTTCCGTATTTGAAGGATTTAACACCCAATATGGTGGTGAATACGCTCACCTGTCCAACCCACAGAGACTTCGTTATATCTTAGGCGATAATCTTGCCATCAATACAGATGGTTCTATTAGAGAGCAAGAGACCCAGTTAGAGCACTCTCCTATCATTGGATGGGCATTTGATGGAACTCCCATCTATGGACCATATGGTTATGAAGATCCAACTGACCAATCTTCTAGTATTGTTAGAGTTTCTAGTTCGTACAAATTAAAGAGCAATTTGGTCTTTAATGAAATAACAAATCCAAATCCATATCGTGAAGAAGGTTCTTTACTGTCTGTAGACCCAGCAGGAACATTTATTGAAGACTATGAGTATTCTTTTGCTTTAGGAGACCTTGACCAGTATAATGGGCGTTTTTGTAAGACACCACAGTATCCTAATGGAAGATACTGCTATTTTGTAACTATTGATAATACCGAGAATGGAAATCCTATATTCCCATATATTCTGGGTCCAAGTTTTAACTCTGTAGTTGATTCTTGGAACCTTGTTGATTCGTCAATTCAGCAAAATATTCCTCGTGGTGTTGTTCGTTTCCGTGACCCATATCAAAATGTAGATATTGATGTTGAAAGAATTCCTAATGCATCTACAAATTCACTAACTTTAGAAAATGGCGATTTACTCTTATTTGATGTAGAAGATGAAAATAGAGATGGTGTAATCAGTCAGGATGAAATTGATGACCCTGATGAAGTTTTAGAAGAACCACCACTTCAGATTTTTGACTACTTCCCTAAAGTAAGAACTGAATCTAAAGTTGATATTGAAGTAGAAACTATTAGTAGGTTTGAGAATGCATCGATTACTGATTTTGTAATTGAAAATGCTGGTCAAAATTATCAAGTAGATGATAAATTAATCTTTGATAATTCTGGTACTGGTGGTAGTGGTGCATCTGCACGAGTTTCTAGAATTAATGGAGAAAATATTGTTTCCTATGGATATGAATATCTCAGCGGACAAAACTATGGTATTATCCAAACGCAAGTTCCCCATAACTTAGTAGAAGGAGATACTGTATTTGTTAATTACGAAGAAAACATTGAAGAAACTAATAAAACGTTTGTTGTAAGACAATTCAAAGGAATTGAAGAAATTGAAATCAATCAAACTGGAAGTGGATACAATGAGGACATTCCACCAACAATTATTATTGATGGTGATGGAGAAAGCGCAGAGTTAAACGCTGTCGTTGATTCTGTTGGTGCTATTAAAACTGTCAATATTTTAAATTCGGGAAATGGATATACAGAAAATCCACGAGTAATTCTTTCTCATCCTCAGGTATTCAAAAAAGCAGATTATTTTGTTACTAAGATTGATAATGAAGAATATGTAAAAGTAAATGATACTTTTGTAAATTCTAATAAAGAATCTTACATTTGTGGTAAAACATTAGATGAACTTGGTAACACAGTTGCATTTGTTGCAAAACTATCTGCTGGTGGAGTCAAAGAGTGGGAAAAATCTTTAGAGTTAACCTCTGGTCAAAATTACAGCGAGTTCCAAAAAGTATATGTTGATGGTAATACAATTTGGGTTGTTGGTATCAATAAACCAAATTCTGTAATTTTAGATACATATAATCCAGATATCATTGTTGCAAAGTATACTCAATCTAATGATGGACTGAGTGCAACACTAGTATTCCAAAAAGCATACGCTGGTATTTCTGGTGGAACTCGTTCCGATAATATTACAAAAATTATTCCATTTTCTGATGATAAGGTCATCATTTCTGGATATACTGATACTAATTCTGCTAATCCATATGACGGATTTATTGCAGTATTAGATTCTGTTGGTACTTTCTCTATTAAGAGAAAAATTTCTTCAACTAATCTTAGTGAAAAAGTTGTAGATGTTCTTCTTGATTCTAATGGAACTCTATTCTTTGTAATGGAGACTGCTACATCCAAAAATGCTGCAGACATTAATTTTGTTCTTGGTAAAGCAACTGTTAATATTTCTAGTATTTCTATCAGTTGGGTAAAAGAGATTAAAAATATTGCGTATTCTTTCTTGAATACCAGTTTCACCATTGATGAATTTGATGAGATTTATGTAGCATCAACTTTGCAACTTAAGAGTGATGATGCAACTAGAGATAGTTTCTGGGTCGGTAAGTTTAATACTGATGGTGATTCTATTTGGAACTACAGATACCTGGCTCCAGGTAGAGATATCAATCTTGTTCAGAACACAGAACTTGACATCTTTAATCAATTAAATGTTGCGTTCACTAGAACAAACAATACTAATGATAAGAAAACAGTTGATACAGTAAAAATTAACTATAAAGGCGATATTGTAAATCATGTAACCACTGATTTTACAGATGATAATGTAGAGGGAATTACCGCACATGCAATGACGGTAGATGTTTCTGGTGATGTTTATGTCTTTGGTCAAACATCTTGGAATAGAAATGAAGCAATCTATACTTTTGATTCGGATTTATCCGATGTAACTGAGCATCATACTTTATCTACAATTGGATTGAGTGGTTCTACAGTTAGAGAAAATTCTATTCTCAAAATCTATGGATTCCAAACTGGTCAATCTACAATTTGGGAAAATAGTGCTGCAAAAATTGCAGGCACTTCATTAGGTAACGCCTTATCTGAAGATTTTACTGTAGATTTCCTCATTTACAAAGATGATGCTAACGGATATGCAGAAACTTTAGTATCTGCACAACAGACTTTATTCGCTATCGGTGATGCAACCGATGCAACAGGTGGTCTTTGGTTGTATTACGTTACAGATGGTAGTGCAAATGATGGTAGAATTGAATTAGTAGTTGCAAATAATAGTTCTACCATTTCTGGTTCTACACCTGCTTCTGGAACAAATAGCAATTTATTTGCAAATGATACTTGGCAGTTAATTTCTTTGAAAAAAGAGGGAAATAACTTCAAAGTGTATGTCAATGGAATTGAACAAATTAGTGGAAATGTAAGCAATACAACGCTAGGTTCTAAAGATATTCACATTGGCAATATTCCTGGATTTGCTGGTGCTGGTGGATTCATTGAGAATAATCAAGGTCAATTCTTCTTGGATTCTTTCAAAATTCGTAACAGAGCAGTTGCAGTAACAGCTCCTAGTGATTTTGGTGACCCACTTGCACTTCCTGCAGCAAGTGCTTTAGCACTTAATTATGTCTGGACAGACACAGACTGGTTTGACCAGCAACATGCAAGATATGATTATATTGATTATACAGGATTTGGATTTAAAGTAGATAAGAATGCAGATGCGGATAGATTAGGAACATTCGATAGTAATACCACTACAAATTATGGTTTTACTAGAACTTCTGTTCCCGCTGTCACTGGAAGTGCCTTAACTATTACTTCCACTGGTTATGCTCTGGGTGAAGCTGGACTGCAAGCATTAGATTATAATGATGCTACAACTACAATGAGTGAAGGAACTGTCACTCTTACATACAATAGAGATATCTGGAGTTCCAGAACATCTACCGTTCCTTCTCCTGGTTCTCAAAAACTGAGAGTTACCGCAAATGTAAGAGACCGCTACTATTTCAAGACATTTAATGTTGTTAAGATTGATAATATTCAAGAACTAACAATTAATCAAAATTTTGTATTTACTGTAGGAACAAAACTAGTTTTAAACAATGGATTGAGTTTTGTCAATAGCGGTTATATTACTAGTGTAGATTATCAAAATAATAAGGTTTTTGTTGCTATTAACAACAATGCTTGGGATAATGATATTGATGTATATGAACTGTCCACAGAACAATTTAATGAGCAAGACACTTATGGTGTTGTAGGACCTGTTCCTAATGATGTAAATGAAATTATTCAGACTTTTGCTGAAGTTGACAACACAACTCCAGGAACTTTTGATATTGACCTTGCAAATTATGATGCTCCAGAAGAAGTTGGTGGAACGAATAACTTAGACGAATATGCTAAGTTTAAAACTTATAGTGAACTTGACTATTCTATTAGAATTGATGAAGTTGGTGGTTCATCTCCTTATTCTGTTGGATCTGTTGTAACATTAGATTCTGGCGATTTTAGTTGGAATTCTGCATACTCCACTCTTCAAATTATTAATCTTACTGGTGTTTTAAAAATTACATTAGTTACTAGACTTCAAAAAATTCTGCAAGTAACTGCAGTATCAAATAGTGATACTGTATATGTTATCAGTGATACTTTACATTACCTTCGTACTGGAGAACAACTATACATTGATGGTAATCCATCTCAAACGGTAGGATTAACAGTTTATGATGAATATGATGGTTCTTTCCCCGTAAATGAAATTATTAGTCCTGTAGAATTTACATATAAACTTCCTCAGACAGCAGTAACTCTTCCTTCCACAAATCCATCTTCTGTTACTGTTTTTGTAAAATCTCCTACACTGAAGATGTACTATGGTCACCAGTATTTGTTCGACCTCAGTCACTCTTCTCTGGTTGGTGGTAACCTGTCGTTCTCTAGAGACCCAGTTTACAAACTTGAATATTCCTTCAACTCTATTGAAAGAATTGGAACCCCAGGTGTTACTGGACAAGGATTACCAACACCTTCGGTTAAGTTAAAAGTAACAAGAGATGTCATCACTAATATTTCTTATTACTTTGACCCATCTAGAACTGGAGCAGATTCTCCGATTATCTCAGAGAGTTATCTTGATGTTACATTCTCTCCTTATGTTGGTACTTTTACCATTACCTCCACTTCTGGTGGAACAATTACACGAGGAGATGATGTATTTAGATTCTTACTTTTAAATCAACCAGAAGATTCTGCAACTATTGCTAATGCAAAATATTCCACAAGCTCTAAGAAAGCAGTTGGATCGATTGGTCAGATTCGTATTGTTAACCCAGGTGGATTCTATACGCAACTTCCAATCATTGATTCCATTCAATCTACTAGAAACATTGAAAGGGTTGAAATTGAAGACCCTGGAACTGAGTATGCTGTAGGTGTATATAATGGTGTTCCTATTTCGGGTAATGGTGAAGGTGGTATTGTTTCAATTACTGTTGCTGATGGAACTGATGATGAAGGTGGTTTGATTCCTGGTCAAATCCAAAAAGTAGTTGTAACAAGTCCTGGTAAAGGATATACTACAGCATTTATTGATATCGAATCCATTAATGGTATTCTTGGCGCTGGTTTGACAGGTTCTGGTGCTATTCTCAATGTCGTTATTCCTCCTTTTGGAACTGGAGCGTCCCTGTTTAGTCTTGGTGATGAAATTGGTAAGATTAAAAATCTTAAGAATAACAACTTTGGATTTGATTATCCACATGATTACACCCTCAGACCAGAAATTACATTCCCAATCAATGCTCAGTTGACTGCTACTAGCATTCTGGATAGTATTGCAGTTACAAATCCTGGTTCTGGTTATACTCAGGCACCTGCTGTCGTTATTACTGGTGGTGGTGGAACTGGCGCTATCGCAGAAGCAACCATTAAGAATGGTAGACTGAATACTATTGAAGTTAAGGATCCTGGTTCAGGATATTCTTCTCAACCAACGGTTGAACTGAAATCTTCTTTCAACTATGTTATTAACCTTGACCTTGGACTACTTCAGTTTGCATTCCCCCATGGTATTCAAAATGGTTCTGAAGTAACCCTTAATGTAATTGATACTGGAGATGGTGCTGCCTTCCCTCTTGCTGCTGGTGCTATTGGTAGACTAAATGGAACACAGACATATTATGCAATTGCTGGTGCCGAAAATTCTCTTGAAGACGACCAATTGAAAATTGCTCTCACTGCTGCCAACGCTGAACTTGGTGACGCAATCAATTACGTTAATGCTGGAACTGGTCGCCAACAAGTCCTTACAAGTTCTTTTGGTGGTTCTGCCGAAGCAAATGTAATTACATCTACTTTCCTTGAAGGCGAACTTGTTTATCAGGGAGATGGTCTTGATGTTGCAACTGCTACTGGATATGTCTCTACAAACTCTGGTTGGCAAGTAGGTCCACGAATTCTAAAATTAGTTGATTATACTGGAACCTTTATTCAGGGAGAAAAAATTACAGGTGTTATTTCAAAATCATCTGGTATTATCTCAACTCTTAATATTGCTAGAGGTGTTCTTGAAGTTGGTTCTATTACAAAGACAACGGGTCAGTTTATTGATGACGTTGGTAAACCTTCTGAAATTGTTCAAAAGATTCAAGACTCGTATTACTATCAAGACTTCTCTTATGCAGTCAAGTCTGCGGTATCCATTGGTGAATGGAAAGACATTCTTGTAAGAAATGTACACCCAGCATCCTTTAAGGTATTTGGTGAACTTTCAATTAGTGATTACACAACCATTCCCAATAAAACAACTGATTTTGAATTAACAAAATCAGTTGAACTTGCTAATGAAGCAATTGTACCAAATATCCAAAACTTTACTCTGGTTGAACCCATTTACAGTGAGTTTAACAATACGGAGGTTCTTTTCCGTCAAAAGAGACTTACTTCTTCGGAAAACATCTTAACATCTGTTGTTCAAAGAGTTGATGATATTTCTAATCTCTTTGATGGTGTTAGAACGGCGTTCCCATTAACCGTTAATAACGGCGATCCTGTGATTGCAAATGCAAATCAGTTAATGGTTATTCTTAATGGTGTTGTTCAAACTCCAGAAGTTGCGTTTGAAATTCAGAGTGATTCCATTGTATTTTCTGAACCACCAAAACCACCTGCTAGTGTAAAGTATGTCAATGTTACTATTGACCCAATTGCAACTGCAGATGTTGTATTTACAAGTATCAGTGGTATTTTCCCCAATATAGGTAATACACTTACTGGTACTGCTTCTGGCGCTAAATTAACAGTAACAAAAGTTGTTGGTAACACTATTTCTGGTTTCTTTACTGTCGGCACTCAATTTAGTTCTAATGAACTTGTTCTTGGAAATACTACTGGATTCTCTGCACTCTTTAGCACTCAAACCGCAGTAGTTAATAACGGATTGTTTGTATTTGGTGAGACAATTACCAACTTAGAAGGAAATACTGCTGTTGTTGAAGATGTTAATCTTGAGCGTGGTTCTGAAACTCCTCTTGCTAAATTGCGTTATGGTATTGGAGTTTCTACAACTTCTATCGAAGTGATTTCTTATGACTCTACAAACGATGAACCAGAAAATCCTGCTGCAGGAACGTTTGAACTCAATGAAAATTATCAAGTTGGTAGTGAAATCATTGAGGTCACTGGAATTACAGTTAATCCAAACTCCACAACATTAACTGTACTTAGAGGTCAATTGGGAACTTCTGTATCTGGCATTCAGCAAGATACTCCTTTCTATGGAACGGATATTACAATTACAAATGATTTGACTCTCAGTAAGACAACAGGAACCTATCAATCAACTCCTGGTCTTTATGACATCATTCTTGACGATGTTATCGTTGCTGCACAGTCTGGTGTTGTTGCAAGAATTACTTCTACCACTCCATATAGAGACCCCACAACTAATGCGGTTGTTGAACAGGTTGAAATTTCTGAAGGTTCTTCCTTCTTTGCTCTCTTATTTGATAGACTTTCTTCTGTTACATATCCAAACGTCGTTCTTGATGACATTGCTCAGTCTCAAATTGCAGTAGTTGACTTTACTGATAATGTAACTGACTTTAATACCAAGTTCCCAGAAAATGAACTCGTTACAAATTATATTCTCCCATATGACAATGAATCTGGAGACTTCGAAGATGATGAATTTATTAGAAATTATAAGATTGAATATGGTAATGCTAGTGGAGACTTCTTATCTTCCGAAGACCTTGCGATTAGAAAGTTATCGTTGACAAAACCAGTTGGTAGCGGATTCTTTGCTCTCAATCAAGTTCTTCGTACTAGAGATACTAAAGCTGAGGTTATTGGATATAATCAAGCAAGAAAAATAGTATACGTTGGTAAAATCGGCAGATGTCTTTCTACTGGTAAAGATGTTCATGAGTTTACATTTGCTGGTGATGCTCAACTTTCAACCACACAGAAGAAGTTTGGAACAACATCGTTGTATCTAGATGGAACTGGAGATTACCTAACCGAATCTTCTTCCAGTGATTATGCAATTGGAACTGCTCCATATACACTCGAAATGTGGATTCGTCCAGACGTAGCATCTATTACTGGTACAGCAACTTTATTTGATATGAGAGTTGGTGCAACTGAAGTTGCAATGAGATTGTATATTGAAAATGCTCAACCTCGTTTTAATGTTAATGGTGTTGATATCATTAGTTCCAGCACTAATGTTGCCGAAGATATTTGGTATCATATTGCAGTAGTTAGAAATACTACTGGAGCAAATAATACTAAGATGTATCTTAATGGTGCAGAAGTTGGAACTGGAACTGATGCAAGTACCTATGTTGCTAAACCAGTAAGTATTGGTGCTGATTATGCGAATGCAAATCTTTATGCTGGTTATATTGATGAACTCAGACTTTCCAACCTTGCTCGTTATACAACCGCGTTTACACCACGTAACGGCATTTTCCAAGGTGATATAAACACAAAACTCCTTGTCCATTTTGATGGTGTAGATGCACAAACCTATACCGAAGATTGGTCTGGTTCTCAAGACTTCACTTTTGGTGAACTCTTTAATAATAATGCAATTCTTGCAACCACAAATGCTAATGGCGGAGCAGTTGTTGCTGGATTTACTGGTAACAGTCAAAGATATCTTGATGCTGCTAACTTACTTGAAGCGAACAAGAACTTTATTGCTAAAGAAGTTGTTTATCTGACCAAACAGCAGTATCCTTCTCTCGTTATTCCTGGTGGTGATGTAAATTGTGAAGATGATATCAGAGATGTTGTTCAGCAAATCTGTGAAGACCTTCGTAACGGTTCTAATAGCCACATGTGGGACGCTGCAGCAATTTATGTTGATAGAACTGTCCCTGCTGCTGTCACTCTCAACCACATTGAGACCGAAGTAGAAGAAACAATCTGGGCATACAACAAAGTTGGTGATATGATTCCTTATATCGTCAATAATGTTCTCTGGAGCGTATCTGGCTCTCATGATGTAACTCAGTTTACTGATACCACAATTACAGATTCCAACAATACTGTATACGCTCAGTTCACTCCAACTGCTGCTACATACGACTCGGCAACGGGTGACATGGTTCTGACAATTGGTGCTCATAGTCTGACCACTAACGACCAGATTAGGATTGATGCTGGTTCTATTGTATTCTCATGCGATTCTGATGATAATGCTACTCAGCACGCTTACCCACGTACTGATGACCCATTCTATAACAAAGTAATCGCTATTGACGCAGTTGATGCAACTACAATTACTGTTAATGTTGGTGAGTCTCCAGAAGATGCACAGTTTGTACATACATTTGTATCTGCAAGCAGTAATGCCGTTTCTCTTCTGAATTACACTACTAGTGACTGTGCAGACGTTGTATCCACAGCAGATAACCTCCTGAATATTCTTGTAGATACACTCGACCAAGCAAATCAGGTTACTCCTGTTGACCACTTGGGTGGTGTCACCAGAGTTGAACCAGAATATAAGTATCTTGGTGCTACTGTTGATGGATTCTATGAAATTCCATTCTCAGCAGATTATACTGATGATGTAAATGATATTCTGTATTCTAATAGAATTGATTCTTCTGATATGAATCGATTCTATGATGCTGCTGGGTTGATTCGTTCTAATAGAACTGCAATTGTTGATAAAGCATCTTATGACCTCATTCAAAGATATCCCGACCTTGCACTGGATATGCCAAGAAATGAAGATGGTAGTGGAGATGGCACAGATAGATGTAAAGTTGACCTCGGACTGATTCTTGATGCTATTGCTAAGGATATCGAAAAGGGTGGAAATCGTGAGACTGTAACCGCTGCTAAATTCTACATCGGAACATCTAATAGACTTCTGCACATCAGACTACAAGTCTGGCAGTCTGTATATGCTCACGAGCGTCTTGGGTATTATGCTAAGCAAGCTATCACAGGTGATTTGGATACTACCAATACCGATGCATTGATTATTGGAGACTGGGGCATTACAAACGATCCTGGTAACTGTGCTAATGTACAGTCTGCTATCGATACTTTAATTACCAATCTGAATGATACTATTGCTCCTACTGGTTCTGACTATGCGACTGCTGCAGATAGACTCTACTTCAATAGAACTTATATCGCACAAGAAGCAGTCGGACGCTTAGATGCCGAGTTTACCTATACTTTGAATAATATCACTTATAATGCATTCTCTTATCCTGATGGAAGTGTTGGTAGAGATACTTGCATCCGAGACCTGAAGAGTTACATTCTTCCTAGTATTATTTCTGACTTGCAAACTGGTGGAAACAATAGCACAATCGAGGCAATTGAATTCTATCTCACCGCAAATCTGCAACTAAACCACATTGAAGAACAACTTTCTGCAACAATCTATGCCATTGAACAACTGAGAGACCTTGGTCTTCTTGCCATTCAGAATCTCTTATACAACAGTGGAACTGCTGTAAGTCCTCCTCAGTATGCATCTACTTATGCTACTACTGCAGCATATCGTGATGGGTTGAGCATGACTAATGTTCAGGCAGTAATGGCAAGATATGGCGAGTTGGTTGACATTGCTGTTAGTATTCTTTCACCTGCTGGAAAACCAGGTAGATTTGCATCTCAGCAGATGCTCTTCAATAAGAACTACTATAGGGAAGAAATTAGACTGACTGTTGAAAATCAATTTGGTCCAAATTCTTGGGAATATAATGATTTCGTCGATGGAATCATTGAAAATCTTTCTCATGATATCATTATTACAGATACTTCTTCTCAAAATACCACAGAGGCAAGAAGAATTTCTCTGCAAAGAGAGGGTGTAATCAGTGAACTTCAATTTACTGGTGGTTCTGGATATAGAACTGTTCCTACTATTAGTATTGACCCTCCTGTTGCTGGAACTGCTGCAACTGCAGAAGCAGAATTGGAACCAACTGGTCCCCTTAATATTATATCGGTAACCTCTGGTGGTTCTGGATATACTTTCCCACCAGCAATTTCCTTAGAAGGTACTAATATTGATGCTGATGGCGCTACTGCAATTCTCACTGGTGATACTGTTACATCTATTGTTTACGATGGCACTGTATTTGATGCCGATGCATTCGTTAACTTGGGTGCTGGTACAGAATCTCAATCTAGTGGAACTGCAACAACTTCTACTGATGGATTCTTAACGGGTGGAAAATATGTCAGATTTGGTGCTGCAAACGGCGCTAGACAATGCGAAACTGATGATTTGGATACCAGCACTTTTGACAGAATTCGCGCTTACGTTATTGCTGGTAATGGCACTAACGGCGGTGACGCCCCAGAATCGGGTGACGATTTAATTCTCGAATATTCTGTAGACTTAGGAGCAACTTGGACTACAATATCCACATTAATTGCTGGTTCTAATGCTGCATCGTTTAGCACAGTCACACCAGTAGTAAATAATCTTCCAGCAGGTGCAAAAACATCTCAAACTAGATTCAGGGTAAGACAGACTACCTTTGAAAATAATGTAATTTACGACCATTATGGTCTTGTAAGATTGGGTGTTATTGATGATGGTAAACTCTTTGAAGGTGTAATCACCGTATCCTTTGGCGATCAACCAGAAGAGACTGGAACAACTGTTTCTCCTGAAGCAGATTTCCAGACACTTAGAACTGTACAGACCGTAACAATTACTAATCCTGGTACTGGTTATGACCCAGCAAATCCCCCAACAGCATCGTTTGTTGGTGGTAATCCACAGGTTGCAGCAACATTTACTAACGTTAACGTTGTTCTTGATACCGAAAGATTTACTGCTGGTGAGACAGTTACTTCCGATGGTGGTGGAAGTGCAGAGGTTCTTGAAGATACTGGTAATGCTCTTTATATTGGACCCATTACAGGAACCACGTTTGCTGAGGGTGATTTATTGACTGGTGGCACTTCTAGTGTAACTTCCACTATTCCTGTTGGTGGAGTTGGAACTGTGTTTGATTACTACACTAATGTTGGTAATGTACTTACCTTCAATGATGCTCGTCTGATTCAATCGCCTATTGAAGCAGAATTCTCCTCTACTAATTTGTGGACAAACCCAGAGGCGTTCCAAGTCAATTGGAATACGTTCAGTGCTACATTAGTTCCAAATAATGCAATTGCTCCAGACTCTACACAGACTGCAGAAAAAATAATTGCAGATGCTAGTGGCACAGTTGAACACAGAATTGATAGAGATTACAGTCTGTTAGCATACACTACTTTTGATGAAGGAACCACTACATTTGATTCCGAATTGACATCCTTTGATGAAGGTGCTATTACAGAAGATGAAAATCAAACATTCACGTCTTCATTCTTTATTAAAGCGGGTGAATATGATGGTATCAGATTTACTGTATTCTTGGATCCTGGTCAAACTAACCAACAAAGATTGTTCTTTGATGTTAATCTGTTAGATGGTTCTACAGGGTCTATTTTCCAAAATGAGGGAGGATTGATTAGTTATTCTACTGGGGTTGTTCCTTTTGGTAATGGTTGGTATAGAGTTTATTCCACACTTACATTCTCCTTTGGATTTAGTACATTAAGAACTAGAGTAAATATTAGATCTGGTGTAACTAACCCAGCATTCCCTGGTGATGGAGTTTCTGGAATTTATATTTGGGGTGCAAAACTTAATAAGGGAGTATTTGATGCATATACTTCTGTTGGTGGAGAAATCTTCTACTCTAATTTAGAGTACAATGTTAAAAACTTCACTCTCGATATTCTCGAAGATTATATTGAGTCATCTCTCAATGGTACTCTTGCATCTCCAACTGCAAACTCGAATTATGCATATGATAATTCAACTTGGAGAGCAGCATATAATACCGATGAGATTCTAACTATTGTTAGGGTGAATCTTGACTTCTATAGACAGCAACTTGATAATACCATCTACTATGCAGATGTTACTGTCAATCCTGGCATTACACTTCCTACCAAAGAATATGGAATTACATATCTACCAACTGGTATCGGTGGCGGTGTTAGTACATCAGATTATTTCTATGGACTTTATAGTAATAATAATGCTGAATTGGAAACAATTATTAAAAATGAAGCACAAATTGCTAAAGTTTATAAGAGATTCCGTATCGATGGTGATATTACTGATGGACCTTACACCATGGGCGAAGAAGTCCAGAAGCAAGGTGATGCTGGAGTAACTGGTATTGTTTATGGATTCTTCGAAGATGAAAACTATAAGTATCTTGATGTTGAAGTGACTGCTGGCACATGGCAAATCTCTGACATCATCGAAGGTCAAGCAAACACTACAACTGCAACTCTTAGTGCAATTGAGAATAGATTACAATTGATTAAACTTACTGGTGATTTTGAAGAGGATATTCCTTTCTTAAGTTACACAACTGAAGAAACCGCATCTCCTACAGGATTCTTACGTTCCGAATCTGCAGTTCTTGATAATTCTGGCGGTAAACTGACTGTAGATACCGAAACTTTACTTGGAAGTTATGAAACAACGTCTGTTGTTTATGCAGGAACTACTGAATTGTATTTGGAAGTTCAGCAGTATGAAGGATTGGATGTTGGCATCGGTTCCAGAATTATTTCTGGTGGACATATCAGATTGGGAGTTTCTGATGCGACTGGATTTACAGTTGGTCATTACATCTACAGATATACTGGTGGTCGTGATGTATCTAAGAAAGCAATTATTACTGGTGTAGATACTGATAATAATTACCTTTACATTGCCCCCATTACAGGTGATTTTGTAATTACCGATAATATTGCTGACTTTGGTGCTGCAGGAGGCGGAGCATTTGCAGTTGCAGATGCAACAATTTCTACAAAGTTAACTATATCTGGAGGTGCATATGGACTTGTTAATGACATTCGTGTTGTTGGAATTAACAAGAGACTTTATTTGACCGATGTTATTGGAACTTGGTCTGAATATGATTATGTGATTTCTCAAAATAACTACAAGTCTGTTATCCTTGATAAGGTTATCGCTCGCGCTCGCGTGAAGAGGTCTTTCAGAGGATTTGATGGAACTCAAACCACATTCGACCTCACTATCAGCAATGGAACAGCATATCTGCCCGACCCCGCAGGACACATGCTCATTTTTGTCAATGGTATTCTGCAACCTCCTGGTGCAGGAAATGCATACAATGCATTCTCCGACAAGATTCAATTCAACGAACCACCCGACATCGGATCTACATTTACTGGATTCTATATTGGTAAACTTCGTCAACTTGATGATATTAGTTTTGAGTTCGACTCTTTACGTCAATCCTTTAACCTTAAGCGTGATGATGTCTTCTATTCGCTGACATTAACTGAGGGTGTCCAATCTTCCACAATTAGACCAGAAAATAATATTATTGTTTCTCTCAATGGTGTTATTCAAGAACCTGGAGTTGGTTTTGAGATTGTTGGTTCTAGAATTATCTTCTCTGAGATTCCTCGCGTGGGTTCTAGTTTTGCTGCCTTCTCTTATGTTGGTTCTGAAGCGGACGTTGACGCTGCTGAAGTTGTTCCTCCAATTGAACCTGGAGACTTTATTACAATTCAGGGTGAAACTGAAGACCGTGAAGTTGCTGTTATTGAATCCTCCAACTCTCTGATTACATTTGATTATCTTGGGTCTGTCTTTGGTCAAAACGCTGACGCTCAGGCAGTTTTGAGAACTGGATTTGTTGATAAAGTTGCTGTGACTGCACCTGGTTCTGGATATACCAGCAGACCTGTTGTTCGTGTTGATTCTATTAGTGGATTTGACGCACAAGTTAAAGCAATTGTTGGTGTTAACGTTGTAGAAGTTACTAATCCTGGAAGTGGATATCAAGAATCGGCAATTACTGTCGATAGCGAAGTTCCAGACGATTGGACTCCACCAAATCTCGCTGACTATGGCGAAGAATTGGTTGTTTACGATTAATCGATATGTCCTATAAATAACTAAAAAACTAGCAACAAATGGCCAAACAAACTATTGGATTAGGTGCTGCAGCAAATGATAGTACGGGGGATACCCTCCGTACTGGTGGTGGTAAAGTTAATGATAACTTTGATGAAATTTACTCAACTATTGGTAATGGTAGTACTCTTCTAATCACAACTGGTAATGCTGCCAATAATCAAGTTCTAAAATATAATGGAACAACTTTTGCTCCTAGTGATTTTGGATTATTGACCACTGCTCTGGATGTAAATGGTAATAACATTACTTCATCCAGTAGTGGGAATGTTGTGCTAGACCCAGATGGCAACGGTAATGTTGCCATTGTCGCTGGTGGAACCACCAGTGTTTTTAATGGTTCTAATGGCACTGTAGATTTTCCCACTAGCATTAGTTACACTAATCAGTATGCTGCTCTTGGTAACGCTCCATCTGTTGCTAGTTACCCTGGGTATTTCTTCACTGTAGATGGTGATGACAGACCGTATGTAAATATTAATATTACTGCAGGTGGTGTTGGCGATACAAGAGCCGCTCTATTGACTGAGTATTCTGGAATTAATAGTCTTTTAGATGTAGATACAGTTTCTACTGCTCCATTAAATAATCAAGTTTTAAAGTGGAGTTCTGCTGGGAGTAAATGGATTCCTGCTGATGACCAGTCTGGATTAACTGAGTTAAATCTGTTCACTACAATTACTGCAGATACTGGAAGCACAACAGCAGATTCCGCTACAGATTCAATAGCAATTGAAGGTGGTTCTAATATTACAACCAGCATCACTGGTGATGTTTTAACAATTGATTTTAGTGGTACTGTAACATCTACATTTGCTGGGTTAACAGATACTGATACAAGTGGACTTACTCAGGGAGATAGTTTATTTTATAATGGAACAAATTGGATTAGAGCAGCAAGTCCTTTAACCTGGTGGGAACTTGGTGCTAATGGGTCTACAGACTTCACATTTAGTGGTCCTGGATTCCCCAATACTGCTAATGACCCAACAATCTATGTGTATAGGGGATTCACTTACGCATTTGACAATAGTGCAAACGGTGCTAATCACCCATTTAGGATTCAGGAGACCACTGGTCTTGCTGGTAACCCATACACAGCAGGTCAATCTGGAAATGGAACATCAGTTCTTTATTGGACTGTTCCAATGGATGCTCCAACAACACTTTATTATCAATGCACTATTCATGCTGCCATGAATGGAACAATTATTGTTGTAAGCTGAGGAATAATAATAAATGGCAAGGATCGTTCCTGGGTCTGGCGCAGTTATCAAGCCAATTTTCGACAGATTTTTTGGTGTACGTGCTGTAAGTATTGTTAATTCTGGTAGTGGATATGATTCTTCAGACCCACCAAGATTGACAATTACTGGATGTGGCATTCCAGAAGAAGAGGCATTGCTATATCCAATTATTGATGATGATTCGGGTAAAATCATTCACGTCAGAGTTTTAGAAAGGGGACGTGGATATGACCCTTTAAGACTACAAATTATTCCAACAACAGATTCTGCTGGTGTTATTGATTCGTTTGATATTAATAGGATTTGGCAAAATCATCCCAACTCATCCACAACTGGAGAATTTGAGATTGATGATGAAGGAAATCTTGTAGATAGACTTAGAATTCGAAGTGATAACGATCCCAAACCAGCAGATATTATTGAAGAGCGACAAGGTGGTCCTGGTTTAATCCTCGATAGAAATTTTGACCAGACCTTTATTTACAGAGGAGGAAAACAGGTTCCTTTTGGTCAAAATAGAACTTTCCAAAAGAACAAGGCACTCGGTATTATGTCTAATGGTGTGCTTTTGCACACTCCAGAGTGGGGTTCGGATGCTGGCGGAGCACCAGTTGGATTTGAACTTGATTCGGTTGAAAATTCTAATGTACGAAGGTCTGATATTTATGATGGGGCAATTGTTAACAATACCTATTACTATCAGTCGTCTAGATTAATTGAGCACTTTAAATTAAAGCATGGACCTTTAGATTGGGGTCTGCACAAAATTTTTGTTTGGAATATCAAAGTAGAATATGACAATATTCTTGTTGACGTATCAAATTTAGATGAAACTTTAGGTTCTATTGAAGTTGGTAGAACTTTAGTCAAAGTTGGTGGTAATGCTGCCTCAGCAGAGATTGTTAAAATTATTAGAAATAATTTCAATCAAATTACTCAGATTTATTTGAGAAATGTCAGTGATACATTTGAAGAGGACGATGAAATCTTAGGTTCAACTGGATTTACATTCACGATTTCAACTGAACCAAGAACTTTTCCCTCTGGTATTTTTTATATTGATTTTGGACCAGAAGCATCAGAATTTGGTCCATTTATTCCTGGTGAATTCTATTTTGCGCCAGAAAACATTAGAGTAAAGAAAAATTATGTAATCATTTGGAATCAGGATGACATCACAAATCAACCAAATTCACTGTTTCCAAATGGACATCCAATGCAGTTTAGTACCGTACAAGACGGTATTTTAAATGAATCTGGTGGTAACTTGTATTTAAACAGCACTGGAGAATCTAATGCTGTTGGCGCTGACTACGAGAAACCATTAAAACCAATCTTCATTATGAATGAAGATGAAACAAATAGAATTTATTATTATTGCCAATATCACAGACATATGTCTGGATATATTGGACATGAAGGATATATGGTTCTGGATACAACTCCAGATAATGACCTAACTCCAAATGATTATTATATAACCAACTTTTTCAAAGGTGCGGTTACTGTTGAACCAGATGACATCCTTAGTCAGTATTCTGGAGAACTTTTTAGGACCTTTGTTACTGATGGTGGTACTGGTACTGGAACTACTGGTGGATTTAATATTGGAAGACACATTAGGTTTGGTAGTGACGGTGGCAATAGACATATTAGACTTACTTTAGATCTTAGAAATGTCGTTACTTTAGATATTGAAGTCATTAGAGGAAATAGTTTTAATGGTGGAGAACAACCAGATTTCAATGAAGATTTGAGAATCTTCTTCTCTGGTACAGTTTATGGTTCTAGTTATGTTGCTCGTTATTTTGATAATAGTTTTACGAGTTTAAGAACAGTTACTGTAGGTGTTCCTCCTGATGTTAGGAGAGAAAACCAGATTGTTTACATCTATCAAGCAACTAGTACTGCTTCTGCTTTTGACCACTATGGTGTTAAGTCTGTTACATATGGTGGTGGTGAAGATGATTTCTCTAGACATCCAGACGGTCATTCTAAAATTTTGGGAATGTCTTTCGATGGATACCCCATTTATGGTCCATTTGGATATTTTGGAACAAACGGTGCTGTAGAAAAAGCAACTTCTTCTTACAGATTTAAAGTAGGTGCTGAAATTGATGGTGCTAGACAAGAAGTAATTACACCAGAAACAATTACCTATACAATTACAACTTCTGGCGGCAAGTTTTTATACGATGGAAGTATCCCCAATTTCCTTAATTTAAAGAGGGGCAAAACGTACATTTTCAATCAAGATGATTCATCTAATGATGGAAATATACTTTTACTATCTGAAGATGATGATGGATGGCATCCAACTCAAGACCTTGGAGACGTTGGAAATCTACAATACTTATATCGTCATCCAGAATTAAAGTTTTATCTCAATGGTTCTGAGGTAACGTATACTCAGTATGTAAGTGGTTTTACTGCAGCTGCAACCAGAGAACTTAGATTTGAAGTTGCTTCCGATATTCCTAGAATACTCTATACGTATTCATATGCAAATGCTGAATATGGAATTAGAAGTATTCAAGATGGATACAAGATGGGGCATCTGTATCAAGATTACATATATGACGAAACAGTTGGTGACTTAGATGAATTTAATGGTGCGTATGTAACCACACCTGAATATCCAAACGGAACATATGCATACTTTTTAACTGAAGATTCTGAAGGAGTTCCAACCTTCCCATACTGTATCGGACCTCAATTTTTTGGTGGACCTCTATTTGAAGGAGATGCTGTTCCAGATTTAATTTCCGAATTCCCATCTGGTGCAGAAGGAGATGTTGTTTTAAATGCAAATGGTGAAGTCTCTTATATTAAGATGACTAAAAATGGCGATGGATATTTTACACCTGCAGAAGCAAGAATTCTGGGTGGAGAGGGTTCTGGTGCCACTGCAACTCCAGTTGTTCAAACGGTAACTGGATTAACACTGTTAAATGAGGGTAGAAGTTTTGCTACCCCACCAACTCTTATTTTTGAAGGTGGTGGTGGTCAAGGTGCTCAGGGTGCTGCAGAAATTGATACTTTAGGGAAACTCACTAGAATTGATATTGTCGATGAAGGTGATTTTTATCAAGAACCTCCGTATGTTTATATTACTGGAGGTGGTGGTATTGGTGCAAAAGCTGTTGCTAGAGTTGACCAAGGAAAGATCGTCGGTATTGACGTAACAGAACCTGGAAATGGTTATGTCAATCCTCCGAATATTATTTTTACAAAATTAGTCAATTTAAAGAGAAGAAATCGAGCAAGACAGGCATTTAACTCTGGAATTCAATATCTTACTGGATTGGTTTCTAATGTCGGTGCTGCAGATGAAACAATTTATGTTGATTCTACAGATGCATTCCCTGGTTCTGGAAATTTCCTATTAAACAATGAAATTGTTGCGTATACTGGAAAAGATGTTGGTAGATTTACTGGACTTACAAGAGGTACTAATTTTAATTATGACCAAAGAGTTGTCCTAGATACATCTCAAGATGTTGCTGGAGTATCTGCATATAAATTTAACGTTGGTGATAGAGTAATACGAAGAGTTGAGAGTGCCAATAATAAAATTGCAAAAGTTTATGATTGGAATCCAAACACTAGAGAACTATTTGTAACCTTTGAGATTGATGAATTAGCATTCATTGATGCTGGAATTGCTTCTACTGAAGACGCAATTGTTCAATTTGATGCAGGACTTCCAGAAACTGCACCTGCTGGTTTTGCTCCACATACTATTTTGAACTCTGAAGGAGATTCAATCGCACTGTTACAAGCAACGGGTATTACTACTTTACGAGATAGAGCATTTGAAGATATTTTAGAAAATGAAGGCGCTGGAGATGGAATTCCCGATCTTATTAACACTGGTACTGGATTTGATGGTCAAATTAATCTTGATGGTGGAATCTTCAATTCCTTATATGGTATTGAAGAAACTCAAGGTGGACAGAATACAACACTATTCCAAGTTGGTGATAGTGTTCTGGACGCTACACCATATCCAGAGCAAAAATTTGCAACAATTATCGGCGCTGGTGGATTGTCCGAAGGTATAGAACATGTTGCTCTTATAACAATTACTCTGGACAAACTTGATGGAAATGGTGCAAATTATGGAGTTAATGAGATTGTAACGGGAGATATATCTGGCGTTAGAGGAACTGTAGTTTCTTGGGACTCACAGTCTGGTGTTTTAGTTGTTAAGGATGTTGTTCCATATAATACTGGTAATGTTAATGTTGGAGTAAACGGTTTGTTATATGAATTTTCCTCTACTGGAACAGTTGTTGACATTGTTGTACAAGACCTTGGTACAAACTATTCTGCACCTCCAACTGTTACTATTGAAAATATTGGTGACATTCAAGCAACTGCAGTTCCAGTAATGACAACCGCTGGAGACCAAGTTGCATCCTTAACAGTTACAAATGGTGGATATGGATATAAACAAACAGTCAATACTGGAATTCTAAGTCCAACAATTACATTTACTAATGACCCAGGAGATACAACTGGTTCTGGTGCAGCAGCATATGCAATTCTTGGTGGTGAAAAATTAGCAGGTAATGCGGGTGCTTCTTACAGAATCAAGAGCGTCTCTTATCAGACGGTTGTACAAACCTCATAAATAGACAAGTAGAGGAACATTGTATCCATAGCAAATGGCAGCTTTACTTACTGATCAATTCAGAATTTTTTCAGCGAAAAAATTTATCAAATCTTTGGAGGGTCCCGATGCCAACCAGAGTGATGCCGCTGCTGGAGATTCCAGAGATAGAGTATATCTATTCATTGGAAGACCCCAGTCGTGGGATAATGAAAATTCCCCTCCTCAGGCAGTGGATTCTTTTTCGCAGTTTTCTGATTCTTATGATGATATGGTTTCATTGAAGCGTGTACTCGCTTCAGATACTATTCAGGTTGTCCGTAGAATTGACTGGGTTTCTCCAGAACAAACTACTGGTGGACTTGGTTTTACATATGACATGTATCGTCATGACTATTCTCCCAGTAAGACCGCTTCCTCGGGTGCTACGAAACTATATGATTCTGACTTTTATGTTGTAAACTCTCAGTATCAAGTTTATAAGTGCATTTATAACGGTACTTCTCCTTCCGACCCTAACGGAAAACCCTCTACAGTCGAACCCACTGGAACTTCTACATCTATTATCACTACTGGCGATGGTTATCGTTGGAAGTATATGTATACAATTCCTGTTGCTTCGGTCTTGAAGTTTTTCTCTGGCGATTACATGCCAGTTTTTACAAATGATGCGGTAAGAACTAATGCTGTTGCTGGTGAAATTGATACGGTTGTTATCAACGCTGCTGGTTCTGGATACAACAATGGAACTTATGATAACGTCGCCATCAATGGAGACGGAACAGGTGGTAGATTATCAGTTGTTGTAGATGGGGGTAAAATTATTTCTGCTACTGTAACTTCTGGTGGTACTGGGTATACTTTCGGAAAAGTTAGTATTGAAAACATTACTGGTATTGGTACTGGTACTAGTGCTCAGATTGACGTAATTATTCCTCCTCCTGGTGGTCATGGTTCTGACCCAGTTGTTGAGATGGGTGCATATCGAGTTATGATTAATGCTAAACTCTCCTATGATGAGGGTGCTGGTGATTTCCCAATTGACAACGATTATCGTCGTATTGGATTGATTACCAATCCACTGAAGTTTGGTACTGAAGAACTGATTTCTGATTTGACAGTATCTGCTGCAAAAGCAGTTATTTTTGCCCCAACATTCCAGGGAAATTATTCCCCAGATGAAATTATTACACAAACTCGTGTTATTGGTGGACAGAACATCACTGCTCGTGGTCGTGTAATTTCTTGGAATCCAACAACTAAAGTTCTTAAGTACTACCAGAACGCAATTGATGGCATTTTCCCAGAAGTTACTGGTACACAAAATGAGTTTGATGGTTCTAATGTTATCAGTGGTGCTACTTCTGGTGCTGCTGGACAACCAGACGTTAATTTCCCTGCTGTTCCAAATACATCCTCAAGGACAATTAACAATACTGAATATGATTTGGGTATGAGATTTACATCTGGATATGCAAAACCAGAGATTAAATCAAACAGCGGTCAGGTTGTTTATATAGATAATAGAAGAGCAATTAGTCGTGCAAACGACCAGGTAGAAGACATCAAAATTGTAATCGAGTTCTAATGGCACAAAATACTAACCTCAACGTCTCCCCTTACTACGACGACTTCGATAAGGATAAGAATTTTTATCGAGTGTTGTTCCGTCCTGGATTTCCTATTCAGGCGAGAGAGCTCACAACGATGCAGAGCGTCTTACAGAATCAGGTAGAGAGTGTAGGTGCTCACCTGTTCAAAGATGGTGCAATGGTCATCCCAGGTCAGGTAGGTTATGACCTGAATGTTGATGCTGTGATGCTTCAAGCAAACTTTTTGGGAGCAGGCGTTGAGGATTATAGAACTCAATTAAATGGTAAGATTATTGAAGGTCTTACATCTGGTATTAAGGCAAAAGTTCTGTATAGTATTTCTGAAACTGAATCTGAGAAGGGTTATATTACATTATATGTTAAATATATTGAGTCTGGTGGCGAAGAAAATTCTCAGCAGACATTTACTAATAATGAGCAGTTAGTCACTAATCAGGAGATTACTTTTGGAACGTCTCTGATTGAAGTTGGTTCTCCTTTTGCACAATTGCTTCCTACAGCAGCAATTCAGACTGGTTCTGTTGCTTATGTTCAGCAAGGTGTTTACTTCATTAGAGGATTCTTTGTAGACGTTCCATATCAGTACATCCTCTTAGACCAATACGGAAATACTCCTCAATATAGAATTGGTCTCGATATTCTTGAATCTATTGTTACTCCTGAAGATGACACTTCACTCAATGATAACGCTGCAGGCACATCTAATTATGCTGCTCCTGGTTCTCACAGATTCAAAATCAGTACCCGACTGATTAAAAAACTCCTTACAGATGATGCTGATAAGGACTTTATTGAACTGCTTCGCATCAATGGAACTAGAGTAGAAAATCTTGTTGATAGAAGTGCATATAATGAGTTAGAAAGAACAATGGCTACCAGGACTTATGAAGAGTCTGGTGACTACGTTGTTCAAGACTTCCAAATCACTATGAGGGAAAACCTTGATAATGGTTTTAACAATGGTGTGTATCAATTAAATGATATTACTAGTGGTGGTGTTATTGCTCAGGAAAGACTATATTCTGTAGAAGTTGGTCCTGGTGCTGCATATGTAAGAGGATATCGTACTAAGACCCTTTCTCCAACATATATTGATTTAGAAAAACCAAGAGATACTAACGCCGCACAAAATGCTATTGTTCCTTTTGAACTTGGCAATTTTAGTATCATTAAAAATATTTGGGGATTCCCTAATTTCTCGGGTACTTCGATTACAAATGCATATCAAACGTTAGAATTGCGTGATAATTTTACCACGTCACCTGGAAGTGCCGCTGGTAGTATTATTGGTTATGCAAGAGTTTCTTCTTGCGAATTTTATTCCGACCCAGACGGACTATTTGGTAATACTGATGACCAGTATAAATTGAATGTTTTTGATGTTCAAATGTTTACCGTTCTAGAGTTGGACTCTGCGGTTACAATTTCTGCTGGTTCTATTGTTACTGGTAGGTCTTCTGGTGCAACAGGATTAGTTGTTGATGCAGAATCTTCGGAAACTCATATTCAAGTCTATCAAGTAAGTGGTAGTTTTGAAAGTGGGGAAATGGTTCATGTTGACAATATTAACTTGGATACCATTGCTAATGTATACAATTACCAGTATTCTGACGCAAGGCAAATTGTAACCAGAGATGAGGGAACTCAAGCAATCGAATTTACTTCTGATGTCGTCTTACAGGATGAACAAGTATTACAAGGCATTTCCTTTACATATAGCGACACCTCTGCAGACATTCTTACGGTAGATACCATTGGTGCAGCTGATGCTAGTAGAGCACAGGGTACATATGAAGTATCTACATTTACTACCGATGGTGAAGGATTTGGTGCAGTATTCTCTATTGATGTTGATGGTGTTGGTGCAGCAACCGTCACCGTACTTAGAGGGGGATTTAATTATGTAATTGATGAAACCATTACTGTTGCGGATTCCCAACTTGGTAGTGGTGGTGGTGCCTCCTTAACTTTTGATGTTGCGTCTGTTGGACATACCATTAATGGTCTGAATTCAAACTTTGCAGCAGACCTTCGTGCTGGAGATAGAATTTACTTCAGTGCTACAAAGTACGTTGATATTGATGATGTTACTCCAACAGATTTAACAAATACTGGTGTTAATACTATCTTTGATTATCCTGGTCAATTAGTAAGAGTTACTCCTCCTGTAGCAAACTTCCCTGCCGTAGGAGATTACACAACTTTAATTCGTTACAGAGCAAGACTATTCGGTAATGCCGATAATTCGGACTTGTTGAGCGAAATGCCCAAACCATACATTAAGAGCATTTCTGACGAGTCTATGAGTGCCAGAAGAACATTTGATGGACAAACTGTGTCCGCAAACTCTGTGTCTATTACTCTTCCAGAAAATGAGCAGTTTGCTGCAATTGCAGATGAAAACTTTACATTCACTGTTCTTGGTAGTTCTAATGCAGATTATCCAGTTGGTGCAATCATTCCAATTGATACAACTAATACTGGTGCATTAGGATATACTAATTTCACATCTTCTGATAGAACCACTATCCAGATTAATAATCTGACAAATATTACTGCTATCAAAGTAACTGGTACTATTTCCAAGAACGTAACTCAGAGAAAGACAAAATCTTCTCAAAAGATGTTTGTCCTTAAAGTCAACAGAACTATTAAAAACTTAGATAAGCAAAATTACAATCTTGCATATTTGAATATCTATGGTACACGTATTGAAGATACCGAACTTTCTCTTGGTTTAAAAGATGCGTATCAATTACATGCAGTTTATGAATCTTTAGATGATAATGACCCTGTAATTCCTTCAATCACTTTGGTTGAACCTAGATTCTTTGCTGTTGGTAGTGTCGTTGTAGGTAAAACATCTAAGGCGCGTGCTAAAGTTGTAGAGTTTGCTTCTTCGACATTAAAATTATCTATTGTTTATATCAGCGGACAATTCGTTCTTGGTGAAACTGTAACTGGTATTGACAGTAATGGTGAAGTTATTAGTGGTATTATTAATGACGCTGAGGGTTCTGTAGTTTATGGTTCCAAGGTTATTACAGATCGTTATTACTTAGAACAGTCTCAGACAGGATTTATGTATGACTGTTCTAAGGTTGTACGCAAAAAAGGAACTCCATCTCCTATTAGAAAATTAAAAATTGTTTTAGACTATTATAACCACTCTGCAACTGGTGATTACTTTGGCGGTCAATCATACTTGGATACTAATTACGAAGACATCCCATCATTTAAAGAAAAATATCTTGCAGATTACTTAGATTTCCGTCCAGGAGTACAGAACCTTTACAGTGGTACTGGTACTGTAGCATCTCCTGCATATGTAAATTGTTCTACATTTGATTTTAAATCGAGAGTATTTAATGTTAGTGGAACACCATCTGCAACAATTTTTGATATTCCTAAACTTGATAGCGATTTCCGTTGCGACTATGACTGGTATCTTCCTAGAATTGATAAACTTTTCCTAACTCAAGATGGGGAATTCCAAGTAGTCAAGGGTAAGTCAGCAGAAAATCCTCTTGAACCAGATAATCTACAAAACTCTATGCTGTTGGCTACTCTTCGTCATCAACCATATGGTTTTAACCCATCGGAAGATGTCACAATTGTAAAGTCTGACAACAGAAGATACACAATGCGTGACATTGGCAAGATTGAAAGAAGACTTAATAGTGTCGAATATTATACTTCTCTGAATATGTTAGAGAGTGATACTTTCAATCTTTCGATTCCTGATGCTAATGGAAATAATAGATTGAAAAACGGATTTTTTGTAGATGACTTTACAAATCAAAGTAAGTCTGCATTAAATCTAGAAGATTATTCATGTTCTTTAGATTTTCTTGATGGTGCTTGCCATCCATCTCACTACACAACAAATATTGCACTTCAAATTAATGAAACCCTTTCTTCTGGTATTCAGAGAACTGGTCCCATTATCACTCTTCCATACAGCGAACTAAAAATTATTGAGCAACCATATGCGTCTCGCGTAGAAAACGTTAACCCATTTAACGTATTTACATATATTGGTCGTATTGATTTAACACCAGCATCTGATGACTGGATTGATACGACTAGAGTTCCTGCCCTTGTTACTAACGTAGAAGGGGATTTCGAATCTACATTCCGCGAGCAACGTGCAGACCAAAATGGATTTGCGCCTATTCAATGGGGTGCATGGAGAACTACTTGGAGAGGTAGCAGCGGTAGTAGTAGCACTCAAAGAGAATCAACCTTCGCAAACTTTGTTCCTGGTAGAGGTCGTAGAGTCTTACAAAGGTCAACAACAACAACTACAACTCGTCAAACTAGAACTGGAATTAGAACTAGAGTTGTTCCCAGAATTGATAATGTCTCTCAAGGTGATAGCATTATTGCACAAACTTCTATTCCATTCATTCGTTCTAGAAACATTGATGTCAATATTGCTAGAATGAAACCAAGAACGGCATTCTACTCTTTCTTTGATGGTAGAAAGGTTGATGATTATATTATTCCCAAAATCATTGAAGTCATTAAGGACTCTGCAACCGATGCAAGAACTAATGCAACACCATTTGTTGTTGGAGAAACTGTAACTGGTTTAACTTCGGGCGTTACTTTTAGAGTAGCAGAACCAAACGACCACTATGATTTCAATCCATACGATGACAGTGAAATGCCATCATCGTATTCTTCTACTTCTAATTTCATTAACGCTGATACACTTGCACTTGCTGCTCAAGCACAAGGAGAATATTTTGGAAATATTCAAGTTGGAGAAGTTCTTAGGGGTGCTTCTGGTGCAACTGCTGTTGTTGCAAACAGAAGGATTATCTCGGATAGATTAGGTCAATTTAGAGGTTCTCTCTTTATTCCAAATCCAAATCTTGATAGCAATCCTCGCTGGGCGACTGGCACAAGAACCCTCAGATTTACTAGCAATGAAAATGATAGTAGATTAGCTGGTGCAGTTGCTTCTTCTGCAGAAACTGAGTATCAAGCAGCAGGTACATTGAATACTCTTAGAGAGAATATTCTTGCCGTTCGTAATGCTGAATTGGTAAGAGATACTGTCACTCAAAACAGAACATTGCGTTCTACCAGAACTTCGACTCGTCAGGTTGGTTGGTGGGACCCTCTTGCACAATCTTTCTTGGTTGAAGAAGAAGGTGGTGTATTCCTAACATCTGTAGATGTTTACTTTAATGCTAAGGATGATAATATTCCTATTTCCATGCAAATTCGTACTATGGAAAATGGATATCCAACCACCAGCATTCTTCCTTTCTCTGATGTAACTATTACCCCCAATGATATTCAAACATCAGAAACTGGTGCAATTGCAACCAAGTTTACATTTAGAGCACCAGTTTATATTCCCCAGTCTATTGAACATTGTTTTGTCTTGTTCTCTGACTCCAATGAATATCAAGTCTGGATTTCTAGAATGGGTGAATTGGATATTTCTGGAGACAGAACTATTTCTGAACAACCATATGCAGGTGTTCTGTTTAAGTCACAAAACGCGACTACATGGACAGCAGACCAATATGAAGATATGAAGTTTGTTGTCTACAGAGCAGAGTTTGACACCACTACAACTTCTACGATTGTATTGAATAATTCTCAACTTGACGTTGGTAATGGTGGTAAATTGCAGTTGGCATCAGACCCAGTTCGTACTTTCCAACCCGAACTTCAGTTGGTAATGAATTCTACTACATTGCCATATACAATCGGTGCTAGATTATATCAAAAAACTACATTGGCAGAAGGAACTGTTATTAATGTAACTGAAAACGTTGCTGGAATTCTCCTAACAATTAATGACATTTCTGGAAATTGGCAGTCTGGTTCTGACACTGGTGGAGTCATTGTCAATCGTATCGTTTCTTCTAAAACACTAGCAACGATGACTGTTACTGGTGCTTCTGGAGACTTCACAGTTGGAGAAACAATTACTGGTAACAGTGCAAATGCTCCTACAGCAGAAGTTATTACTTGGGATAGTGGCACAAATACTCTGACTCTTCGTTATGTTTCTACAGATTTCACTATATCTACTGAGACAATCGCTGGAGGAGAATCTAGTGTAACTGCAACAGTTGCAACTGTAACATACTCTGGTGACGCTGTAGAATCTAGTGCAATTAGCGATGCTTTTGTTGCGACAACACCAACATACTCTGTAGACCAAAGAAAAGTTAGAATTAGTCATTCTAATCATGGTATGCATGATGTTGACAACAACGTAGAGATTTCTGGTATTACTTCTGAGGTTGGAGAGACATTCTTAACATCTTCAATTTCTTCTAGCGATACTTCAATTGCAGTAAATGATGCATTGGCATTCCACACTAGAATTAATGGAAGTGGTATTGGAACATCAAATCCTGGTTACATTAAAATTGATGATGAGATTATTTCTTATTCTGCAATCAGTGGTGGTGGAAAGACAATTACTGTTTATGAAAGGGGTGTTGGTGGAACTACAGCAGTAGCTCACGCTGATGAGAGTATTGTTGAATGTTATAATTTGGATGGAATTCCTTTGACAGAAATTAATAAGACACATGATGCAATTTCAAATCCAACCTTAGATTCCTACGATATTACAACATCTTCTATTGCAACATTAGGAATTATTTCTGGTGGTATTACTGGAATTGCTTCTCAAAATATTCCATATGAAATTTTAGTTCCTCAGTTACAATATCTGTTGTTACCAAAAACAACTGTTTCATCCAGAGTCAATACTATCAGTGGAACATCGATTAATAATGGTCAATCCATTCTTCAGAACTCTTTTGTTAATAATGGTTTATTCTCAGACATTCTTCTCTCTGATGATAATTATTTCACATCACAGAGACTCATTTGTTCCAAAACCAATGAGGATGCAGAATTGAATGGTGCTAAATCATTCAGAATGGATGTTTCATTAACCTCTACATCTTCTACGGTATCTCCCGTTTTTGATACAGATAGAATGTCAATCACACTTGTAAGTAACAGGATTAATAATCCTTCCGATGCTAATAGTGCATTGTTGGCAACTGGTGATTTACACGATGCTGTCTACATTTCAAAAGTAGCAACTTTGACCAATCCATCATCTTCTATTAAGTTAATGTTCTCTGGATATCGTCCACCCAACACATTCATCAAACCTCTATATAGAGTGTTGCCAACTGGTTCGACCAGTGCAATTGAAACTCTTGGGTATACGTTCTTCCCAACAGCAGATGCTTCTATTCCAGGCACTACAGATATCGAACAATACTTTGACTATGAATATGAAGTTTCTGGAATAGATTTCACTCAGTATCAAATTAAAATTGTATTTGTATCTGGTAATCAAGCGTATACACCAATTATTAGGGACCTTCGTGCAATTGCTCTTGCTGTATAATGAAAAAACAACCTGTAAAGGATAATGATGGATGGTTTCGAGACTCCCAAAGCGGGAGTTTCGATAATGCAGACACTGCCAAATATCAAAAATATATGGCAACATATAAAGCAAAACAGAAGGAACAAGAAGAGAGAGCGGCTTTACAAAAAGACGTTTCTCAGTTAAAATCTGAAATGGGTGATATCAAATCACTCTTACTAACGTTAGTCCAAAATCAAGAAAAAACATTATGACCATGGAAAAAGTTTCCCAAGAAGAAATGCTTGCTCAGTTTCAAGAGCGTCTTCAGAACATTGTGAGTGAAAATCAAAAACTCGCAGCAAAGATTAAAGAAAATGAAGTGACTGCATTGAAACTTCAAGGTGCTATTGAAACCCTTCAATATTACGGTGCAGGTAGTGAGGAAGAAACTATGTCCAATCCTCCAGAAGAGGAATCTGAAGAATGATATCAAGGGGAGTTTCGACTCCCCTTTTTTATTACGCATAAATAACTTGGAAGCATAATCTCTATTTTCGAGAATGGCAAATAGAATTCAGTTAAGACGTGGTTCGGCTACGCAGTGGAGTAACGCAAACCCTACTCTAGCCCAAGGTGAACTCGGAATCGAACTTGATACTGGTCGTATCAAAATCGGGGATGGTGTTACTGCATGGAACTCACTTAGGTATGAACGACCTATTGAGTCTGTGTCGGCAACTGCAAACACATTGGTTCAGCGTGATGCTGACGGTAATTTCTCTGCAGGAACGATTACCGCATCTATTATTGGTAATGCTTCTACAGCATCGAGATTATCTTCTACCAGACAAATTCAATTAGCGCAAGACGTTACTGGTTCTGGTGTTTTTGACGGTTCTGCCAACCTGACAATTAATACTGTTCTAGGATTAGTTTCTTCACTTCCTCACTATGATGGTACTGATACCTCTAGTGGTACATATACAAAGGTTGTAGTTGACGCTAAGGGTAGGATTACTAATGCTTCAAATCCAACAACTATTCAAGATTATGGTCTGAATGGAACTGTTGTAGGACAATCCGCTCAACCATATGATAATGACCTAACCTCAATCACCAATCTTGCTGATGGTGCTGCTGGTTTTGGTCTGATGGCTAGAACATCTACAGGTAATATTACTGTTAGAGATATTGTTTCTGCTTCAAACTTACGTATTCTCGTTGATAATGGGGATGGTATTGGCGGCAATCCTGCCATTGATTTAGCAAATACTACTGTTGTTCCAGACCCAACAACATATTCACAAGGTCTTTATAATACAGAGAGTCTTACATCTGTAACTGCAACTGGTGCAAACGGCGAACCCGTTGGTACTGAAACTGTAAACACCGTTAAATTCACTGTAGATAAGTACGGTCGCCTTCAATCCGCAACAAACGTGCCTATTGCTACCGCTACTGAGGGCAGCAAGTATGCTACATATAGTGCTGGGGTAGCTTATTCCCGATATGACATCATCGAAGAGGGTGGTAACGTCTATCAAGCCATTCAAGATATTCTTGCGGGCGCTGGTGCCCCAGCTCATACTGATAGCAGCGATACTGGAGGATGGAGGTTCCTCGCGGCTGCGGCAACAGAGCAGAAGGGATTGGCTTCCTTTGCACAGGAAGATTTCGACGTTGACAACAACGGGCACGTTACCATTGCCGCCCAAGGCGTAGACAATACTCAATTACAGAATAATAGAATTTCTTTTGCTGATGGAAATACAAAAGAAGATTTTGAACTTGATCAGGAACTTACTGGAACCTCTGGATACAGAGGATTCAATTATCTTAACTACGTCAAAGTTAATGACACGAGTGGCAATCTACTTGTTGGCGCTAATAATACAGGGGACGGCGGAGCTGGGGAACTTGATATCAATGTACGCTCGTACTTCAGCGATCCTGATATCACTCTTGATGGTGTTGTTGCTCAAACCCTGGACAAAACTGGAGATGGTGACCTCACTCTTCAATTAACACAGAATACTGCTTCTAACAGAAACTTCAACATCCTGACAACAAATGCTGGTTCTGGAACTAGCAACATTATTGTCACTGCTGAAGATACTGTTCAAATTAGTGCATCCCAAGCAGCAGGTAAAGTTTGGGTAGAGGATGCACGTTTCCAAGATAATTATATTGCTACAACCAATGCAACTCTCAACCTTGATCCTGGTGATGATAGGGCGGTTACTGGAACCGTCAGAGTTTGGGGTGATTTACAGGTTGACGGCACCACGACGACGGTCAATTCGACGACCCTTCAGGTTGATGACCCCATTGTTACTCTTGGTGGTGATACTGCTCCTGTTGCTAACGATAATCTTGATAGAGGCATTGAGTTCAGATATTATGATAGTGCAGCAAAGCTTGGATTCTACGGTTACGATGCTTCGTATTCTGATCTCGCAGGTCATACAGGAGGATACAGATTCCTCTACGATGCTACAAACACTTCTGAAGTCTTCTCTGGAACAGATGCGGGCATCATCGCTGGTAACCTTAAACTAACTACCAACACTAACTCCACCTCCAATACTACTGGCGACCTTGTAGTTGCTGGTGGTGTTGGCATTACTCAAGATGTTAACATCGGTGGTCTGGTTGATATTGACAGCACTCTGCGCGTCCACAGCACCTCTCGCTTTGATGACAACATGGTCATCCAAGGTGCTTCTAAGACACTGCAACTGAATAATGGTACTGGCACAACTCGTATTGAGTTACAATCTACTACTGGTAATGCTGATTTCTATGGTATCGTCAATATTACCAATGACCTTAACGTCAACACTAATAAATTTAATGTTGCTTCTGCAACTGGTAACACTCTCATTGCAGGCACACTTGGAGTAACTGGTCAGACTACTTTAACTAGTGCTCTTGACCTCAATAACACTCTGAATGTTTCTGGATTTACATATCTGGAAAATACAGACGAACCTCAGATTGCTCTGAATTCTGGCACTGGTCTGTATGAGATTCAGAACAGTGACTATGGTGCATTCCGATTTGATGGTGGTGGATACATTGAAGGCGACTTCATGTTTAACTCCGATGTTTATGTCAACGGTACAGTAGTCCAGAAAGAAGACGAAACGGCAACATTTAACAGACAAAACTACTTGCTGGTTCGTTATATCATGTATACAGGTTCTTCTGCGGCATATACACCATCTTATGCATCAGATACTACTACTAATTTAAGAGTTTTTGGTGGTGCTGGTATTGGTACTGACCTTCATATTGGTGATGACCTTTATATTGGTAAGTTTAATAGTGGTGATACTGTTGAATTCCAAGTCCTCGGTGAAAGTGGCAACACTACAATCGGTCGCTCTGGTGCAGGCACTAACTCTGTAGGTACACTGACTGTCCATGGTGATGTAACATTCAACAGAGACCTGTTTGCTAATGGTAATATCACCCTTGGTAACGCAACTAGCGATACTCTGACTGTCCAAGCAAACTCCGAGTTTAATGGCACGGTTGATGTTGATGCAGACTTTGCTGTTAGAAATGGCACAACCGACAAGTTCTTTGTTGACAACGTAACAGGCAACACTGATATTCAGGGTACACTTACTGTTGCTAGCACTTCCGAGTTCAATAATACTGTTGATGTTGACGCTAACTTTGCAGTTAGAACTGCTGCTGGTGTAGATAAGTTTACAGTTGCTTCTGCTTCTGGTAACGTTGCAACCGATGGTACTCTGGTTGTCCAAGGTCAAACAACTATCAACGATTCTCTGATTGTTGATGCTGCTAACGAAGTCTTCTCCATTAGAAATGGTTCTGCTGTTGAGAAATTTGGTGTTGATGCAGATAACGGCAATACTAGCATCATTGGCACTCTGACCGTTGGTGATGCTACTCAGATTAATGACACCTTCGGTGCATCTGGTATCGTCACTCTCACCAACAACACAGAACAGACGCTTACGGGACTCTATGGTGCCGATGGAGGTCTGAGGGTCACTGGTGGTGTCGGAATCCAGAGGAACCTTGCTGTAGGCGGTTCTATGCGTGTCTACGGTGACTTTGAAATCTCTGGTGCAACTACTCAGTCTGGCAACACTGGATTCAGCGGTCGTGTCTCTATCACCAATACTTCTGACGCCACATCTTTTGATGATAACTCTGTTGCTCTTACTGTTGATGGTGGATTCAGAGCATCTCTTAATGCTTGGGTTGGCGGCGACTTCCATGTTTGGGATGATGCAAACTCCAGAGATGCATTCGTTGTTGATGTAAGCACTGGTGATGCAACCTTACACAATACTCTGACTGTTGGAGGAAACTTAATCGTCAATGGAACGACCACTACTGTTAATTCTACGGTCACAACTCTCGATGACCCTATCATTACTTTGGGTGGTGACACAGCACCAACGTCTAACGACGGTAAGGACCGTGGTGTTGAGTTCCGTTATTACGACGGCTCTGCGAAAGTGGGCTTCTTCGGATTCGACAGGTCATCCTCCCAGTTCGCATTCCTGACAGATTCCACAAATGCGTCCGAAGTACACACTGGTACAGATGCTGCTCTTCGTGCTGGTAGTCTGAATCTGACTGGCACTGGCACCATTCTTGACGTTGATGCTAATGCCAACATCGATGGCACTCTGACTGTTGATGGTCAGATTATCTCTCAGGTTACATCTGGTCCTGCTCTGGTTATTCCTAACACTACTAAGATTAATAACCTGAATGCTGACTTGCTGGATGGTTATACAACTGCAACTGCTAATACTGCAAGTACGGTTGTTGTCAGAGATGCTTCGGGAGATTTTGCTGCCAATCAAATTACAGTTAACAATGGCATTGGTGCTCTTGCTGGTATTCAAGGTAACGCAACTACTGCCGATGCACTCAGAACCGCAAGAACAATCACAATCGATGGCGTTGTTGATGGTAGTGTCTCCTTTGATGGATCTGCAAACGTAACCATCAGCACTGTTTACAACGATGCAGACATCACTGCACTCGCTGCAATGGCAGGCACTGGTTTTGTTTCTAGGACTGCTGCTAATACCTATGCACAACGCACTCTGCAGGTTACAGCATCGTCTGGTATCACCCTAACCAATGCTGATGGTGTTGCAGGCAATCCAACGATTAACGTTGCGTCTGCAAGCACCAACTCGGCAAATAACCTGGTTATTCGTGATGCATCTGGTGATTTTGCTGCTAATGTAATTACTGCAGATTTGACTGGTAACGTAACTGGTAATGTCACTGGTAACGTAACTGGAGACTTGACTGGTCAGGCAGATGGTGCAGATAGAGTAGTTACTCAAGAGGTTACAACTGATTTTGATTACCCAATTGTTTTTGCATCGGCAAGATATACAACTCCAACTAATACTCTGATTTATACAGAGGCTTCGGGTGGTGCAGCTGCAACATATAATCCATCTACTAAAACTTTAGAAGTAGAAACAATTAAGTGTGATACAATTTCACCTAGGGATCCTGGAGCCATCCAATTCAATATTAATGCAAATAGTGTTACTGCTACTATTGGATTTACTGGAGACCTTACTGGTAATGTTGATGGTAATGTTTCTGGTGAAGTTACATTAGAGGGTGCTGCACCCGCCAGTGCAACAGCAACTGGCACCGCAGGTGATATTCGTTACGATGCTGAGTTTATTTACATCTGTGTTGCTACTAACACCTGGAAGAGAGCAGCAATTTCTACTTGGAGTTAATTAACAAATGTCCGCAACTAGACCCGCCTCTAAGACAGAGCTAAAAAACTATGCTCTTCGCAGATTAGGTTATCCTGCTATTGACATCAACGTGTGCGATGAGCAACTGGATGACTTAATCGAAGAAGCCATCGACTACTTTCAAGAGTTTGCCTACAACGGAAGTTATAAGGCATTTATCAAGATTGAAGTAACTGATGCAATTAAAACTGCTGCAAAATCTACCACTCAAATAGGTGCAACTGCTTGGTATGAGGGAAATGAATATGTTTCCCTTCCACCTGGAGTATTAGCAGTCAATCATGTTTACAGTGCTATCGGTGCGTCTAGTATTGTTCCTGGAAATATTTTTAATATCAAGTATCAGATTTTCTTGAATGATATCTACTCCATGACACATGGACAGATTCTTCATTACTTTATGACCTCTCAGTATCTTGAAACACTTGATTGGGTAACAAACTCTTCCCAAAATCGTAGAGTGAGGTTCAATGAGTTTCAAAGAAGATTGTATCTTGACTTTGACTGGAATGAACTTCAGTCTGGTGATTACATCGTTGTTGAAGTTGTTATGCGTCAAGACCCCGAAACATACACAGATATGTATAATGATGCTTGGTTGAAGGATTATGTTGAGGCACTCTTCCAGCAACAGTGGGGTCGCAACTTAAGTAAGTATGATGGCGTTCAAATGTTAGGTGGTGTAACCTTGAATGGTCGTCGCATTCTTGAAGATGCAAGTCAATTCAAGAAAGACCTTGAAGAGCAAATTCGCAAAGATTACGAACTTCCCCCAATGGATTTAATCGGTTGATATGACTTACAGAAACGATCCTCCAAACAATTGTATTCAGTCGGATTACACAAGTAGTTGCCGACTAAATCTTAATGGGTCTGCACAGGAACAGACTTTTATAGAAAACTTGATTGTAGAGAGCATTGAACTTTATGGTCAGGACATTTACTATCTTCCTAGAATCTATATCAATCGTGACACTATTTTAAATGAAGTTGAGTCTAGTAAGTTTGAACAAGCACTTGCTGTTAGAGCATACGTTAATAATGTAGATGGATGGGAAGGACAAGGAGAACTTTTAAGTAAGTTTGGTGTTCGTATTGAGGATAAAACCACATTTGTTTTCTCTCGCAAAAAGTTTGAAGAAAAAGTAGATGATAATGCAGTATTGAATGTTGAGGGTCGTCCAAATGAGGGTGACCTTATCTGGTTTCCTGCTACCAAACATTTGTTTGAAATTAAGTTCGTTGAAGCAGAACGTCCATTCTATCAGTTAGGTAAAGGATATGTCTGGGAATGTCAATGCGAACTCTTCGAATACAGCGACGAGCAAATCGACACTGGTGTTGCAGAAATCGATGCTGTCGAAACTGCATTCGCCAATGCTATTAAACTCATTATGGATCCAGGCGGGACTGGAGATTTTACAGTAGGTGAAGAAATCGTTGGCGATCTCTACTTGGCTAGAGCGACTGCGGCATTGAGTGGCGATGAAGTTGATACTATTACAGTTACTGATGGTGGTGAATATTACAACACTATTTTGGTTCCAAGTGTAACGATTGAAGGAGGGGGAGGAAGTGGTGCAACTGCGACCGCAACAGTTAGTTCTGCTGGCATCGTCACTGGCATTACTGTTACATCTCGTGGTACTGGTTACACTAGTGCTCCAACAGTCACAATCGACTACTCACCAAAAGATAATAGAGCAGAAGTCAAGTCCTGGAATGCTTCTACAAGGGAGCTCCAAGTCATCAACAGAACAGGAACTTTCAATACAGCGGAAGTAATCACTGGTCTTTCTTCTGGTGCTAAGTGGAGTCCCGAGTCTTATAACACTCTAAATAATACAAATACTGCCGATACAATCGATCAGAATTATTCTTTTGAGACTGAGGATGACGATATTATCGACTTTACCGAAGGCAATCCTTTCGGTAGCATTGGGTCCACTACTGATACTACAATCTGATGTTAGGCACTTATTCATATCACGAGATTTTTAGAAAAACAGTCGTAGCATTTGGCACACTGTTCAATAATATTGAACTGCGTCGTACCGATGAGGTCATGAAAGTGCCTCTTGCGTATGGTCCAAAGCAAAAGTTTTTGGCACGTTTGGACCAGAATCCTGACCCCACAAACAAAAGGGTTCAGATTACTCTACCTAGAATTTCGTTTGAGATTAATGGAATCTCATATGATTCTTCCAGAAAGGTGTCACCTACTCAGAAGATTAAAATTGCTAAAGATGGAGATGAAAATAAAAATGTCTTCATGCCCGTACCATATAATCTCTCATTTGAATTAGCAATCATTTCTAAAACTCAAGAAGATGGTCTTCAAGTTCTTGAGCAAATTCTTCCTTATTTCCAACCCCATTACAATCTTCCAGTAAAGTTACTGCCAGATGTTAATGAAACTAAGGATGTTCCTGTAGTTTTAAACAGTGTTGATTATGAAGATGAATATGAGGGAGATTTTTCTACTCGTAGAGCAATCATCTACACTTTACAATTTACTGTAAAAACATATCTGTACGGTCCTGTTACCGACAGCAAGGTCATCAAGAAAGTTATCACCGATTACTATACCGATACAAATACTTCTACTGCACCAAGAGAAGTACGTTATACTATTCAACCAGACCCACTTGACGCTGATGCAGATGATGATTTTGGATTTGGTATTGTCGATGAAGACTTTACTGATAATCAGAAACGAAATCCTGTAAGTGGAGTAGATGAACCTATCACCTGAGTAAATTATGTTTAGTGAAAGAATTTTTAGTATTGGAATCAGTAAGTTCAAACTTAATGGACTTGATAATGAGACTCTCTGTGAACAAGTGAGATATTTTGCCACAAATCCAAACAATAGGTCTTATGGTGAACGAGATATTGGTTTAAGTAATCCACACTTAAAACTATTAACGGATACGATATTAGAACAATCTCAAAAGATTACAAATTCTATACTCGCCAATCCAAATGTAAAGGTGACATGTTTTCCAAAAAGAATTTGGGGAAATTATAATTTAAATGGTGATATCTGTATCCCACATGTTCATAGGGATAGTTTTTTATCTGCCGTTTATTACCCCAAAGCATCGGAAGATTCTAGATTACATTTCCAATCACCATTTACTGATGCTCTATTATCTCATATTCCAATTTCAACATCTGAAACATATGATGAATTTAATAGTGCGTACCATCAAATACATGTAGAAACTGGAATGTTAGTAATATTTCCTGCAAATTTATTGCACTTTGTTCCCCCAACACCAGGGGAAAGGTATTCAATTGTATATGACATAGGAGTAAGTCATGAGCACGTTTGATGGTCTTAATGATGTGTTTGGCACAGAACCTGCCGAAATACAAAAACATGTTAATGAAAAACCTCAGTTAAAAAAATCTGAAACTGAGGATGTAAGGCAGGATTATGAAACAACTCGTGCTCAACTACATAACCTAGTTATGAAGGGGCAAGAAGCAGTCGATGGCATACTTGATGTGGCACGAGCGTCAGATCATCCTCGTGCTTATGAAGTTGCAGGTCAACTTATTAAAAACGTCGGAGATGTAGCAGACAAACTCATCGACCTACAAAAGAAAATGAAAGAACTAGATGCAGATGAAAAAAAGTCATCGCCGTCTACTGTTAATAACACGATGTTTATTGGCAGTACTGCGGACCTCCAAAAAATGTTGAAACACCAAAAGGAGATAAATAAAACAGAAGAATCTTAAGTTGTACTAAAATGACCGTTCTGAACGTATTAAGCACCAATTCCATTAATGGTGGTCAAACTGAATACCAAGTAGTTCAAAGTGGTGTCTATCGTATTATTTGTATTGCAGGAAATCAAACGGTTAGTATTAACGATGGTCCCGCCATTACTCTGATTCAGAACCAACCTTTGATTGTTAAAGGTGGTAAATCTGGTCAAGCAACTGTTGTAAAAGCAACTGATTCTGCAACTACAGTTTATTCTTTAGGGCATCATTTGAATGAGTTTAGTAATACTCATCCATTTTCTGTTGGGGACTATATTGCTGTAGAAGATAATAGCACTTCACCTGCAATTGATGCGGCATTTTTATCTGCTGGTACTGCTGGCAAGAAGATTACTGCCATTACAGGAAGTACAATCACAACGGATATCGATTCTACTGGTGCTGACCCAGCAGGAGATTATACATACGCTTACAGCGGTCCTCAGGCAGTAGTCAAGCGTTGCGTTAAGTTTATTGTTGGTTCAACTAATGCTATTACTGTTGAGGAAGTACAAGTAGTGGGCGGATAATATGTCTGGGGGATTCAAATCAGATATTCCACCTGCAATCAATCGTACCGCTAAAAATTATATTAGGGGTATGCAAAAAGGTCGTATTAGGTGGGACAAACTCTATGGTACTCGTGCTAAAGAAGTAATGCACAAGACTGCCAATAAAATGGCAATGGGAGAAATGCAAAAAATGCCACCTACTTACAATGAAATTTTCGGAGAAGCGAACAAAAGTGGTGATTCTTCTTTGCGTGACTGGTTTAGCAAGAGTCGCTCTTCTGATGGCACCCCTGGTTGGGTTCAACTGGGTGGCAAATATGCAGGAAAACCCTGTGCAAAACAACCAGGACAAACAACCAAACCAAAGTGCGGTTCTTCAAAAATGGCAGCAGCACTAAATAGTGATGAAGAGGAAAAGGCATTCCGTAGAAAGAATCGCCAGGACCCAAATCCAGATAGACGAGGCAGAGCGAAAAACGTGGCAACTGAAGAAACTATCAGAGAGGCAGGCGATTACTGGCATCCAGACCCTGACAAAGACCGCCAAATCAGCGGTCAAGGTAATAAGGCTCGTGCTCGTGAAGATAGAGTAAGCAGGTCATCATCTTCATCGAAACCAGACCCTAAAAAACTGCGTCCTGGTGAGTCCTACATGGATTATGCAAAGCGTCAGGGTAAGAAATCTACACCTGCACCCAAACCCAAAGAGCGTAAGCGTGACAGGATTGGTAAAGCAATTGGTCGTGTAGTTGACAAAGTTGCTGGTATCAAGAGCGAAGCACGCAATCCCTATGCTATTGGTATGGCAAAGGCACAGGAACTTACTGGCGATACTCCCCCTCTTGAAAAGTCCACTATCAAGAAAGCACATAAGATTGCTAAGGCAATCAAGAAAGAAGAGAAAGACCATGAAGTGTCAATGGCACAATCTCAACTGAGTAGTGTTGAGAAAGATGTCAAGGCACTGAAGAAGAAACTCGGCAAAAAGGAAAAGAATCTTCCTGCTTGGATGCAAGCAAAGATTACTGATACCGAGCACAACATGGATGCTGCTGCGGGTTATGCAACTAAAGAAGAGTTTGAACTGGAAGAAGGCAGAGCAACTGATGTTGCTATCAAAGCAATCCGTGCAACTCAGGGCGAAAACCCCAAAGAACTCAGTAAGCGTACTGAGATGATTCGTCACCTAAAGCAAAGACAACTTAAAAAGTATCTGAAGCAAAGAGACGATAAAAAGAAAATTGGTGAAGAACTTGAATGGTTAACTGAAGAGCAGTTTGATGAAGCAGCAGGCGAAAAGGATGCTTGCTATAAGAAAGTCAAAGCACGCTATAAGGTTTGGCCAAGTGCATATGCATCTGGTGCTCTCGTTAAGTGCCGCAAAGTTGGTGCTGCAAACTGGGGTAACAAGTCTGAGTCTTTCCAGCAAGTTCAAGAAAAGTGTTGGCAGGGTTATAAGAAAGTCGGAATGAAAAAGAAGGGTGACAAAATGGTCCCCAACTGTGTCCCCGAGGAGGTACAAAATGAAGGAGCATCCTGGACAAAGAAAGCGGGAAAAAACTCCGAAGGAGGACTCAATGAGAAAGGACGCAAATCTTATGAGAGAGAAAACCCTGGAAGCGATCTTAAAGCACCTTCCAAAAAAGTAGGGAATCCTCGTCGTGCTTCTTTCTGTGCGAGAATGAAGGGTATGCGTAAGAGACAGAAACCCTCCAATAATACAGGCGATGACCGTCTGTCTAAGTCCCTTAGAGCGTGGAACTGCTGATGAAATCTTACAACGAATTTATATCCGAGTCTGTCAACATCTCGGGAGATTTCAACGGAAATCTCTACATCAACTCGCAACCTGAAGAACCTCAGCAGGTAGGGGAAACCTATACTGCCGATGTGCTCTATAAAGGCGAGTTGTATAACATCGAGTTTGTCTCGGAGGGTGCTCCTACCAAGAATGAGTTGGTAGAAATGCTTCAGTGTGAATATCCTGGTGCAATGGTCCAAGCAATCTATCCTGTAGAAAAGAGCAAGTTGAATATCACCAAGTCAAACAAAGTTACGATTGATGGCGAGGGTCATAAGTACGGAGCATTTTAATCATGGCACAGTGGAATAAGAATACCCAAGACTTTCTAAATCAAGAACGAACTCTCTTTGAGGTTCCTTTATTAGCAACCAAAGATGGAAACGTTGTAGATAATTACAATCGTCTGCCAGTTTCCATAAATCCTGATGCTTTCGGTCGCACAAGAATATCTCAACCACTCACTCTATTTGATAGTTCCCACAGATACAGAGATAATAACCTGTGGGAAACTGCTACTACTGGCACGGCTTCTGCTGTCTTTAGTGCTAATGAAGGTCTGGTAAATCTAACAGTTGATGATGCTTCTGGAGCACAGATTATTCGTGAGACTACAAAGACATTCTCATATCAACCAGGAAAATCTTTGCTTGTTTTAAATACATTTGTTCCTGCTGCACCAAAAGAAAACTTGAGACAGAGAGTTGGATATTTTGGTGCTGATAATGGAATGTATTTTGAGATTAATGGAACAACACCTTATTTTGTAGAGAGAAGTTTATCCACTGGCACTCAAACTGAAGTAGCACAAGCAAATTGGAATATTGATAAGTTAGATGGCACTGGTGTTTCTGGTATTACATTAGATATCACCAAAGCACAAATTCTCTGGATGGATATTGAGTGGTTGGGTCTTGGCACAGTCAGAATGGGATTTGTGATTGATGGTCAATTTATTCACGCACATTCATTTCATCACGCAAATGCAATTGCATCAACTTATATCACAACAGCTTCATTACCTTTGAGGTATGAGATTACTAATACTGATGCTACAAGTGGTAGTAGCACGATGAAGCAAGTTTGCTCTACCGTAATTTCTGAAGGTGGTTATGAACTTCGTGGATTACAACAAGCAGTTCACACACCAATCACAGCACCAGTAGATTTACCTTCTCCTGCGGGCACTTATTATCCAGTTCTTTCTATTCGTCTCAAATCTTCTCCAGATAGATTAGATGCGATTGTAATTTTGACAGCACTATCCATAATGGGCACTGGAAATGGACCAGAATACAACTGGCAAGTGAGAGCATCGGCAACGACTACTGGGGGCACTTGGACGAGTGCTGGTGTTGATAGTGCTGTGGAATATAAGATTGGTGGAACAAGTATAAGTGGCGGAAGAGTTCTAGCATCTGGTTTCTTCTCATCATCACAGCAATCTACTACGTCAGTAGATATTCTCAAAGAAGCACTATTTAAGTTTCAGTTAGAAAGAAATGGATTGACTGGAACTCCTTATGAATTGACACTTGTATGTGCTACGAATGATGCTGGTGCTGATGTTTTTGCTTCATTGGACTGGGAAGAAATTAGTAGGTAATTTAATAATTTCTTCCGATGTCTTGCATTAGTCTTAAGAATGTCTCATTTTAGTAAATAGTGGTATACTTATTGTATCAATGTTATACTCTAATGGTCTCATTTTACCTAACTGTTGCTATTTTCATTGTGCTAGTTGCATATGCTGGCGTTGATAACACAATGAAGTTGATTGCATACATGGACTTGGAGTTGCGTTGGCAATGGGTTTTGTTCAGAGGATTCTTCATTAGAAGAAAGTTGGAAAAGGAACTGAACATACCAAGAACAAGTATCATCAAGCACTATCAAACCTATGGCAAACGATAAAGAAATGTCCGACCTGTCTATTGACAGGAAGGAATGTCCAAAGTGCGGAGCTCTTTGGTTAAACGGACAACATTACTGGTCTGGTACTGGTAAAGAGGGCGATCCTCATGACCTTGCTGGATTGGTTTGCAACAAACTTGGTGACGAAACCTGCATAAATCCATGCAAAGGTTCGACATCTGGTATAACATGGGCAAAACGTCTGGAGCAGCTCGAAGATGACTATCCCCAAGATTAGTTTTAAGAAGTGGGGCGAAGGAGTAGAACCCCCCGAAAGATTAACTGAAGAACGTGTACAGGAGATGATTGATGATGCCATACGAAAGCACAATCGTAATGCTTCAATTATCTCCATGTGTGTTGGTTGGTTTGTTCTTGCACTTTTTGCTGAAGGTCTTCTTCGACTCATTGGAGTAATCGATCCCATCTTCCCATGGCTGAACATTACGCTGAAGTAGTTGGCATAGTTTTGCTGCTAGTATTTGCAGCAACTATGTTTTATCAGGGAACCATGATAATAAGACAGCATCATGGGTATTCGCAACGCTATATAAAACGGGACATAGAAAACATGCGCCGTAGAGTTGAGGAATTACTCAAGAATGACGAAGACCCATAATCACAATAATGAACCTATGCCCAATTGGGTCATCTGGGCGGGTATAGGTTTGATGTCATTTACTATTATTATTTTTCTTGTCTTCACTCTTTCCGTAATATACTTTGGATAATGGAACACTTACTTGGACGGGCACTGCTAATTGTGGCGGTGCCTTTTGTTTTAACTACAATCTATTTCGGTTCTAAGAAGGGGCACTACTATGAATCCGAACACTATAAGGGAAATGGCACCGCACACTAGACAGAGGTTTCATTTTGCAGCATCATCGTTCTCTAGGATGTATGGTGTTGATAAAGTTACAGCAGACATGCTCGATTTCTGCACTGGTTGGGCAGAACAAACAATGCCTGCTCCACTAGAGGGATTGAATGAAGTAGACGTTTACTTTAGGAGACTATGGAACCTGAGATCGTTCAATTAGGTATACTATTCTTCATGTGTATGTTTGGAGTATTTTTATTTGTAGTATCGCTATTCGATCAATGATGCACGAACTAGGACACATAGCAAGAACAGTAATGGAACGCCCATGGTGTTTAGGTATCATGGGATTTCTTTTGGTGTTTGTCCCCATCCTAGGTATGTGGGCAGTTCATAAATACGGATGGGAACATTGGGAACCTTTTAGTCGTCATGAACCTCCTACTCCGCCCACTGAATGATATTAATGACCCCGTATGGAGTGTGATACTTAGTATCATACTCCTTTTAGTAGGTGTAATCTACGTTGTTGTCTATATACTAGGAGTTGACAAAAGAGAATCCCATGGGAGCGATGACACCACCAAGTCGGAAGAGTTGTTACAACTTCCGAGTGACGAGCATAGATAGAGTGCTCGACGGCGATACGATCGATGTCACGATTGATCTCGGTTTTGATTTATATAAAAAAGAAAGAGTTAGAGTTGCTGGTGTTGACACGCCCGAAAAACGCACCAGAGACGAAGAAGAAAAAGCACTCGGATATGACGCAACCAACTGGCTCAAAGAGAAACTCGAAGGTGCGATTGCTGGCGATGATGATCTCGTTATTAGGACTGAGTTGGTTGGGGGTGTTGGTAAATACGGCAGACTCCTCGGGTGGCTCTACATCGGAGACGCAGAAGTCTCTCTCAACGAACAAATGATTGACGAAGGTTACGCCTGGGCATACGATGGCGGAACTAAGCAGAAAGACTTTGAAGAGTTGCGTGAAATTCGCAGACAGCATGGGACATTAGTATGATTAGTACATTATTTGTTTTTGGTTTTACCCTGCTGCTATGTTGGGCAATGGAAACAACATTCCCAACTGGTACTAAAGGTATTAAAAGGTATTGAATATGAGTACGACAGAAGTATACTTAGGTAATCCTAATTTAAAAAAAGCGAATGTTGCTACAGAGTTTACTCCAGAGCAAGTACAAGAGTATTTGAAATGTTCTGAAGACCCAGTATACTTCGTCACTCATTACATCAAAATTGTATCTCTTGACGAGGGTGTTATCCCTTTCAAGATGTATAATTTTCAGGTTGACATGGTTAAGAGTTTCCATGACAACCGATTCAATATTGCAAAACTTCCTAGACAGTCTGGTAAGTCTACTGTCGTTACTGCATACCTTCTTTGGTATGTTTTGTTCAATCAAAATGTCAACGTAGCAATCCTAGCAAACAAAGCAGCGACTGCGCGTGAAATGTTAGGTCGTCTACAACTGTCATATGAAAACCTCCCCAAGTGGCTCCAGCAAGGAATCCTCCAGTGGAACAGAGGTAGTTTGGAATTGGAAAATGGAAGCAAAATCCTGGCTGCATCTACTTCGGCTAGTGCCGTCAGGGGTATGTCTTTTAACGTTATTTTTCTGGACGAATTCGCGTTCGTTCCGAATCATATCGCTGACCAGTTTTTCAGTTCTGTTTATCCTACTGTATCATCAGGTAAGTCAACAAAAGTTATTATCATCTCTACTCCTCATGGGATGAACATGTTCTACAAACTCTGGCATGATGCGGAGAAAGGTAAGAACGAATATATTCCAACAGAGGTTCATTGGTCTCAAGTTCCTGGGCGTGATGCTGCATGGAAAGAGCAGACTATCAAGAACACATCAGAAGCACAGTTCAAGGTTGAGTTTGAGTGTGAGTTCTTAGGTTCGGTCGATACACTCATCAATCCAAGTAAACTGAGAACAATGCCTTATGTGGACCCTATTAAACAATCAAAGGGTCTTGCCTTGTATGAAAATGCAATTCCCGAACATAATTATATCATAACTGTGGACGTTGCGAGAGGTACATCCAATGACTATTCTGCGTTTATGGTTATGGATACAACTACCTTGCCCTACAAGGTTGTTGCACGCTATAGGAACAATGAGATTAAACCTATCGTATTCCCCAATATCATTGTTGATGTTGCAAAGAACTATAATAATGCTTACATCCTGTGCGAAGTAAATGACATTGGAGGACAAGTAGCAGACATTATCCAGTTTGATTTGGAGTATGAGAACTTGCTGATGGCAGCAATGCGTGGTCGTGCAGGACAGCAGTTAGGTCAAGGATTCTCTGGTAAGAAGACTCAGCTGGGTGTCAAAATGTCTAGTGCTGTGAAGCAGGTTGGATGTTCTAACCTCAAAGCATTGATTGAGGAAGACAAACTCGTTATTCCAGACTACGATACGATTGCAGAGTTAACTACATTTATTGTCAAGGGTCAGTCGTTTGCTGCAGAAGACGGATGCAACGATGACCTAGCAATGTGCCTTGTTATCTTTGGGTGGATGGCAATGCAACCATACTTCAAAGAGATGCATGATAATGATGTGCGTCAAAGAATCTATGACGACCAAAGAGAATCTATTGAACAAGATATGGCTCCGTTTGGTTTCATGGATGACGGACTAGGTGATGAGTATTTTGCAGATGCTCAAGGTGATGTGTGGCAGGTTGCGGAATACGGGGATAAATCCTATATGTGGGAGTGGAGATAAAGATTCAAAAATATAAATAATCCTAGACAACCCGATGACGGCATTTTACCTCTAGGAGAATTTAAACATGGCAGCCAATCAATCCTCGCCAGGTGTAGTCTTTCAGGAAAGAGACCTAACGACTATTACCACTTTATCGACCGCAAACGTCGGTCTTATTGCAGCACCTTTTACAAAGGGTCCTGTAGAACAAATCGTTGAAGTTTCTAATGAAAGAGAATTAGCCGAAGTTTTTGGCAAACCCAACGATTCTAACTATGAGTACTGGTATACTGCTTCGCAGTTCCTTTCTTATGGTGGAACCCTTAAAGCTGTTCGTGTTTCTTCTACAAATTTAAAGAATGCGGTTGCCGATAAAACTGGTTCTGTCGATACTATTCTGATTAAGAATCTCGACCAGTATGAATCTAGTGTTGAAGGTAACACTAATAATTTCTTCTGGGCAGCAAGAACTCCTGGCACCCTGGGTAATTCTATCGGCGTATTCATGACCGACGCTGGTGCAGACCAAATTGCCGTTCTTCCCGCTCCTGGTGCTGGTAACGATTGGGAATTTGTTGCTGACGAAGCACTCTCCGCAACATCTGGTGCTGCTGCCAAAGTTTACAAGTATAGCATTGTCTTAACTCTGGAAAATATTGTTGGTGACTTCGCTCCTGGTGTTGCAACAACTGTTACAATTACTGGTTCTCCAGAGAGCGTAAACGTTCTTGCATGGGACCCTGCTAACAAAAAACTTGAAATTGGTCTTCCTGGTGGTGGTGTTTCAGGTATCATCGGTGATGGTCAAGTTGTAACTCAAGGATCCAACACTGCAGATATTGCTAGTTCTGGTGTTGAGCGTAAATTGTATGTTGCTCTCAATAAGGATAGCATTGCATTTGCTGCTACCGACGTTGTAGATGATACTAATAGCAATAGCGCAACTATTACTTCTGTTCGTGACGAGTATACTGAGCGCGAATATCTGCCTGGTCTTAATTGGATTAATGTTGCTGGTCGTCCTGGAACAAGTCTTTATGCAAGTAATGTAGGTGGTCGTAACGACGAACTTCACATCGTTGTAGTTGACGTTGATGGTAAAATCACTGGTACAACTGGTGCTGTTCTTGAGCGTTTTATCGGACTTTCTAAATCATCTGATGCTAAAACTTCGATTGGTGAAACCAACTACTATGTAACTGTTCTCAAGCAGCGTTCTGAGTACCTCTATTGGGGTGGTCATGAAGATGACGTTTTTGCTGCAACTGCTACCCCTTCCGATGGTAACTGGGGACAAACCGCTGCTGCTCGTCAGTTTAACTTAGTTCGTTTTGCTGGTGGTTCTCAAGATTATCCCGCAGGACGTACAACAGTTGGCAGTGTAAACAATGCCACATCGTTCTATCGTCTTACCGATGGTGCTGACTATTCAACAGCTGGTGGTAACTATAGCGTTACAAATACTGATTTAGTAAGTGCATACGAACTCGGAGAAGACCCCGAATCTCAGCAAATTGATTTCATCCTTGCTGGTCCTTCTGGTGCAGATGATGCTGCAGCAATTGCTAAAATTACTTCTTTGGTAAACATTGTTGAAGAGCGTCGTGACTGCATGGTATTTGTTTCTCCTCGTAGAGCAAATGTAGTTGGCGTAGCTAATTCCACAACAGCAACCGATAATATCATCGATTTCTTCGATCAACTGCCTTCGTCTTCGTACACGGTATTTGATTCTGGTTACAAGTACATCTACGATAAGTACAATGATGTCTATCGTTATGTTCCTTGCAACGGTGATGTTGCTGGTCTCTGCCTACAGACAACGGAAGTTGCAGAACCTTGGTTCTCGCCTGCTGGTTTCCAGCGTGGTGTTCTGAGAAACGCAATCAAACTCGCGTTCACTCCTACCAAGTCTCAGCGTGACCGCTTATATGCTGCTCGCGTTAACCCCATCGTTTCATTCCCTGGTCAAGGTGTTGTTCTCTACGGAGATAAGACTGCTCTTGGATTTGCTTCTGCATTCGACAGAATCAACGTCCGCCGTCTGTTCCTCACCATCGAGCGTGTTATCAGTGGTGCTGCTAAGTCCCAACTGTTCGAACAAAACGATGAAGCACAACGTTCGCTGTTCCTCAACATCGTTGAGCCCTACCTGCGTGATGTTCAAGGTCGTCGTGGCGTAACCGACTTCCTGGTTAAGTGCGACAGCGACAACAACCCTGCAGAAGCAGTTGACCGTGGTGAGTTCTACGCAGAAATCTACGTTAAGCCCACCCGCACAATTAACTACATTACTCTGACATTCGTTGCTACCAGAACTGGTGTTGCATTTACTGAAGTCGCTTCCTGATAAAATACAAAATAATTTGAGGGTCTTCGGACCCTCTTTTTTTGTCTGAAAATATTACTTAGTCTAAATATTAAAGACGGAGACATTTTAAACCAATGGCAAAAAGAGGAACAATTGACGATTTTAAGGCAAATGTCGCATCCGACTTTGCTCGTCCTAATCTATTCCAAGTAGATTTGAACTTCCCTCAAGGTATTATCAATAATGCATCGCTAATTGAACTGGGTAAATTTACTGTTCGTGCAGCAAATCTTCCCGCTTCCAACATCGGTGTCATTGAAGTTCCTTTTAGAGGTCGTGTTCTGAAAATCGCTGGAGATAGAACGTTCGAACCATGGACAATTACTATTCAAAATGATAGTAATTTTGTTCTGCGTAATGCGTTTGAACTTTGGGCATCCAGCATTCAAGCATACAACGAGAACTTTACTTCTGCTGCAGGTCTCGGTGATTCCGATGATGCAACTGGTTACTTCGCTGATATGACTGTTCATCAGTTAGCACGCGATGTTAAGAACGGAGAGGCACCTAAGATTCTTAAGTCCTACAAGTTCTATAACGTTTTCCCAAGTGCAATTGCTGCAATCGACCTTGACTTCGGAAGCAATGATGCAATCGAAGAATTCACCGTTGAACTCCAGACTCAGTACTGGACTCCAGTTCAAGCAGGTGCGGATGCTTGATAAATAGACCAGGACCAATAAGCATATAACATAATGTCGAATCAGCTCTTCGGATTTTCACTTGAAAGAGCGAAGAAGGTCCCTAAGGGGCCTTCTTTTGTTCAAAAGGATAATATGGATGGTTCGCAACCGATTGTCGGTGGCGGATACTATGGATATTCTGTCGATTTTGACGGCACTATTCGTAATGACCATGAACTCATCTCTCGTTATAGAGAGATGGTAATGCAACCCGAGTGTGATAGTGCAGTTGATGATATTGTCAACGAAACTATTTGTGGAAATTTTGATGATGTTCCTGTTGAGGTTGAACTATCCAATTTAAAGGCATCGGATAAAATTAAAAAATTAATTCGTGATGAATTTCATGAGGTCTTAAGACTTCTGGATTTTGATAATCGTTCGTATGAAATCTTTCGTCGTTGGTACGTTGACGGAAGATTATTTTATCACAAAATTATCGACCCGAAGAATCCTCGTGCAGGTCTTTCAGAACTTCGTTATATTGACCCTCGCAAGATTCGCAAGGTCACTGAGTATGAAGTAAAGCGCCCAGAGGAACTGCGCGGCGTTGACATTAATACTCAACTTACCCAGAAAGCAGCAGAGTATTTTCTTTATAATCCCAAAGGGTTAAAGAATTCCACAAATCAGGGTATGAAGATTACCACTGATTCCATCTGCTATTGCCACTCTGGCATTCAAGATTTAAATAAAAACATGGTGCTTTCGCACCTACACAAGGCGATTAAGGCAGTCAACCAACTGAGAATGATTGAAGATTCTCTGGTTATCTATCGTTTGAGTAGAGCACCTGAGCGTAGAATCTTCTATATTGATGTTGGCAATCTTCCCAAAAATAAAGCGGAACAATACCTCCGTGAAGTTATGGGTCGATATCGTAACAAGATGGTTTATGATGCGAACACTGGTGAGATTAAGGACGACAAGAAGTTCATGTCCATGCTAGAAGACTTCTGGCTCCCTCGTCGTGAAGGCGGTAGAGGAACAGAAATCTCCACACTTCCTGGTGGACAGAATCTTGGTGAGCTGGAAGACGTTAAGTATTTTCAAAAGAAACTATACAAGGCACTCAACGTTCCTTCTTCTCGTTTAGAAACAGAAACGACTTTCAACATTGGTCGTGCTGCTGAGATTACTCGTGATGAAGTTAAATTCCAAAAGTTCATTGCACGTCTCCGTAAGAGATTTTCCGAACTCTTTACAGATTTACTTAAGACCCAACTCATTCTTAAGGGTATTATGACTCTCGAAGAATGGGAGGAAATGAAGGAGCATATTCAATTTGATTTTATTGCAGATAACTATTTTACCGAATTGAAAGAAATTGAAATTCGAAATGAGCGTATGAATCAGGTTAATAGTATGGACCCCTATGTCGGAAAATATTTCTCTGTTGAGTACATGCGTCGTCAAGTTCTTAAGCAGACTGAAACTGAAATGAAGGAGATTGATGAACAAATTGAAGCTGAAATGGAATCTGGTATTATTGCTGATCCTGCAGCGGAAATGGATCCTACTATGGCTGCTGGCGATGAAGTTGCCGCACCAGAAGCAGGCGGACAACAACCCCCCGCAGTAGAACCCAGTGATGCCCGCAGGGGTGAATTCTAAATAAACTAAATAATATACAGTGGGAGTATTATTATGCCTAGCGAAATTGCACAACAAATTGTAAATCAAATTTTTGGTGGAGAAAAAGCAGCAGCGATTGATTCAATCAATGATGCTTTAGGTGCAGCATCCTTCGATGCTATCAAAGCACGCAAATTAGATTTTGCCAAAAGTATGGGATTCGATTTACAAGATACTGGTCAGGATGCTGCAGATGAACTTGCAGATGATTTACCTGATGGTAATGAAGGTGTAGAAGATGTAGAAGTTGACGGGCGTATGCCCCATGAATCTCCTACGGACGAGTTACCTTAAGAAGAAACTACCGATGAAGACAATGAAACTGATAGCTGAAGAAATTACTCAGGTCGAATTTATCGCTGAGGAAAAAGAAGGCAAGAAGAATTACTTCATTGAAGGAATCTTCTTACAAGCGGAACTTCAAAACCGCAACGGTCGCATGTATAAGTTACCAACTTTACAGCGTGAAGTTGCTAAATACGACGAGAACTACATTCAAAAGGGGCGTGCTCTTGGCGAATTAGGTCATCCCGATGGTCCTTCCATCAATCTTGACAGAGTGTCACATAAAATTGAATCTCTCAGAGAAGATGGAAACAACTTCATTGGTAGAGCGAAAATTCTTGACACCCCCATGGGCAATATTGCAAAGAACCTCCTCGATGAGGGCGTCAAACTTGGCGTATCTTCCAGAGGCATGGGTTCTTTGGTTAAAAGAGAAGGATGCAACGTTGTTGCTGATGACTTCATGCTTGCCACTGCTGCTGATATTGTAGCAGACCCTTCTGCTCCAGATGCATTTGTTGACGGAATCATGGAAGGAAAAGAATGGGTTTGGGACAATGGAATTCTGAAAGAAGCACATATTGCTGCTATCAAGAATGAAATTGACCAGGCAACTCTTATTAACTTGCAGGAACGCAAAATTTCCGCGTTCTCCCAGTTTTTAAAGAGTTTGTGATTTATAAATAAATACAGACAACGCTAATGCATAACGGAGTTCAAACAAATGGCTGAGACCCAACAGGAGTTAGATAACATGGAGCAAGTGTCCGAAGGTTCTAATCCCGTCACCAAGAGTGCAAAACCTGCAGAAAAGTCCGACCTCAAGGACGAATCTCAGAAAGTACTTACGGTAACTTCGGATTCTGAAGAAGGTGCAAAGGGCACCAAGAACGCTGGCGCTTCTGCTGCTAAGGCAGTAAGTAAAGCATCTGCCCCTACGACCAAACCAAGTGACGCATCCGCTAAAATGGAGGAAACGGAAGATGGCGAAGAGGAAGTCCTCGCTGAAACCGAGTACGACTTTACTGAGGATGTTGACGCTCTTGTCGCTGGTGAAGAACTCAGCGAAGAGTTCCGTGCAAAAGCAGCAACAATCTTTGAAGCAGCAGTAACCGCTAAGGTTAATGCTGAAGTTGCAGCGTTGACAGAAGCATTTGAAGCTACTCTGACTGAAGAAGTCGAGAGCATCAAAACAGAATTGGCCGAGAAGGTAGACGACTATCTGACTTATGCCGCTAAGACTTGGATGGAGGAGAATGCTCTCCAAGTCGAGCATGGTATTAAAACTGATATGGCAGAGTCGTTCTTCAACGGTCTAAAAGGTCTCTTCTTAGAGCACAACTTTACTGTGCCTGAGGAGAAATTCAACCTGCTGGATGGCATGGTTGAAGAGCTTGATGAGATGGAAGCTAAACTCAACGAGCAAATCGACACCAATATTACTTTGAATAAGCGTATTGGTGAGTTTGTCAAAATGGAAATTGTGAACGAATGCGCTACTGGTCTCGCAGAGACTCAGAAGGAGAAGCTTGCTTCTCTCGCAGAGGGTGTTGAGTTTGAAACTGAAGAAGATTTTCGTAAGAAGATCGAAACGATTAAGGAATCCTACTTCACTAGAAAGGCTGAAACTGCATCTGCAGTTGAACCCACCGAAGAAGCATCGGAACCCCTTGTCGAATCTACAGTAAGCGGCTCGATGTCGAAATACGTCGATGCACTCGCTCGCTGGTCCAAATAATTGTAAACCCTATCTACTTACTTTCGGAGAAACAAATGTCTTTACAACACCTCCAGGAGAAGTGGGCACCCGTTCTGAATCACGATGCTCTCCCCGAGATCAAAGATTCCCATAAGCGTGGTGTCGTTGCACAACTCCTCGAAAACCAAGAGAGAGCACTGACTGAAGAGTCACGTATGCTTTCGGAAACACTCGCAACTGCTGGTACAGGCGGTTTCGGTGCAGACGCTACACCAACTGGTCCTAACGCAGGTTTCGACCCCGTACTCATCAGCCTGATTCGTCGTTCGATGCCTCAGCTGATTGCATACGACGTTGCAGGCGTTCAGCCCATGACTGGTCCTACTGGACTGATCTTCGCAATGCGTACTCAGTACGGTTCTGAGCGTAGCCCCGCTTCTGGCGATTACAGAGAAGCAATGTTCAACGAGCCTAACGCTGGTTTCTCTGGCGGTCCTGGCACTGGTCTTGCTAACTACGATCCTACCGCTTCTGGTAGCGCAGTCAACGATGCTGAAGGCACCAACCCTGGTCTCCTCAACGATAGCCCCCAAGGCACCTATGAGCTGACTGGCGATGCACAAGGCATGGAGACAACAACTGCTGAAGCACTTTCGGACGCTGCTGCTAATACAGCATTCCGTGAGATGGGATTCAGCATCGAGAAAGTTAGCGTTACTGCTAAGTCTCGTGCCCTGAAGGCAGAGTACAGCCTTGAGCTTGCTCAAGACCTGAAGGCGATTCATGGTTTGGATGCTGAGCAAGAGCTCGCTAACATCCTCAGCACCGAAATCCTTGCTGAAATCAACCGTGAAGTTGTTCGTACCATCTATGTAAACGCTGTTGCTGGTGCTCAGAACAACACTGCTACCCCTGGTATCTTCGACCTCGACGTTGACTCCAACGGTCGTTGGTCTGTTGAGAAGTTCAAGGGTCTGCTGTTCCAAATCGAGCGCGATGCAAACGCAATCGGTCATGAGACTCGTCGCGGGAAGGGCAACATCCTCATCTGTTCTGCTGACGTTGCTTCGGCACTCGGCATGGCAGGCGTTCTGGATTACACCCCTGCTCTCAACGGCAATAACGCTCTGACTGGTGTTGACGATACCTCCAGCACTCTGGTTGGTACTCTCAACGGCAAGATCAAGGTCTATGTTGACCCTTATTCTGCAAACGTAAGCGATAAGCACTTCTACGTTTCTGGTTACAAGGGCACCAGTGCATATGACGCAGGTCTGTTCTACTGCCCCTACGTTCCTCTCCAGCAGGTTCGTGCTATCAACCCTGATACCTTCACTCCAAAGATTGGCTTCAAGACCCGCTACGGCATGGTTGCGAACCCCTTCGCTAGAGGTCTGGCTCAAGGTTCTGGCGTTCTCGCTGCTAACACCAACCGCTACTATCGTCGTGTACAGGTTGCTAACCTGATGTGATATAAATACCTTTACCGTGTGAAGGAAGTGAGGGGGGTCGTTAAGACCCCTCTTTTTTTGTCCTAAATATTATGGGTGTGAATCTGACAACGTATGCTTTCTACACAATACAGGCTGCGACTAGAGTTTATTTGTAAATGTATTGCTAATGGCGAAGAGGTAAAATTGGAAGATATGATTTGGGCAGAAAAACTTGCCAAGTCATATACAACTGCAAGAGACTGGTTAAACAAAGCACGACGCCAGGCAGCAGGTGATATTGAAGAAGGTAGTATGGACGATTTTATGAATAGGATGGGACTAGGAGACCCCGACCCATCCAATCATAGTACGGGGTTTAAATCTGCAGATGAAATTGTAGATTGGTTCAAACAAGACAAACCTGATGATTGGAGACAACGCGACTAATGGCAAACTGGTATCAAGACCAACTTACGAACAAGAATTTTTTATCTCCCATAGGATTTTTATTCATATTGGATAAAGCACCTAAGGTTTCATTCTTGTGCCAGAGAGCAGAAATTCCAACACTATCTCTCGGAGAAGTTAATATTCCTACCCGTGGAATGGTTTCAATTCCAGTAGAAGGTAATATTCGGTATGGTGATTTTTCTGTAGAATTCATTGTTGATGAAGACTTGAAAAATTACATGGAATTGCACAACTGGATGCGTGCATTAGGTACTCCACAATACTACGACGAACGGAGAGATTGGAGAAACAAATATGCAGAGTCCCCTTCAGAGGACCCAAGATTCTCCGATGCCACATTACAAGTATTAAACAACAATAATAATGTAAATTTTGATGTTGTATTTAAGGGGTTATTCCCTGTAGATTTATCTACACTTGCATTTGATGTAACTAGAAGTGATAATGATTACTTTACTGCTACAGCGACATTCAAGTATACACTTTACGAAATCAGAAATGTAAACTCGCAAACAAGAAGATGATTGAATTTGAGCACCAATGGGGTGGTCAAGATACTTGGTATACAAAATCAAAACGATGGGCAAACAAACAAAAGTTTCCCATCAGTCACCTTGCACTGGGATTTATTGAATGGTTGTATAAACATTGGGTGGATGGTAAAGTAGAGATGGAGATGGCATCCATCGACAAACAAGTTAAATACATTGGAGAAATTTGGGACAAAGAAGATGAGCTCAACCGACAACCAACAGTGGAAGAGGGACCTTCTAGCGTGCCCGACCTTCCCACTCTCAGAATTAGAAATCCAGTTGTTGAGAGAGGGACCGAAGAGTCTGGCACAAGCGTGGCACCTCCAAGCAATACGATACAGATACCTGACCCATGGGATTACTCAGGAGACTGGAACGACGCACAAATAGGATTTTATCATGAATTTAGAAACACTTCAAGAAATGTGGAAGACTGATTCCGTATTGGATGATGACCTCCATGACAATGACTCTTTGAAAATTCCCCAACTTCATATGAAGTATATGGAATATCATAATACTTTTTCTCTCATGAAACGAGAAAGAGATATTGAAATGAAACGCCTCATCAAAGACAAATGGTTGTATTACAAAGGTAAAGCACCAGCGGCAGTATATAAAGAGATGCCGTTTGACTTGAAGCTTACAACCAAAGAAGAAATTTCCATGTTCATCGAAGCAGATGAAGAGATTGGAAAATTACAATTTAAGATTGACTACATAGAACAAGTTCTCTTCTTTCTTGATGGTATTTTGCGACAAATTAATAATCGCAATTTTCAAATCAAGAATGCAATTGAGTGGAAACGTTTTCAATCTGGAATGTAATGAGATACGGCTGCCCTTATAAGGTCATCCATCTAGATGACCAGTCTATGAATTTGGTAAAAAGAGCAATAAATTCAACAGAACTTGTATGGGAAGAAGGTATTGTACATGATGGAGTATCAAGTAGAAAACCCAGACAATCGGAAGTTGCTTGGATAAACGACCCATATTTGGATAATTTACTTTTAAAATATGTTCAATATGTAAATTCTGGTTGTGATTGGAATTTAAAAATAACTGGCGTAGAACCTATACAGTTTGGTTCTTATCCTGTAGGAGGATTTTATGATTGGCATGTAGACCAACACTCTGCACCAGAAAAGGTGGTGAGGAAACTAAGTATGTCACTTTTCCTCAATGAGGACTACGAAGGAGGCGAGTTTGATATCGAGATATATAAACCAGGGGCAGAACAAAGATTTGATACAATCAAATCAAAAACAGGTTCTGCAGTATTTTTTCAAAGTGACCAGTGGCATAGGGTTAGACCCGTTACTTCTGGACTGAGAAAATCCCTTGTAGCATGGTTCTATGGTCCCCCATATGTCTGATTTGATTATCCGCAAAAAGAATGAAGTTTATCTAAAGGTTGAGGCAGAACCTCACATTAACTACGAACTCGCAGACTTCTTTTGTTTTGAAGTTGAGTCTGCAAAGTATATGCAGAAACAACGCCGTTGGAAAGGTTGGGATGGAAAAATCCGTCTTTATTCCCCAGCGACGGGAGAGATTTATTGCGGTCTCTTAGACTATCTCTTGGACTGGGCGGATGAAAAAGGTTACAAGTATAAGATGCAAGACTGTAAATTCTTTGGTCATCCTCTAGACCAGAATGATTTTATTACTCCTCAGGGTGTTGCATCTTTCGTAAAATCTCTTCATCTACCTTATCCCGTTCGGGATTATCAGTATAAAGCAATATACGAGGCACTAAAATATAATAGACGACTTTTATTGTCACCAACAGCTTCTGGAAAGAGTCTGATGATTTATGCATTAGTCCGCTTCCATGTAAACGCTGACAGGAATGTCCTCATAGTAGTCCCTACCACTAGTTTGGTGGAGCAGATGTACAAGGACTTTGAGGAATACGGATGGATGTGTTCCGAAAACTGCCACAAAATATATGCGGGGCAAGAAAAATACACGAATCATCAGGTGGTAATTACCACTTGGCAGTCTATCTACAAGGAACCGCGTAAGTGGTTTGACAGGTTCGATGTCGTGATTGGTGATGAGGCACACCTTTTCAAAGCTAAATCTCTGACTTCGCTGATGGGTAAGTTGCATGAGTGTAAGTACAGGATTGGATTTACGGGTACGCTTGATGGTGCAAATGTTAATCAGTTAGTTCTTGAAGGTGTCTTTGGTAGATGCTCACAGGTTACCAAAACTGCTGTATTAATGCAAGCAGGTCATGTTGCCAAACTCAAAGTAAAGATTGTTCTTGTCAAGCATGAGGAAAAACTTTTTGAGGGGTATCAAGATGAAATCGGATACCTTGTAGAACATGAAGGTAGAAATAAATTTATCCGCAATCTCGCATGTGATTTGAAGGGAAACACCCTGGTACTATTTAACTACGTAGAGCGTCACGGAGTCCCTCTTTATGAGATGATAAATAGTTATACCGACCGACCAGTACATTTTGTACACGGTGGAGTGGATGTTGATGACCGTGAAGACATCAGATTGCTAACCGAACAGTCTGACAATGCAATCATTGTTGCTTCTTATGGCACTTTCTCTACAGGCATTAACATTAAAAATTTACACAACGTTATTTTTGCTTCTCCTTCTAAGTCCAGAGTGAGGAACCTTCAATCAATAGGTCGTGTTCTAAGGAAAGGTCAAAATAAATCACAAGCAACATTATATGATATTGCAGACGATATCTCCACTGATATGGGTAATAACTATACCCTCAATCATTTAATGGAAAGAGTCAAGGTATATAACGAAGAAAAATTTAATTATGAAATCATAGATGTCAAAGTAAAAGCTTATGATTAATTACGCAAAACATGATGAAGACTTTTATGGGGTCATCAAACTCACTAATGGTGAGGAGATACTTGCTAAAACAGTTTTAACAGAAGATGAAGGAGAAACTCTTGTTTTCATTTCTTCTCCTGTATTGATTCAACACGTCATGAAAGATCTTCCTGATGGAAAGACCATAAAGGCAATGGGATTTGCAACTTGGATGCAGATGTCTGACGAAGAGTTTTTTATCCTTCGTGAAAAAGATATTATTACAATCGCATCGATGAGCAAAGAAGTTATCTTTATGTACGAAACGTTTATAAACAACGGAGAAGAATTTGACCCCGATAAATTTCAATCACAAGAACTAAAGGATTCCAATCTTCATATTGAACCAGATTCGAAGATGGGATACCTAGGTAAGGTTGAAGAAGCTAGAAAGTTATTTGAAGAAATCTATAAAAGCTCTAATAACTCTTGAACCCTGACATGGTTATTCTACTCAGAATTCAGATATCTGTCAATAGTTTGTTGTCTTGTCAGATTAATAATTTTATGTTACAATAAAAACAATAAAAGGATATCTTATATGAAAGCAGTTAAAAAGCAAAAACAACATTACGTTGATAACCAGGAGTTCTTGGCAGAAATTACCAAGTACCAAAGAAAGGTTAGAAATGCTGCTGTCAAAGAACATCCAGAAGTTCAAGACTTCAATGAGCAGCAATATAGAGAATTTTTAAAAAAATGGAAAAGTTCAAATAGACCTAGGGTAGGAAATTATCTAGGAAGTTGCTTCTTGAAAATTGCAACCCACCTTTCATACCGTCCTAACTTTATTAATTACATGTATAAAGATGACATGGTTTGTGACGGTATTGAAAATTGTATTCAGTACATTGATAATTTCAATCCAGAAAAGTCAAACAATCCTTTTGCTTATTTTACCCAGATTGTTTACTATGCATTCTTAAGAAGAATTGCAAAAGAAAAAAAGCAATTGGAAATCAAAGATAAAATTCTTGAGAAGTCTGGATATGACCATGTGTTCTCTATTGATGGAGACAGTCATGCAGATTACAATCAAATCAAATCTCGCATTGAGTTGAATACAAAACGATGAAAGAAGAAGAAAAGAAAATCTTGGCTCAAATGCAACTTACCAATGTCACCAAACTTCTTGACGGCAAGTTGCAGCACTTGACATGCAGTGACTATAGTGGTAAAGTGAAACGCAAATATGTGATTGAGTATGAAGATCCTTCTGATAACTGACCAGCACTTCGGTGTTCGGAATGACAATCAGCATTTTATCAATCACTATAAGAAGTTTTACAACGAGATAGTTGTACCTTTCATCAAGGCATCTAACATTAAGCATGTGATTGCTCTTGGTGATACCTTTGACAAACGAAGGTCTGTCAACTTCATGTCTCTAAATGAGGCAAAAGAAATGTGGTTTAATCCTCTTGAGGAAATGGGTGTGCGTATGCACATGTTGACGGGTAATCATGACATCTATTACAAGAATACCCTGAGAATCAATGCTCCCCGAGAACTACTTGGAGAATACGGTAACATCGTCATCCATGACAGTCCAACTACTGTTATGTTTGACGGTCTTTATATACTGCTTCTTCCTTGGATTTGTGATGGAAACCGAGATGAGTCATTACGAGAAATCCAGACTAGTCCTGCACGGGTCTGCATGGGTCATCTTGAGCTTAATGGTTTTGAGGCTCACCCTGGGCATGTGATGGAAAACGGAATGGATAAGAATATCTTTTCTAATTTTGATAGAGTCTTTAGTGGACATTATCATATGAAGTCTAAGAAGGATAACATCACCTATCTTGGCAACCCGTATCAGTTATATTGGAATGATTATGGATGCAAGAGAGGATTCCATGTATTTGATACTGAAACTCTCAAGACAACTTTCTACCGAAATCCCTTTGATACTTTTCATAAGTTGTATTATAATGGTGGAGTTACTTTACCAGATGAGAATGAACTCAAGGGAACATTCGTCAAACTGATTGTAGAGGACAAGGGAGACTATGCAAAGTTTGATTATACAGTCAAACAGTTGCAAGACATGTCTCTTGGTGACCTCAAGATTATTGAAGACCTTAGTGTAGAACTGGAAAATTCTGATTCTGTACTGGAAACCGAAGATACGATGACCCTCTTGGACAACTACATAGATGAAATAGACCTCAAAGTAAATAAGTCTAATATCAAAAATGTAATGAGGTCGTTGTATATGGAGGCATCAGAACTCTAATGTATGTTTTAACAGAAGTTGGGTCTGGTGGAGTTTATGCCACTAAAAATCAAAATGGTATTAAATCTGTGCATGTTTTTGAGAATGAAGATGATGCCATCAGATACCATGAACTTCTAAAAGCAAATGGATACAAGAGAGAGCTTGAAATATTTGAAGTTGATGCTAAACTGGTTGCTATAAATTGCCAGACGCATGGATACGCATTTTCCATTATTTCATCTGACGAACTGATTATTCCCCCATCTGATATATGATTACTTTTGAAACTATTCGTTGGAAGAATTTTCTTTCGACAGGTGACCAGTGGACTGAGATTGATTTTTGTGAGTCTCCATCAACACTTATTGTAGGTTCTAACGGCGCAGGAAAGTCCACTATGTTGGACGCCCTGTGTTTTGGTTTGTTTGGCAAAGCATTCCGTAAGATTAACAAACCGCAATTGATAAATAGTATTAACGAGAAAGGTCTGAAAGTAGAGGTGACCTTCTCTATTGGTAAGGACGAATACCGTGTGTTTAGAGGCATTAAACCTAACGTATTTGAACTTTACAAAAACAACAAATTAATAGACCAGGATGCAGCAACCAAAGACACCCAAAAGTATCTTGAACAGTCAGTCCTCAAGCTCAACTTTAAATCTTTTACACAAGTTGTCATCTTGGGAAGTTCAACATTTGTACCGTTCATGCAACTCCCAGCGGCTCATCGACGGGAAGTAATTGAAGACCTGCTTGACATTAACATCTTCTCTAACATGAATGGACTGCTGAAGGATAGAATCCGTGCAGCACAAGGTCAGAGTAAAGATTGTCAGCATATGTTGCAACTCTCTGAGGAGAAAGTATCGTCTCAGGTAAAACTGATTGAGTCTCTTCAGGAAGTTAATGACTCTCGCCAAGAAGAAAAGCGAAAGCGTCATGCAGAAAACTGTGAAAAGATGACTGGTCTTGTTGCTCAAAGACTTGAGAAGAATGCAGAACTAGAAAAACTTGAATCTACTGTTGTTAAACCTGAAGAGCAACGTAAGTTTGTTCAGAAAATGCGACAGGAACAGGCAGACAAAAAGTCTGAACTGAAGATTATCACAAAGGACTTGCAGTTCTTCAAAGAGCATAATGTATGTCCCACTTGTGAACAGGACATTGATGCCGACTTCAAGAAGGACAAGGTTGGCACCATGACCAAAGTGGGCAAGGTTCTTACTAAAGAAATCTCCCAGTTTGCCGATGACATTGAAGAGGCAATGAAAGTCATTACAAAGATGGATGACAACTGTGCAAAACTATACGAACTTCGTAGCGATTACAATACTCTTGACCGAGAGATTGTTCGTATTGAGTTTGAGAATCTTCAAATCTTAGATGAGATTAGTACACTCAATGCCCGTCCTAATATTCAGGACCAAGAAAAAGAATTAAACGTATTACAAGAACAGCATAAACAAACACAATCCGATTGTGCATCTGTAAGTCAGAGACTAGATGAGTTTCAAGTTGTTAATTCCCTCCTCAAAGATTCTGGAATCAAGAGTCAGATTATTAAGAAGTACATTCCCATCTTCAATAAACTGATTAATAAATATCTTCAGTCCATGGACTTTTTTGTTAATTTTACATTAGATGAAGAGTTTAACGAGGTTATTAAAAGTCGCTTCAGGGATGAATTTAGTTATTCGTCATTTTCTGAAGGAGAAAAACAAAAAATCGACCTAGCACTTTTGTTTACATGGCGTGAAGTTGCCAGAATGAAGAACAGTGTTTCTACTAATCTTCTGATTCTGGATGAAGTATTTGATTCTTCTCTTGATGCTTCTGCTACTGGTGAACTACTTTCTATTCTTAGGGGATTGGGTAAAGAAACGAATCTTTTTGTAATTTCCCATAAAGGAGACATACTTGTAGATAAGTTTCTTAGGACTTTGAAATTTGAAAAGGTAAACGATTTTTCGAGAATGTGCGATGAATCATAGATATGAAGTTCAAACTTGGGATGAACAGCACAAGTGTGTTAGGTTTCATTCTGTAGTAGATGCTATTGACTATGAAGATGCTGCCCAAGTAATACGAGGGTTGCACCCAGAACAAAACGTTATTTCAGTTATTAGAAAAGCCAATGATTGACAACACTTGCGTAATCTATACCAACGGTAGCCAAGAGTGTGAGAGAGTTTCTTCTCTCTTAAAATATCTTGGCGGCGAATGTCATGAGTACAAACTTGACTGCCATTTTTCCCAGAGAGCATTTGAGGCAGAGTTTGGTAAAGGTGCTGAGTATCCTCAAGTTGCCATCGGGTCAAAGCATATTGGTAGTCTGAAAGAAGCACTTCAATACTTGAACGACAATGGTGTATTGAATGGGAAAGCGTAAGTCTGCATGGAGAATCTGGGCAAAAGCACTAGGAGAGAAATCAGGTAAAGATGACAAAGAATCAGATATCATTGCTTGTATACGGACTTTTATATTTCTCACTTATCTTGTCACTAATGTTGCCATTGTTGCAAACGCAGTGAGGCATTGGGACGATGCGAAAACTGTCCCACCTGTTGCCTCCTGCCCATATGAGGTGCTATAATACACAGGTAAACGACGGAAGCGGATGAACACTCAAGAAGTCAAAGGCACTCTCGCCAAACTACTGGCAACCGAGAACCTGACCGTAGAGCATCGTAAGGTCTCTACTGCCTGTTTTGATGTTGATAAACGTCTCCTTATCCTTCCTATCTGGAAGACCGCTTCTAACACCGTTTACGACCTGCTGGTAGGGCATGAGGTCGGTCATGCCCTATACACCCCCAACGAAGACATTAGGGGCGTCTCCAAGGCGTTTGTGAATGTCCTAGAGGATGCTCGCATTGAACGCATGATGAAGGTGACCTACCCTGGTCTTCGTAAGTCCTTCTTTGAAGGATACCGTGAACTATGGGAACAAGATTTCTTTGGAGTAAAGAACGATGATATTTCTACCCTGTCTTTGATTGACCGCATCAATCTGTACTTCAAAGGAAATCCTGAAGTTCCCTTTGCCGACGAAGAAATGATTTGGGTGCAACGAGCATCCAAGACTAAAACCTTTGCTGAGGTTATTGCACTTGCAAAAGAACTCTGGGAGTATGCAAACCAAAAGCAAGAAGAAAAAGAGGCAATGGCAATGCCTCAATCTGAAGACGGTCCTCCTGCTGACCGTGAAGAGGAAGTGAATCCTACCTCTCAAGATGGAGAGAGTATGACTCATGAAGAAATGCTTGAAGAAGCAGAAAAGCGCGAGTCCGAAAATGAAAATAGAGACCCTGCTCAACTCGATGTTCCTTCCTATCAAGGTGGAGGAGAAGTTGATGAGACTGAATCTGTCACTGAGGATGCACTTTCTCAGGCACTAGAGACTCTGATTGATGACAATGCTAAGGAATGGGTGTATCTGACCACGCCTAATATTGATGTCAATGACTACATCGTTCCTTTCAACACCATTCAAGAAACTCTGCGCTTCCATTTCTATGGTCGGGCATTTGATTCTAAAGATAGTCAGGACTATTACTTTGGCAATCTTGAGTATGCACTAAATCACTACGAAACTTTCAAGAAAGATACTCAAAAGACTGTCAACTATCTGTGCAAGCAGTTTGAAATGAGAAAGTCTGCTGACGAATACAAACGTGCAGCAACTTCTAAGACGGGTGTTCTTGACACCAACAAACTGTTCAAGTACAAACTCACCGAAGACATCTTTAAGAAAGTCACTACCATTCCCGAAGGTAAGAATCACGGTCTAGTGATGCACCTTGACTGGTCTGGTTCTATGCAAAATCAGATGCTTGATACTCTCAAGCAAGTTTATAACCTGGTTTGGTTTTGTAAGAAAGCAGGTATTCCTTTCCGAGTGTATGCTTTCCAATCTGGATACGGTTTTGAAGACCGTTACAAAGAAGAGATTACTCAGAAAGAAAACGAACTTGCCCTTTCTCCTGACTTTCGTTTACTAGAGTTGTTCTCTTCTCGCCAGAACAAACAGTCTCTGGAGAAATCCATGCAACTGGTTTACACTCAGGTGTTTGCCATGAATGGTCATCGCATCAGTTGCTGTCAGGAATACAATCTTGGTGGCACTCCTCTTGCTGAGGCAGTGTATTGCACTCGCCAGATTGTTGCTCAGATGAAGAAGGTTGAGCGTGTCAGTAAGGTTAATGTCATCTGTCTCACTGACGGTGAAGCAAACCCGATGAGTTACATTCAAAGCATTCCTGAAGAACATCGCTATCATGACCGAGAGTTTAAGTACTCTTATCTGTGCCACCAACGGCATAAAGTATTCTTCCTCCGTGATAGTTTGACGGGGTATACTCGGAAAATTTCCGCTCAACCCTATGAAACTACGAAAGAAATTGTTTCTTTCTATCGTGAGATTACTGATTACAACTGGGTTGGCATTCGCATTTGTACCAAGAATGACCTAACTCGTCTTGTTCGTGAGTTTGCAAATGACGAATTTGATGCTATTGACAAGCAGTGGAAGAAAGAACGATTTGCTTCGATTAAAAAAAGAGCAGGATTCAGCGAATCTTTCTACATGCCTACTACTGGAATTGGAGAGTCTTCTCAGGATATTGAAGTGAAGCAAAAGAAAGAAGTTGCCACTAAAGCAGAATTGACTCGTGCTTTCAAGAAGCACATGGGTTCTAAGATGGCAAACAAAACTATTCTTAATGCCTTTATTGAGCAGATTGCTTGACAGAGGCATCTTTTTAATATATAATCAAAACACATCTCATCCGAGTTCAAAAACATTAAGAATCTAGAGACATGAAAGAAACCAGCAGACTTGTTAAAGGAAACGCTCACTGGTCGGTTATCAAAACTGACAACGAAAGATGTTACCAACTCACTCTTGCTCTAGCAGAGTTGAATGGTGGCATGGAGGCTCTTAATGATTTTATTCATGATAGTTCTAGGGTGCAAAAGTTTTGCGGAGTAAGGCAAGTATTTGATGCTCATTGTATGGAACGAAGTGACACCGAAGAATATCTTGCTACTTCGGATGCCTTTGACAAAGGGTTCAGTCGTCATCTTCAGACTACTAAAAAAATTCGTGGTAAAAGAGTTCATACCTTTGAACGATTTAAAAAGTATTATGCAAGATGGAAAAAAGAAAATAAGAACACCCCTGTGGAAGACACTGAACCCACTCCAGTTCCTGTAATTAATACTGATTTTTCTGGATTAAATTTTAAATTCACTGAAGCAGAAGAAACTCCTTCCACCAATGTCTCGGATGAAATTGCAGATATCATTAAACTTTCTGAAAAGTTTACTACTATTGAAAGTCCTAGTGGTTGGAAAGTATCCCGATGAAATGTAAAGTTCAACTCTATAAAGCAGGCACCGTCTTTGATGAGATTGTGATTGCTCGGGACTACGATGATGCCCGAAAAGTAGCACTAGCAAGAAACCCTGGTGCTCAAGTCATGGGTGTGACAGTGGTGTTCGATTGAACAACTGTCCACTAGACCCTCCCGCAAGGGGGGGTTTTCTGCTATAATTACAAGGTAATCGAGAGGAGAGCAATGCCCCGCAAGTCTGAAGTCACTACTGCCAATCTGGTTGACACTCTGACACAGATGTTTGGTTCTGAAGTTGACGCTGACCATGTTCGTGCTGCTTCTTCTGAACTGGGTGTATCCTATGTTACTGCCTGCAAGCGCCTGAACTCTTATAAATCTGGTAGGGGTAAGTGGAATCTTACTGCTCAAGAAATTGAGCGTGCTTATGAAGCACCTTCTGCTCAACCTGCTGCTGAAGTAAATTACATTCCCGAAAAAGATGATTCCTACGTCCAGTTTGGTAACTTTCAGTCTATTAAAAAGGTTATTCAGTCCCGTCAGTTTTATCCTATCTTTGTTACGGGTCTGTCTGGAAATGGTAAAACCTTTTCCGTTGAGCAGGCTTGTGCTGCAGCGAAGCGAGAGTTGATTCGTGTCAACATCACCATCGAAACAGATGAAGATGACCTTATTGGTGGCTTCCGTCTCGTTGATGGTGATACTGTTTGGCACAACGGTCCTGTTATCGAAGCTCTGGAAAGGGGAGCTGTGCTGCTTCTAGATGAAATTGACCTTGCCTCTAATAAGATTCTTTGTTTGCAATCTGTTCTGGAAGGCAAAGGTGTTTTCCTGAAGAAGATTGGTCGCTATGTTCGCCCCACTGAGGGATTTACTGTGATTGCTACTGCCAACACCAAGGGCAAAGGTTCTGATGATGGTCGCTTTGTCGGCACCAACATCTTGAACGAAGCATTCCTTGAGCGTTTCCCTGTGACTTTTGAGCAAGAGTATCCTACTGCAACTGTAGAAACTAAGATTCTGCAGAATGTTGGTGCTGATGACCAGTTTGCTGAGAACCTTGTCAAGTGGGCAGGCGTTATCCGTAAGACCTTCTTTGACGGTGGTGTTGATGAAGTCATCACTACCCGCCGCCTGGTGCATATTGTTCAGGCATATCAAATCTTTGGTGACCGCCTTGACGCGATTACCAAGTGTGTCAATCGCTTTGATGATGACACCAAACAATCTTTCCTTGACCTGTATACTAAGGTTGACGCAGGCGAGGATTCCGAGTACAATGAGAACGAAGACTCTATTTGATTATGAACAAGTACAATGAAAATGCAATTCTAGATGAGTTGCGTACTTACATCACCGATACCTATCGTCAACACTATTCTACTGGTGATGATGGCATCCAAACCCTTGATTTGATTGAAGCATGTGGTGATGGTGAAGCATTCTGTCGGAGCAACATTCTGAAGTATGCTTCCCGATACGATAAGAAGGGCACTGCCCGTCGTGACATTATCAAGGTGTTGCACTATGCAGTTCTTCTACTGCACTTCAATGATAAAAATGCCAACCGTGAGGAGTATCCTAATCGATGACTGTTATTTCCCGTCCCACTATTGATGTACTGAAAAACTTCTGTTCTATTAATAAGTCTATTGTTATCAAACCTGGTAACAAGATTTCTACTCTTAGCATCAACAAGAACATTCTTGCTATCGCTGATGTCGAAGAACAGTTTGACACGCAGATTTCGATTTACGACCTGGGTGTATTTCTTGGTGGTCTATCTCTGTTTGATGCTCCTAAGATTGATACTAGCAATACTAACTTCGTAACTGTTAGTGATGTTACTGGTCGCTCTAAGACTCGGTTCTTCTATGCCGACCCCGATGTTATCACCCAACCTCCCGAGAAGGAAATTCAGATTCCCTCTTCAGATGTAAAGTTTCGTCTGGATGCTGCTGTTTTGAAACAACTTGGACAAGCTGCTAGCATCTATCAACTGCCTGACCTGTGCCTCTATGGTCACGATGGTTCTATGCAACTTTGTGTAACTGACAAGAAGAATGATACTTCTAACAGTTATTCGGTTGAAGTTGGTGAAACTGAGGATGAGTTCTGTTTCTGTTTTAAGGTTGAGAACTTGAAACTTCTTGCTGGTGACTACAACGTTACTGTCAGCAAGCACAACGTTGCTTTGTTCCAAGGTGACGGTATCAAATACTTCATTGCGTTGGAGCCTAACAACTGATGAGACACGTCCTGTTCACCCTTAAGGGGTGTAGTATGGTTCTTCTTGACGATGAGCAATACATTAGGGATGTAATCTATCATGCCAGTTTGAAGTGTCAGTCTAGTTTGCTGGCACTTAACTCGCATAAGTTTCACCCTCAAGGTGTAACTTGTGTGGCAATGCTTGCTGAAAGTCACATTAGCATTCACACTTGGCCAGAGTTGGGAATGGCAGTTTGTGATGTCTTCACTTGTGGAGACCACACTACACCTAATGATGGTGTAGAATACATGAGGCAGATGCTTCATGCATCTAATATTATTAGTCGTGAATTTGTACGTCCTTTAGAATGAATGATTTTTTGTGGGTGGAGAAGTATCGTCCTCAGACTGTGGACGAATGCATTCTTCCTGATGCCGTAAAAGACACCTTTAAGAGTTTCATTGAGCAGGGTGAAATCCCCAATCTGCTGCTCTCTGGAACTGCTGGTGTCGGCAAGACTACTATTGCCAAGGCACTTTGTAATGAACTTGGAGCCGATTACTATGTTATCAATGGGTCCGATGAAGGTCGATTCTTGGACACTGTACGCAATCAGGCAAAGAACTTTGCTAGTACTGTGTCTCTCACTGCTTCTGCTCGTCACAAGGTTCTTATCATTGATGAGGCAGATAACACAACAGCGGATGTACAACTACTCCTTCGTGCAAGTATCGAAGAGTTCCAGAAAAACTGTCGGTTCATATTCACTTGTAACTTCAAGAATAAGATTATCGAACCCCTACATAGTAGGACGACGGTCGTAGAGTTTAATGTTCGTGGGCAAACTAAGCAGGAGTTGGCAGGTGCTTTCTTCAATCGTTGCCGAGATATCCTCCAACGCGAGGAGGTCACCTTCGCTCCTAGAGTTGTGGCAGAAGTCGTACAAAAATACTTCCCCGACTTCCGACGCACCCTCAACGAACTCCAACGATATGCGAGCACAGGGTCTATCGACACTGGCATTCTGGCGACACTAGGTGATGCTAACGTAGACTCTCTTGTAGAGGCACTGAAGAACAAGAAGTTTAACGATGTCAAGAAGTGGGTGACTCAGAATCTTGATGCTGACCCGACTTCTATTATGCGTAAACTTTATGATAATCTGTCTGGTGTGATGGATGGTCCTAGTATTGCTGCAGCGGTTTTAATTATTGCCGAGTATCAATATAAGTCTGCTTTTGCTGTAGACCAGGAGATTAATCTTCTTGCTTGCCTAACTCAACTGATGCTGGAGTGTAATTTCAAATGAAGGTATATTCAGTTAGGGATTACATAGTCCAACAATATGATTATAGGAATAAAACGTTTTCTCAAATTAGATCTCTCCTGGTATCAGGAGGATATAAAAGGAAAGATGGATGCAACTACACACACGCAGATGTGAAAACGATGTATCATCAACATAAAGATGATCTAAAAAATCTTGAGATTCATCAAGATATAGAAAAGAGAACCCAAGAAATTGCTGCAAAACAAGAAGCAAATGAAAAAGAACATCAACGCCGATTAGATTTAGAAGAATGGACTGATGAAGTTCTTGGAAAGTGTGATAAGTGTAATTCTGGATTGTGTAAAAAAGTGCTCACCCATTGGACTCATCATCACGCTAAATCACAATGTGAAAAGTGTGGTGCGTTTCACAAATGGTTACCTAACCCCAACAAGCAAAACCAATGAAAGACGTAAAACTGATTCTATGACTTCTTTGAAAACCCCCCTTCGTTATCCTGGTGGAAAGTCTCGTGCTATTAAGAAGATGGCAGAGTTCTTTCCCCTGTTTCAAGACTATAAAGAGTTTCGTGAACCTTTCCTTGGTGGCGGTTCTGTGGCACTCTACATTACTCAGATGTATCCTCATCTAGATATCTGGGTGAATGACTTGTACGAACCTCTTTATAACTTCTGGCGTGAACTTCAGCACAACGGCAATGAAATTAAAAACATCCTTATCCAACTTAAACAAAGGCACATTGACCCCAGTTCGGCAAAGTCTCTTTTCCTGGATGCTAAAGAGTATCTCTCTAAACCAATCGGAGAGACTACTGCTAAGGACCGTGCTGTTAGTTTCTACATTATTAACAAGTGCTCTTTTTCTGGTCTCACTGAGTCCTCATCCTTTAGCGCCCAGGCGTCCGACAACAACTTTTCGATGCGAGGAATCGACAAACTCCCTTACTACAGCAACCTCATCAGAAACTGGAAAATTACTAACTTGTCATACAATGAATTGATGACAGACGATAAGAGTGTCTTTATGTACCTAGACCCTCCGTATGAAATCAAGTCAAATCTTTATGGAAAGCGTGGCAACATGCATAAAGGATTTGACCATGATGAATTCTTCTATACCTGCGACAGGTATGTTTGTGACCAGATGGTTTCCTATAACTCCTCCAATCTAATCAAGTCACGCTTCATTGATTGGAAACCTTATGAGTATGACCATACTTACACCATGCGTTCTGTCGGGGATTACATGAAAGAACAGCAACAACGCAAAGAACTCTTGCTTCTAAATTATGTCATTTGATGAGCGTTATCCCCTAAAGGATTATCTGAACTCTATCAATCTTTCTAAAAAGAATTTGATGGAGGATGAAGACCCCCTTTGGGAAAAGAATTATCCTCCTTATATTATCAACAAGTGTATGTCACATCACATGGATACAGTGATGTTTGCAAACGAGATGAATCAGTATCCTGGACTAGATAAGAAACTACAGTATGATTTCTTTATAAATACGGTGAGACCTCGCAAGAGATTTTCTCCTTGGGGTAAAAAAGAAAAGGTGAAGGATATTGAACTTGTCAAAGAGTTCTATGGTTATTCAACCGAGAAAGCAATGCAAGCACTCAGGATTCTTACCGACAACCAACTTGAAATTATTAAAGATAAACTGAATAAAGGGGGTAAGAAAAGATGAGTGAACTTAAAGAAGTTCAATGGACAAAAGAAGATATGGTAGAAGTGAACTTAAAGGAACCTGATGATTTCCTGAAAGTTCGTGAGACTCTTACTCGTATTGGAGTTGCTTCTCGTAAAGAAAAGAAACTGTATCAGTCTTGTCACATTCTTCACAAGAAAGGTCAATACTACATTGTTCACTTTAAAGAACTGTTTGCGCTTGATGGTAAGCGTGCAAATCTTTCAGAGAACGATGTTCAGAGACGTAACCGTATTATCAAACTGCTGTCTGACTGGGGACTTGTAGAGATTGTTAAAGAGGATACGGTAAAAGATGCTGCACCTCTGAGTCAAATTAAAGTCATTGCTTATAAAGAAAAGCATGAATGGACTCTTGAGTCTAAGTATAATATTGGCAAGAAACGTCAACCTGCAGAATCCTAAATAGAAGAGCCTTATTCTTCTACTAATGCTTGGCAATAAATCCAAAGCAAAGGTAGAAGAGAAAGAGGACCATCATGAAGATAAAAGTGAAGTTCTTGGTAATCTGGTGAAAGTTGTAGTACTTATTTGGTCTGCCTCTCTTCTTACCTTTAGTTACGTTAGACTTCCAAACGGTCAAAAGATTCTTGATTTTGATCCTACCTTCATTGCTTCGGTCTTCTCTGGTTCCTTAGCTGCCTTCGGACTGTCTCCTGCAAAGAGTGGCGGCGCTGCACCTGCTAAAGCACCAGTGGCAAAGAAAGAGCCTGAAGTTGTTTCTGCCGTGGAGCCTAAGAAAGATGCAAAAACTGATTAACGTAGTAGCACTGTTGTCTGGTTTGACCTCCTTAGGTCTTATCGGCGGCGGTGCTTATGTGCTTCTGAATAAAGATGCACTCATCGAGTCTGCTAAGGAGCAGGCAATCAAAGCAGCAACAGAGTCAATCTCTGAGGCGCTCCCTGGTATGATTCAGGGTGCTATGCCAGAGATGCCTAAGATGCCCTCAGCGACTGGTGGAGCAATCCCTCAAGGTAGTTCGTCCCTTCCAACGACGACAGGTCCCGCTATCCCCTTCTAACCATGGCATTCTGGACGCCCAAGGAAACACCTGTTGAGGAAACACCAACAAAGAAAAAATCGCCAATAAAGATTGTTGGATTGGCATTAGGTGCTCTCGTTGGTGTTGCTCACATTGGAGTCCTTGGGCATCTGTTGAATGCAACTCGCCCTCAGTATCCTGTTATCAACTTTCCTAGTGGTGACTATTCTTCTTACAAGGTAGAAGCAAACAAGGATGGTTACAAGATTGAATTTAAAGCAAACGACCCTGCTATCCTAAACTCCGAAAGGTCTCTTCAGTTAGACCAGGATAAGAAAGGATTCTTTGGTGGCGGCACAACTCGTAGAAGAGAGTGGCGTGTAGACCAGTACACGATGGAGGGTGCTAGAAACTTAGGAGGCGGGGCATTGGACCCCGAGGGAAAGTTCGGTGCGAAAAGAGAAGAGTGTATACGGGCGGACGCTGGAGCACGCTCTCAAGGTGCCCTAGCAGGGACTAGCATCGCTGCTGGTGCTCTCGTGCCTGCAGTGGTAGGAATCCCCTATATAGGATGGTTGGCTGCTGGTTGGGTGACTCTTCTTGGTGGTAGAGTAGGTTCTGATATTGGTAGTCAAGTTGGTTCTGTATTCAATGATTGTTGATTATGACTGTATCAAGAAGAAGGAAGGACAGGGATGCTGAAGGAAAATTTTTTCTTTATGTTGCATTCCACTCAGTATTCACTGCAATTGCGAATTTATTTAAAGACGATGACTGATGGAGATTCGTGATATTGGCACTAGGGGTATTCAAATAAGAGAACTGAATATCCCTCCTGTTATTGATACTCTTAATGGAACTTCGACTTCCTTGCCACTAGCACCTCCCGTAGTGGTAAATATTGGTGTGCCTGTAGTGGACATCCCAGGTTGTGTTGAAGCACACCAATCAAACAACAAATCTAAAACTGTCGGAAGTGATGACAACAGAGGTCTGGTTACATATTGTGACTCTGGCATTCCCAGTTTTAATCCCATTCAGTTTGAACCTAACCAGATAGTTCCTACAAGACCTTCTGGTGTAGATACGAGACGAAAAGAAAAACCAGAACCACCTGGACAAGTAGAGTTGCCACCAGCAGCACCACCTGCTACTGCTAAGGTGGATTGTCCTACAGCAGCACAAGCAGCGAAAGAACCTGTTGGCACATACATTGAGGGGTTTAGAAAGAAAGTTACTGACTATCAGTTAGTTGGCAATCAGTGTATTCAGATTACAGAACCTGTGCCTCTACCAGAACAGATTGTTGCTGGTCTTCCTGCTCCTGGTGTAGTAACTACAACTGCCACGATTGCTGTAGTTGCAACAGCATCAGCACTTATGGCAAAACCGCTGGCAGATATCCTACTAAAGGTTATCAAACCAACGGTCAAAAAAATTATGAAAAAGATTGCTGCTATCAGGGGGAAGACAGTTCCCGTACTGTCCATTGCCGAGCGTAGAAACGAGCAAAGAGACCGAAACCGTGCTATAATGGCATTAAGGCAAACCCTGAAACCGAAATGATTAATGTCACAGAAAACGGCGACGGTTCGTTCACGATCGACTGGGACGAAAACGACCCCCAAGAAAGCATCCTCAACGACTGGACGAAGCAAGACTTCATCGACTTCTTCAACTACCGTCTCGGTCTCGAAAAGTCCCAGGAAGAATACGTCGGTAAAAACGCAGAGAAGTTTGGAGGAAAATCTCAAGAAACTAGCGGAATCTCCGAAGCAACCGAGGAAGACTACGAAGACTTCTGGGAAGGCGACGACATCACGGAGCAAGAAGACTCCGACTACATCCAAGCAACAAACGAAGAAACCTTCTGGGAACTCCCGCCCCTCAAAGAAGGTGGATTCCCTACTGAAACTGACCGCCTCTGGGAAGGTTGAGTTGTTTCCTTATTATGAAACATTTCCTATTAGACTAGAGGACAAAACAGAAAACAAAACCTGTTGGTTTCAGTGTGAGCAACATGCTCAAAAATACATTGACCGTTACAACTGTGACTACAAAGCATATTATTTGAAATGAACTACCTCTGCCTTGTTGATGGTCTTGTAGAATACGCCAGCACTTCTGAAAGTTCCTTTGCTCATTATCAACTAATGTATGCCGAAGAACATCAAGATGCTGATGTCCAGTATCTCACACTGACTGATGAAGAGTATGATGCTATGTTCCCTGTGGAGGATGAAGAATGACTGAAGAACAACAAGAACTGTATGACATTGTATCTGACTGGTGGGATGAAGTATTCTGTAATAATCCAGCACCAGTAGATCGTGATGGTGAATTTCTTGATAAGAACCCCACCATTATTGATCTCGTCAATGCTATTATGGAGTGGAGAAATCGAGATGAGTATGTAGAAGACCCTTGGAATCTACTACCACGTCAACCTATGCAACCTGTGAAAAAACCGCAACTATGACTTACGAAGCAGAAGTTCAATTCAAGTTTGATGCTACCTACACTCATGATTATAATCGTGGGTTTGGTTCTAGTATTGGTGATGATGACTTCATCCCCGAAGAGCATTATCTTATCACTGCACCAGCAGCAGACCTTAACGCCAAACAGTATTTCAAACTTTTTGAAAAGTTTCTACTCTGTGTAGGTATGGACCCCGCATCTATTCGCTCTGGTGCTATGTCCCTTGTTTTCAATGATTGGACACGAGAAGATGACCAGCGTAAAGTATGTAAAGAGTTTGAACTGACCATGGATGAAGACCTTGATGAGAAGTTCAAAGAGTGGGTGAAGCGTGATGAAGAATGGAACCGACTAAAAAAAGGTCCTATGGGCACAGTGCCTGAAGATAATATGCCGCCATGGGGGCATTCTGACATGGAAGCACTTGCTGATAGTGCAAACGGAGTAGCATGATGATTAGTAAGAACTGGGATGTGATGAATCAACTGCAAGATTCATTTAATAACATAAACGCTATTAGTTTCATGCTAGAAGAACTGAATGAAGCAATGGACAACAACCGTATGGATGCTGCCCATGATATTGCTCATGCTCTCAATGCTTTCCTTCCAGTATATACTGACAACTGGGACCGTAAGTATAAAGAAGCATGGAATGAGGTGGTGAAATGACTGTACCTTATTACGTTGAGCACGATTACAAACAAGTGCAAGTTCCTCAGGAGATTGTGTACTATTGTGATTCCTTTACACTAGATGCAGACCGTGAAGACTTGCGATATTTAGATTGTGTATACATGAACATGGGGTATTATGGTAATGACCCCAATGTTCTAAAACGTATGAGAAACCAATATCATTATAAAGTTAATCCTGTGTTTGAATAGGACCACCTAAGTCTTCTGCTTTGGTTGATACTGGTGCAGGAATAGAATGAATGTGTGGAGCAATCTTGTTCTTGTTCATTACCACTACATCAGCACATACTGAATAGTATGGACTCTTTGGATGGAACATAATTCCTTTTTGAATTAACTCACCACAGTTCTTAAGTCTAGCAATCTCAAAATCCAATCTCTTATTAGCAGTTGTCTGTTGCATCAAAGCGATGTTAGCAGCAGCTGCTTCTTTACATTGGTCCTGTAGTTTCTTATCAAGAGGACGAGACCATGTAGCAGAGAAACCAACACCCAGGTTGTAATTATCTTTCTGTCCTGTTCTTACGGGGACACGATACAAAACTGAACCAGGATTGTCAGGTGCTCCATCATCATCTAGGTCACGCATGTCATATACAGGGTCATTATAATATGGTTCGTATGGTTTAGTAGCAGAAGCACTACCAGTGACATATGGTGTGAAGTTTAGAGTGGGTCCCTGACACTGGATCCCAGCCCCATAGGTGTTTGTAATGTAGGGTCCTTGTAAAACTTGGATTGCCTGATTTGTAACAGAGCCTGAAGAATTAGCAACGGGAGCAGCTGTAGCACTAACACCCCCGACTTCAGCATATGCTTGAATTGGGAAAACAAAATTAAGTCCTATTGCGAGAAGATACTTGTAGTATCTGTGATACTTGTGACCTCTGTGGTCCTTTGAATAATTGTTTGATTGCTGAGACCTGGACCACGATAAGTTTCTGTGAACTGAAACGCTCCCCCTGGAGTCGTCTGCGTAAAGTTCGGTCTGCTTGTTAGTCCTGTCCATGATGATGTCACACCGTCTATAGTTACATTGTTAGCACCTGTTCCTGGTTGCAGTGAACCTGATGCTGTAATTCCACTCCCTGTTACAGAGTATTGATACCCTGTGTTATAGTCCATCGAGTTGATGGTTTCTGTTATCTTTTGTGTTGTCTCAGTGTGGCTGGTCATTGACCCCTGAGTGAAGTTAGGTACAACGGGGACTGCCATTGCTGGTGTCCCCATTAAGAATGCCACTAAGAATAATCTCTTCATGATTATATAGTGTTAATCAATAACGGTAATCTCGGTGACGAACTGTCCTGTTGCAGATGAACCTGCACCACCAGCAGTCAGCGTGATAGCATGAGTTCTGTCAATCGTACCTGCGAGTGTGCCAGCAGAACCAGCAGCATAAGAGGTAAGGTTACCGAAGTTAGGAACATCACCTGTGCTAACAGCAGCGGCAGGAATACTATCTGCTGCGTTATACGATTCAGTCAACGACCAATCTTGTCCAGATGTAGTGACAGTGTATGTGCCAGCACCAGAGGTAGCACCACCCATCGTGCCCGCCGTGATGTTAGAACCAGCAGCAGAATAGCTACCACCGATTCTTACCGCAGTAGAGCGAGCAGCATCAACAGTCAGTTGGACCGAAGAGGCGTGCTTAGTAACAAGACCACCAGCGTATGCAGGGGTTGCCATCAAAATCATTACGATAGGAAGAAGTTTACGCATTTTTCCATCGATTAGGAGTCCTATCTATATGTAGGTTGGGGAAACTTTACATCTATATTCGGTTTACTTGACAATGTGTTTCTAGGTATTACTATTAAATAATACTGAATGCCTTCGGGGTTCACACAATCAAACTCGCTTTTAAAGGAGCATAACAAATGACTGGACTTAGAAAGTTCGGCACCAAAGATTTGGGTGCCATCGTTGACGCTGCAGAAAGATACAGCGTCGGACTGGACGACATTTTCTACAGACTGCATTCTTATGGAATGGGTTCTGTTAACGAAGCATATCCTCCATACAACCTCGTGAAAGAATCTGAGGTGAAGTGGAGGATTGAAATGGCACTTGCTGGTTGGGGTAAGGACGAGATTGAAGTCTCTACAGAATCTAACGTCCTCCTAGTCAGGTCTAAGGCGGCGAAGTCTAAAGGAGAAGAAGAGTACATGCATCGGGGCGTTGCTACTCGGACTTTCGCCAGAGGATTCAACTTGAGTGATGATGTTGAACTTGGAACAGTGACTTTTAATAATGGGATGCTTGTGATAGAATTACAGAAGATTATTCCTGACCACCAAAAACTTAAAATTTATGACATCCAAGATTAAACAAATCCTGCGTCATCCTGTCACTCATTTTAATGTGTTGGTGGTAGGTTTTCTTTTTATTATTCAATCTATGCATACTCACGCTCACTACACTATGAGTCTTGATGCTGATAGTTACGTTCGTAACTTCTGCAAAAAGAATATTGAAAAGTGTGAGAGGATTATCTCTGACTTTGATTAGTGTATACATAGTATACAACCAAAGAGACCTTCGGGTCTCTTTTTGTTTGAGGAGTAAAATGAGTCTTTTAGATTATGTACGTTTGTACGATATTGAAGATGACAACTTCTGTGATTCTGTAGTTCGAGAATATTCTACTTACGAGTGGGAGAAACATGAATGGGGTCACAATGATGGAGAAACTCATCACGCCGAAGACGACAATACAGAAATTCTTTTTCCAGAAAACAATCTAGTGTTTGACATCTGTGGAAAAGTTTTTAAAGATTATTCTGAGCATTTTAGCATTGGTCTAGTCGAATTTACTCCTCCAAGAATAAGTAGATACCCAGAAGGTTCATATCTTCGTTCCCACCATGACCACAATAAGGACATATTTGATGGTGAACGAAAGGGAATACCAATCTGCACTGCTGTTGGGTTGTTGAATGATGATTTTGAGGGAGGAAATTTTTTCCTATCTGAGGAAGATATTGAAATGAAGAAGGGTCATGTAATCGTTTTTCCATCAATCTTTCTCTATCCCCATGAAGTCAAAAGAGTGACAAAGGGCACTCGCTATTCCTTTGTATCGTGGGCATGGTAACATGAACGTCTATGTAAACTTAAAACCGAATAATTTTGATGGCGATACTGACCTCTTGACAGTAGAAGTCCCAGCATCTTATACTGATGAACTTCTACGATATGTTAGACCTATCGCAGAACAAAAGAATATTGACGAAGACAAAATCCTTAAAGACATTATTAAGGAAGCAGTACTAGAAATTGAAAGGAGGAATTATGAGCGTAAGAATCGTAAGACTAAAAAACGGTGAAGATATTATCTCTGACATTTATGAGGTAACTTCAAATGCTGAAGGTGAGGAGAATAAGACTCCCGTTGCATACCAACTGAGGCATCCATATTCTATCTGGATTAATTCTGGAATGGAACTTAATATCCAGTCTGGAGATGAAGATGGAATTCACAAACTGAATGAACCAGAAATTGTTATGGAACCTTGGTTGCCACTGTGTAAGCATGACCACATCTTCTTCAGAATTGATGAGGTAGTATCTGCATACGAAACACATGACCAAGTTGTTGAAAAGTACACTGAACTAGTAGAGGCAAAAATTAATGGAAAACGTCAAACTGATTCTTCTGAAGGACAGGAGTGAATATCTTCTAGGTTCTGTAACTGAACTTGATGAAGAACCAAGTATTCTCATTGAAAAATGTGTAGAAGTATTTGGTGACGAGGAAATTCGACCCTTCCCTCGTTACTCGGAACAGCGAGATTTGTTCTTGACATCCGAGGTAATTTTGACTATACTGGATCCGACACCAAAGTTGTTGGAGAAGTACGAATCTCAATGAGCCGTTTTTATACAAACGTACAACTCGCTGGCAATACTATCCTTTACCGTGGGTATGAGAATGGGCAAAAAGTCCAGTCTCGTACCCATTTTAGTCCTACTCTTTTTGTTTCTTCTAACAAACAGGAGAAGTATAAAACCCTAACTGGCGATTATGTTAAACCCCTTAAGTTTGAAACTGCCAGGGAAGCACGGGAATTTATTGCCCAGTATGAGGGAGTAGAAGGATTTAAAGTACATGGATATGAGAGATTCGTATACCAGTTTATTTCACAGGAGTTCCCTGACGAAGTAGACTATACTATTAGTCAGATGAAAATTTTTGCAATGGACATTGAGGTCCAGTGTGAAAATGGATTTCCTAATGTAGAAGAAGCAGCAGAAGAAATGTTGTCTATCACCATCAAAGACATGGTGACCAAGCAGTATTACTGCTGGGCAACTCGTGAGTTTGAAGCACCTAAGGATGTAGAGACTCATATCTTTTGGACTGAACGTGAAATGCTCAACCATTTTATTGGATGGTGGGTAGAAAATACTCCTGATATCCTGACGGGTTGGAACGTGAACTTGTATGACGTTCCTTACATTGCTCGTCGGGTTAATCGTGTGCTTGGGGAAAAATGGATGAAGAGTCTGTCCCCTTGGAATCGTGCAAATGAGAGGGAAGTTTATGTCCAAGGACGCAAAAATTATGCTTACGATATCTCTGGTGTTAACATCCTTGACTATCTGGATCTTTATCGTAAGTTTACATATTCAAACCAAGAGTCTTATCGTCTCGACCATATTGCCTTCGTTGAACTCGGACAAAGAAAGGTAGACCATAGCGAGTACGAAAACTTCAAAGACTTCTATACTCGTGATTGGCAGAAGTTCATGGAGTACAACATCCAAGACGTTGAACTTATTGACCGATTGGAAGATAAGATGAAGTTGCTTGAACTTGCTATCACCATGAGCTATGATGCTAAGGTGAACTTTGAAGATGTGTATAGTCAGGTCCGTATGTGGGACACGATGATTTATAACTATCTTAGTGAGCGTAACATTGTTGTGCCCCCTCGCAAAGGTGCTAAGAAGGATGAAAAATATGCAGGAGCATACGTCAAGGAACCGATTCCTGGAAAGTATGATTGGGTTGTATCTTTTGACCTTAATAGTCTGTACCCTCACCTTATTATGCAGTACAACATCTCGCCAGAGACACTTGTTGACCAGAGGCATCCAACGGCAACAGTTGATAAGATTCTTACAGAGTCATTAGACATCAATGGTGAGTATTGTGTCTGTGCTAATGGTGCCCAGTATCGAAAAGATATTCATGGGTTCCTACCTGAAATGATGCAGAAGATTTATGATGAACGAACAATTTACAAAAAGAGGATGCTTGCCGCAAAGCAATCCCTTGAACATGCCAAGACATCTGCAGAGACCTTGGCACTACAAAAAGATATATCAAAGTTCAACAACATCCAAATGGCAAGGAAGATCCAACTCAACTCTGCCTATGGTGCCATCGGAAACCAATACTTCCGATATTACAATCTGGCAAATGCTGAGGCAATCACTCTCTCGGGTCAAGTCTCGATTCGTTGGATTGAGAACAAAATGAATCAGTACCTGAATAAGGTACTAAAAACTGACGGAGAAGATTATGTCATTGCCTCAGATACTGACAGTATCTATCTTAATCTGGGTCCTCTTGTTGATTCTGTATACGGAGGGCGAGAGAAAACTGATGTTAGCATCGTTAAGTTCCTTGACAAGGTGTGTCAGATGGAACTTGAAAAACATATTGATCGTTCTTATGAAGCGTTGGCGGAATACGTAGGTGCTTATGAACAGAAGATGCAGATGAAGCGAGAGAACATTGCCAACAAAGGACTCTGGACTGCTAAGAAGCGATACATCCTCAATGTATGGAACAGTGAGGGTGTTCAATATGCTGAACCCAAACTTAAAATCATGGGTTTGGAAGCAGTCAAATCTTCTACTCCTGCTGCTTGTCGCACTGCTATTAAGGAGTGTATGAAGGTTATCATGAATCAGGATGAGGAATCAGCACAAAAATTTATTGCAGATTTCCGAGATGAGTTTTCTTCGTTACCAGTCGAAGATATTTCTTTCCCCCGAGGGTGCAATGGAATAAATAAGTGGTCCAATCTTCCTGCGACCATCTATAGTAAAGGTACACCTATTCATGTTCGCGGTGCATTGTTGTACAACTTCTACAACAAGAAACACAAACTTACTCATAAGTATCCGTTGATTCAAGATGGTGAAAAGATTAAGTTTGTTTATCTTAAGACCCCCAATAAAATTAACGAGAATGTTATCAGTTATCTGGGAACATTCCCAAAAGAGTTTGGTCTTGACAGACAGGTGGATTATGATTTACAATTTGAAAAGTCGTTCTTGGAACCTATCAAAGTAATCATGGACACGATTGGATGGCAAGCAGAAAAAGTAGCATCACTGGAGTTTCTATTTGGATGAATAAAGTAAAGTTCATTGTTTCGTATCAAAATGCATTTGGATTTTCTCCCAGAGAAGAGAAAATCTTTGAAGACATGAAAGAAGCACAATGGTTTGAACGTGCCATGAAACGTTCTAATTACATTACAACATTATTGGAGGTCAAAGAGTGAATTTTCTGCAAGACATAGTAAAGGAAATTGGTAATGAATATGCAGGACTTGTTAGTGATGGTGTCTCAGCAGGAGATACTTCTGGCTTCATTGATACTGGTAGTTACATTTTCAATGCTCTGGTTAGCGGTTCAATCTACGGTGGAGTCCCCTCAAACAAAATCACTGCTATCGCTGGTGAGTCTTCTACTGGCAAGACTTTCTTTTGCCTTGGGATTGTCCAGCATTTTCTTGAGTCTGACCCCAATGCTGGGGTAATCTACTTTGAGTCGGAGTCTGCTATCTCTCGTCAAATGATTGAGGACCGAGGTATCGATTCTCAGCGCATGATGATTGTTCCTGTTACAACTGTGCAAGAGTTTCGTACTCAAGCAATCAAGATTCTCGACAAGTATCTAGAACAGAAACCTGAGCAACGTCAACCCATGATGTTTGTTCTGGACTCTCTGGGTATGCTGTCTACCTCTAAGGAGATTGAGGATTCTGAGGCAGGCAAAGAGACTCGTGACATGACTCGTGCTCAGGTTGTGAAGTCTATCTTCCGAGTGCTGACTCTGAAACTGGGCAAGGCAAATGTTCCTCTGCTCGTGACCAATCATACCTATGATGTTGTTGGTGCCTATGTTCCTACAAAGGAAATGGGCGGAGGTTCTGGTCTGAAGTATGCAGCATCTACTATCATCTATCTGTCTAAGAAGAAGGAGAAGGATGGTACTGAGGTTGTAGGTAATATCATTAAGTGTAAAGCAGCAAAGTCTCGTCTTACTAAGGAGAACTCTCAAGTTGAAACACGTCTTTATTACGACCGTGGACTGGACAAGTATTATGGACTACTGGAGCTGGGTGAAAAGTACGGAGTATTCGAGAAGCGGGGCAATCGTATCGTCATTGGTGAATCTGCTGTTTATCCTAAGTCTATTCTCGCTGATCCCGAGAAATACTTCACGCCCGAAATAATGCAGGCACTTGATGAAGCAGCAGCAAAGGAGTTTCGTTATGGGAACTGAACTTAAAGATTTTATTCGAGTATATGATGGTGTCCTAGAAGAAGGTTTTTGTAAAACTGTAATTGAATCTTTCAACTCCTCCGACTTCGAATATTTCGATAGGGAACAAAGACCTTCTTTTAGTGAGTTGAATATTTCCAAAAAATATTTGGAAAATGATAAAGTTTGGATGTCTATCCAAGCAAAACTACAAAACTCTTTTATTGATGCTATTGAATTGTATATGAAAGATTTGGACTTAGGTCCAGATTTTCCTTCAAAGTATGCCTTTGAAGAATTTCGTATCAAGATGTACAACAATAATGATTACGACCAATTCAAAGACCATGTTGATGTTGGAAACTACAACTCTGCTCGCAGATTTCTAGTTTGTTTTTTATATCTTAATGATGTAGAGGTTGGTGGGGAAACAAATTTTCCTAAACTTACCTATTCAGTGTCGCCAAAGTGTGGTAGAATACTTCTGTTCCCTGCTACCTGGCAGTGGAGACATGCTGGATTACCACCATTAACATCCAAAAAGTACATCGTCGGAACTTACCTGCACTACGTATGAACCTAGAAGTAACCATTCTCAGTAACCTCATTTATAATGAGAAGTATACTCGTAAGGTTCTTCCTTTTTTGAAGTCTGATTACTTTACTGCAAGAGAGCACAAGATTATCTTTCTCGAAATACATGAGTATGTAAGTCAGTATGATGCAATGCCTTCGCTAAATGCTATTGGCATTGAGTGTCAGGAACGAACTGACCTTACTGAAGAACAATTTAAAGAGATTATCGGAGTCCTAAATGTCCTTTCCAATGATACCGCAGACTTTGACTGGCTCGTTGATTCTACGGAAAAGTGGTGTCAAGAGCGTGCAATCTACCTATCGCTTATGGAGAGTGTCAAGATTGCTGATGGACAGGATTCCAAACGTGATAAAGGTGCCATTCCACAGATTCTTTCTGAGGCACTCGGAGTATCATTCGACCAACACGTAGGACACGATTATGTTTCGGACGCAGAATCACGCTATGATTTCTACCATCGCAAAGAAGATAAAATCCCGTTTGACCTTTCGTTCTTCAATAAGATTACGAAGGGCGGTCTCCCTAACAAGACTCTCAATATCGCACTCGCTGGCACTGGGGTGGGCAAATCTTTGTTTATGTGCCACTGTGCTGCCGCTACCCTCCTCCAGGGTAAGAACGTCCTTTATATCACATTGGAAATGGCGGAGGAGAAGATCGCAGAGCGCATTGATGCGAATCTTCTCAACGTTCCAATCCAACAACTAGGTGATTTGCCTAAGTTGATGTTTGACAAAAAGATTGCGAACCTTTCTAAGAAGACTCAAGGTAAGCTAATTATTAAAGAGTACCCAACTGCCTCTGCTCATGTCGGACATTTTAAGTCTCTTATTAGCGACCTTGCTCTTAAGCGGTCTATTCGACCCGATATTATCTTCGTGGATTACCTTAATATCTGTGCTTCCGAGAGATATAAAGGCAGCATTGTCAACTCCTATACCTATGTCAAGGCAATCGCAGAAGAACTTCGGGGTCTTGCTGTGGAGTGTAATGTTCCTATTATCAGTGCTACGCAGACCACTCGTTCAGGTTACGGTAGCACTGATGTTGACCTTACTGACACTTCTGAATCCTTTGGTCTCCCTGCTACTGCTGATCTTATGTTTGCCCTTATTAGCACGGAGGAGCTTGAGGGCATGAATCAAATCATGGTCAAGCAACTCAAGAACAGGTACAATGATACTGCTTCCAACAAAAGATTCTGTGTAGGTATTGACAGAGCGAAGATGAGGTTGTATGATGTAGAGGAGTCTGCTCAAGAAGACTTGGTTGACTCTGGTCAAGGTTCTCAAGAACAGCAGATTGATTTAGTTAAAAAGTTTACAGCAAAGAAAACATTCCAAGACTTAAAGTATGATTGACCCTAAGAAGTATGTTGAATTCGTCGATGCCGTCACGTCGAAAGAAAGTAAGGACTATTCTCATTTTGCCGCCCGTCTCTTTGAGCTTGAAAGGGAAGGATTTCATACCGAGCGACTGCTTACTGCTGCTGTAGGTATGTCTGCTGAGGCAGGTGAGTTCACCGAAGTTGTGAAGAAGATTATTTTCCAAGGTAAACCCGTGAATGAAGAAAACCTGTTTCACCTTAAGCGTGAACTAGGTGACATCATGTGGTATGTTGCCCAAGCATGTATTGGTCTCGGTGTTTCCCTTGAGGAAGTTATTGAAATGAACGTGGACAAACTTGTGTCCCGTTATCCTGGTGGTGAGTTTGATGTTCACTATTCTGAGAATCGACAGGATGGTGACGTATAATTTTATAGAAGAATATCCAGATTCATTAACTGACTCTGACTGCAAATTTATTATTTCTTGGTTTGATAAAAATAATAAATTGCACATTAAAGAAAAGTCTAGATTTGGTGGAAAAATATCTACGGATATCCATATGGATATCCGTAATAATGATGATGTAACAAATTTAATATTGCCAGCATTATCAGAATGTGTTACTAGATACAAACAAAAATACTATCTCCTCGACAACCTTGAGAAATGGTCAATTTACTCTGCTTATAATTTACAAAGATACTTTCCAGGAGAAGGATATCCATTAGTCCATTGTGAGCAAGGAGGAATTAGTGATTATCAGTATGCTCGTATGCTAGTATGGACTTTGTATTTGAATACTGTAACTGACGAAGGGGGTACATGCTACCCATATCAAAATACAATTGTGCCAGCAAAAACTGGAACAATTGTGTTATTTCCTGCAGCATGGACACACATGCACAAAGGAGTTATCAGTAAGACACAAACAAAATATATTGCTACTGGATGGTTTAATTATGTATAGTCTCTGGATACATCTAGTAGCATTCTTCCAGGTGGTTGTGTTGAACTGTGTTCAGCCTGCCAACTGGAAGTATTGCTATAGGGTGGACCAATGGTTAATCCCTGATGTTGTTGAGGGGTATCAGATATGGTCAGGACAGAAAACAGTCTACCAGAATGAAAAGGATTATCTAAATAGTCTTGACGATCCTATAGAGTAAGATGGCACAAGGCAGAGGCGTACAACTAGAGTGGGCGATTGTCTTTGAGTCTTTGATGCGAGCTGGCACTCCTATTGCAGAAATACAAGCGAGAGCAGCAAAGCATTCAAACCTCAAAGAATATACTGGGACAGTTGGAGCTCAAGCAAAACAGTGTGTTGACCTAGTTCAAAAGAAAGATGCTAGTTTATTAGCGGGCGCATTTCATAGTGATGAGTTGGGGATTGAAGGTGACCCAGAACCAAAGACAGATGTTGTCTTTCAAAAGAATGGTAAGAATACTGTAAGATGTTCAGTCAAGATGAAAGGACCTATCCAGTTGTCTAGTGCTGAAGGTCCTAGTACAGCAAGAGCGATGGCAGCAACTGCTGCTATGTGTCCTGGCAGAAGAGGGCAAAACTTAGCAAAGTTGATTGAGGATATTTCAAAAACACCAACAAAACTCCTAACTGAAAGAAACTTAGCAAAAGCAACTGAGCGTAAACCCAATCAAGTAAAAGAGTTGGTTGACGCTAGTGGTCGTATTAAAGATGATAAAAACTATAAAATTTGGTTAGCAAACAATAAACCTAAACTAATTAAAGATTTATTTGATTACCTGGAAGAAGATCCTGCATTTCTGTATTGTCTGATTGAAGAAACGCTTACAGGTAAAAACTATTTTAAAAACAATACTAATGCGGTATCAAACTATATGTTATCGCCTTCGTTCTTCGGACAAATTGATGATGCATATATTAAGAAGATGGTGAAAAAGACTAAGATTGATATTCGTGCTAAGTCAAGAGACGGTATTTCAAGTGTCGCTTTCCGTTTTGATGTTAGACAGTAATGAAACTGGCACAAGCCCATGTGCGACTCCACCCTGACGTGCTATAATAGTGGTATAGACACGGACGGAATGCCAAACAAACACCTTGAGCACCTGGAGGACTCCATCTTCGATGGTCGTCGCGTAGCACTTGCTGCTATCAAGGAAGCAATGACAGCAAAGTGGAACATCAGTATTAAGTATGACGGTGCTCCTGCTATTGTTTTTGGAACTAATCCTGAGAATGGTAAGTTCTTCGTTGGCACCAAGTCTGTTTTTAATAAGAAGAAAGTTCTGATTAACTATTCTTATGAAGACATTGCTAAGAATCACAAAGGTAATGTTGCTGATATTCTTAGGTTATGTTATCGCTATCTTCCTCGCATCAGTGGTATTGTCCAAGCTGATTGGATCGGTGTCGGTGGGGGCAATGTTTTTCATCCTAATACTGTGGAGTATCACTTTGCCCACGAGATTACTCAAGAAATAATTCTTGCTCCTCATACTTGTTATAGCAGAGTTTCTCCTGATGCCGAGGCAAAACTTGGTGTTAAGATGAAGTCCACTAATGATGTGTACTTTGTAAATACGAATGATGCATATATTGGTTATTGGTTTGGGTGGAAACTTGCTGCAGAGATTGTTGCAATGATTCCCTTTTGTAAGGTCGCACATTCTGCAGAACTGAAAAAGCATATCAATAGTTTCATTCGAAGTGGTGAGATACCTAGTGCTGCCGTTATGTACAATTCGTTACCTGATAAATATAAGGAAGAGGTTAATGTGTCTACCTTTAAGGTGTGGCATAAAATCTTCCAACTGAAACAGCGTCTACTCGATGCGATTATCGTTAATGGAACAGTTGAATGTTACATCGATGGGGAACCTGCACAACATGAAGGTTTCGTAACTGTTTCTGATAATCCCTACAAACTCGTAGACCGACTGACTTTTAGTAAAGCAAACTTTAATCTTAATAAAAATTGGTAGAATGAAAAAGTTCAGTGCTTTCCTAACTGAAGCCGAAAAATCCTTCGCAGCAAAGGCTGCACAGACTTTAAAACTTAAGCATATTGGTTACGGACGTTATGCCGACGCTTCGGGCAACGTAACACATATGTCTAAGGATGGAAAACTTGTAAAGGTTGACCCCAAGAATCCCGACACTGCGCCAACTCAACAGAATGGAGAAGAAGAAACTGGAGATGGCACGGGTAAGGTCGATCAAGGCGCAATATCTATTACATTCGGAAGATTTAATCCACCTACTGTTGGACATGAAAAACTTCTTGCAAAAGTAGCAAGAGAGGCAAAATCAAATGGAGGAGAGTATAGAATATACCCCTCAAGGTCGGAGGATCCTAAGAAGAACCCGCTCGACGCAGGGACTAAAATTAAATATATGCGGATGGCATATCCAGACCACGCGAATGCGATTATTGATAATGGCGACATGCGTACCATTTTTGATGTTCTCGGTGCCCTCGATAATGACGGCTATAGCAGTGTTAACATTGTGGTGGGAGGCGACAGGGTTAGCGAGTTCAACAGTCTCGCACAGAAATATAACGGGGAATTATACACATTCGACGAAATCAAAGTGGTGAGTGCGGGTGACCGCGACCCTGATGCTGAAGGTGTAGAAGGAATGTCTGCATCTAAGATGCGTAAAGCAGCAGCAGAAGGAGACTTTGATTCGTTCCAGCAGGGTATTCCTAAAGCACTTGGCAAGGATGGTGCTGAGAAGTTATTCATGCTTCTTCGTGCAGCAATGCAGGTTGAAGAGTTTGATGATTTTGCGGATGCATCATTCCAACTTCATGAGATTGCTCCTAAGTTGGACCCCAGAGGAATGCGTGAAGCATACTTTGAAAATGAAATGTTTAAGGTTGGCACCTTTGTAGAAAATGTTAACACGGGGATCATTAGTAAAGTCGTTAGTCGTGGTAGCAATTATGTCATCAGTATTGATGAGCGTGATGGTATTTTTCGTTCTTGGTTGAAAGACTTAGTTGAAAGAAATGATATTAAGTTCTTTGACTTTACTCCTGCTGGGGAAATGGGTACAGACAAACTCGCTAACTATATGAGGAAGCTCACCCCAGGTGAATTCATTCGCAAGATAAATAAAAAGGACAAGGACGCTTAGTAAAATGAATCTCAACGACCTACCAGATATGTCAGATGCACTGAAACAAGTGCAGATGTATGAAGCAAAGAAAAAAGGAGACGGCAATCTTGCTAATAATGCCGTGCCTTATGACAAAGTAACCAAAGCAGACATTATTGTTGGTGCTGTTGGTCGTGACGAAAAGGGTGGCAAAGCAAAACCCAAAGGTCATGACTGTGCAAAACTTGTCAAGTATGCTCCCGATGGCGGCGTTAAGGAAGAGTTTGAAACCATTCCTGAGCAGCACACTCTGCTGGAAGATGGCACTGTAACTCACTACGACATCACCGATGGCGAATGGATTTACGAAAACGTCCCCGTCGAAGAACTTGAGATTGTAATCTCCGAGAAGCATGAGCACTTCGTCAACTACGACAAGAATGCTGAAGTTCTTGGCGAAGATGCTAAGTATGACCGCAACCGTAAGAGAGCAGCACAAAGAGCAGCTGCAAGAAATGCTGCAAGAGATGCTGGACAAACGGGTGCGGTTCCTGGAGTTGGTTATGTAACTCCTAGACGTGAGAAAGAGACCTATGTTGATTCTGCAGGTGTAACTCGTCATAAGTCTGGTGCTAAGAATGAAGCATTTGCATTCTCTGATGCAGAATGGGAAGAGTTGGCAATGCTTGGTGAAGAGATTGATGCTATGACCGATGAGGAGCTCATCGACTTCATGGAAGAAATCATTCTTGAAGTTGCTGAAGATGACCAAGACCTCATTGAAATCTGCGAAGCACTTGAGGAAGTAGAAGTTATTTCTGAGAGAGTTGACCCTAAGGAGACTCAGCGTCGCAGAGACCAGGCAAAGGATAGACTTGAAACTGGTTCTGCAATGAAGTCTGCTGCTGAAAAATCCAGTGCTCCCTCTGGTCCTTCCAGAGTAGAGCGTATGAAGTCTGCTGCTAAGAGTGCTGCTAAGAAAGTTGGTAGTGCTGTTAAGGCAGGTGCTAAGATGGCAGGTCGTGCTGCTAGTAAGGCAGGTAAGGCTGCTGTTTCTACTGCTGGTAAAGTTGCAGGCACCTATCAGGGTGAGAAGGAAGCAGCAAGAATCAAAGCAAAACGTACTTCTATGGAGAAGACTCCTCCTAAAAAGAAAGAAACTTCTTCTGACGACGATGGCACTGACGGTAAGTTAGATGCACTTCTGAAGTCTACCCGTGGAACTTCCAGCAGTTCTGATAGCGGTTCTAAGTCTGGTGGTGGCGGGGAAAGCAGCAGTTCTTCTGGTTCCAGTGGTCCTGGAATCCTGAAGTCTAAGTCTTCTGAAAAAGGTTCTACCCGCAAGGCTGTTGGTGGTGCTCTCAAGAGTGCTGCTAAACTGGTTGGTAAAGGAATCAAGAAGGCAGTTGGCAAAACTGCTCGTGCTGTATCCAGCGGTAGTGACAAACTCGCTAAGCGTCTTGGTGAAGAGTATGAGCAAATTGCACATCTGTATGAGTCTGGTCTCTTCTCCATTGAAGAGATTGAAAATGTAATCGAAGAAGGTTACAAGGAGATTGACCGCGACAAAGAAAACAGAATGTATCGTCGTGCAGGAAATCTTGCTCGCACTTCTTTATCTTCTACAGGTAGAGCAAAGAAGATTGCACAAGACAAGTCTGCTAAGATTGTAAGTGCTATCACTTCCAAGAAAGAGCGCGAGCGTTTTGATCGTATCGGTCAAGACCCCAAGCATCAGAATAACTATGGAGGTTGATATGCTGAGTTTTAAAGCACTTTCTGAGAAGAAAACTAAAATCAAAATCAATCCTAAGCAATCTGAAATCACTGAAATGGAAAACAATCACGGTGAAGACTGTGATTGTATGAAGTGTGAAAAGAAGCGTAGGAAGGAAGGTGGTGAAAAAGAAGTTGCCACCGAAGCAAAATATTATGACCCTATGGATGATGATACCTTTGACCATGACGAAGCGGAAGCAACTCGTGGTCAGTCTGGTAAAAACAAATCCATTACCATCAAAAAGAAAACCAAGAAAACTACTAAAGAGGAAACAGCCTATGTCAGTCAAGAAGAAGTTTCAGAAGAAAGCAATCAAAGCATCGCAGAAACCGAAACTCTCTTGACCTTTGGGCAGTTCCTTGCCGAGATGCCTTTTCAAGTAATGGGTTCTCCTGATGGAAAGAAGGAGAAGAAGATTGGCAAACCTGTAAAGAGCAAAAAGTATGCTGACGCAAGAGCAGCAGAACTTGCTGATACTCATAAGGCAACTGGTGGCAAGTATCGCTCTCAGTATGTTGAAGAGATTGAACTTGAAGAAGGTAGATCCGAAGATGCACAAGTATCTTTAGCAAAAGTCAAAGCACGTCAGAAGGTTCTCGATGCACACGAGAAGAAAACTGGCAGGAAACTTGACATCGCCAAGACCCCTGAGCACAAAGCACACAAGAAAGAATTCCCTGGTGCCAAGCGTACTGGTAAGAAAGTCCCTGGTGCTAAGGAGACTCCTGCTGAAACTCAGCGTAGACAAACCAATCGTCAGGTTTCTAGGGTCGTCAAGCATGGTTACACTTCTAAAGAAAAGAAAGAAGTTGAATCGATGGCAAAGCACACTTCGCCAAGAGATTGAGCCTATATAGGATATACTCCTGTTTAGGTAAAAATCATGGTATCCTTTCTGCTACCTTTAGCATATAAAGTTGTAGATGCTGCTGTCTCTAAGATTCCCGATGACGCAGAACTCGGTGAGAAACTCATCGACCTATGCCTTCTGATTGTAGGTAAAGCAGTTAAACTAACAAAGACTACTGCTGATGACGAACTTTTTGAGAAAGTCAAGGCAGCACTTGAAGCACGCGAAGAAGCGTGATACTTACTGGGGGCGTAAGCCCCCATTTTTATAAATAAATATTAGGAAAAACGTCTTCGGAGAACAATGTCTGTATTCGGAAAAATTGATGCGAAAGCATTTTTAACTAATGTAGCGGTCATCCAGAATGACGCTACTGTTACTACTACTGGTGATTTTAACGATGATACCACAGCGGATTACATCGTTGCTGGTGACATTCTGGAACTCGCTACTGTTCCTTATATTGTAAAATCCGTAGCAAGTGACGGTCTTACTCTGGAACTTCATACAGGCTATGTTGCATCGTCTGGCACTGTTCTTGCTGCTAACGCTGTTCGCCGTACTGCTCCTAAGGCAGTTGCTGAGTACGTCATTAAGGGTGGCGACAGTGCTTCTTATGAACTTCTCTTTGTAGACGACACCGAGGCTACAGTTGCTTCCAACAAAACTCGTGGAATCACTGGTCCTGGTTGGTGGAAGTATCGTACACACGTTGATGGCGGTGGCAACACCCGTCACAAGGCAGAGCACATTGCATTCGTAAGCAACACTGCACTCCTTGCTGGTGACGACGCTGATGATACTCTGGTAGCAGACGTTCTGGAAGTTATCACCATCTCTGCACAACCTGTATCGGTTGGCGATGGTGCAACGACTCTGGAACTTCCTTCTGGTGCTGTAACAACCTTCGGAGTTACCGCAACAGTCGATCAGTCTGGTACTATTTACTATCAGTGGCAACGTAAGCTCCCTGGTGCTACTCGCTGGGTCAATCTCACTACATCTCTTGATGGAGCAGCATACACTGCCGTAACTGGTGCAACTCTCTCGGTTGACACTACAACTGCTAAGTGGGGTGCTCCTGGTTCTGAAGATGATTCTGTTGCTGCATACGATGGTATCCAGTTCAGAGTTAAGATTACCACCAGCAAGGGTGCTGAGGAAGTCATCTCTAATGCTGCAACCCTGAGACTCGTTAATGCCGCCTGATAACATATGAACTTTAGCGAACTGAATGAATCTAATTACATTCTGTTCGCCATAAAGCATTATGAAAATCCTCACTGCGTAACCAGAGAGGATTTTGATGAAGACATGAAACGCTTCAAGTATCTGAAAAGACTCTTGAAGCGTTATGTTCGTGGAGGTCCACTAAGGACACATCTTATTATTAATCATCTCATCATTCTTTATAATGTATTTGGCGAAGCAGCAACTCCCTTACTTTTCTTTAAGTTAGAGAGGGAGTATTGGAGTATTTTAAAGACTGTACTTTTATATTTAAATAAATATCCTATAGGAATGTTATCTGATTTGGATACAGACCAAGATTTAGAAGAAGAATTGGAGAGACTATGACAATCGCAACTGCTGGTACTGGAGGTTTTAGTGGTAGTGCTGATGCCGCTGGTCCTAATGCGGGTTATGATCCTGTCATGAAATTTCGTAAGAAGTTAAAGAAAAAGAAAGAGACTGTAACTAATGTTGGTCTTGGTGAAGCTACAGAACAACGTTCTGCTCTTCTTCAATATAAAGTTACTATTCCTGAACTCGGTGATACCGTTATCTATGCGTCATCTGGAGCAGAACTTGCTCGCAAACTTCGTATGATTGTTGCTCCTCAACACAGAGCAGATATTAAACTTGAAAGAATCATGCCTGCCGAAGCTGGTAAATTCTTCATGGATAAGCGCACAAAGCATATGCGTAATGTTTCTGAGCAGGATGATAAACAAATGCAGCAGCAGATGACGCAGCAGCAGATTGCAAATGAAAAGAAAAAGGTTGATTTGAAGAAGATGGAGATGCAAAAGCAACTTCAGAAAAAGATTCAATCTTTAAAGAATAAACAGCGCGTTGGTGGCGCACAAGCAACGGTGGACCAATAATGGCATTCGGTCTTGGTAAGTTAGCGGTCCTTGAAAGCAAGCTCGATATATATGAAGACCTAAGTAAAGAAATGCTCGACAAACTTGAGCGAGCAGTTGCGACTATTAGTGATAATAGCAATAAGATTGCCATTATCTTAGAGCGTCATGAAAGTCGCTTGAATGAAAGTGAAAGATCGGATAAACTCATTCTTAAAATGATGGAGGAATTGAAAGAAGAGATTAACGATATTGATAAAGGTGTGAAACTAAAGTTTCAAGAGCAAAATAAAAAGATAGAAGAAGCACAAAGATGGGTTTGGATGGCTGGTGCTGTCCTTACCACTGCAGTTACATTAATACAAATCCTACCAAACATCGGATTCGCCTTGACACCAGTCCAGAAGACAAGTATGATGGACCCAGCGGTAGTCCAGCGTATTGTCTAACTTTGTTGATGTTCATTATGTGAACCTTCTTTCGGGGCGACTAGAAAAGTTCGCTCGGAAGAAGGAAGACTTATATAACTTTCGCTGTCCTTACTGTGGTGACTCTCAGAAGCACCGTAACAAGGCACGAGGGTACTTCTTTCGTATCAAGACGGATATGGTATTCAAGTGTCACAACTGCGGCGTAGGGAGGACTCTGCCTAACTTCTTGAAGGACAATGCTCCCGACCTTCATGACGAGTACATTATGGAGCGATACAAGAATGGAACTACTGGCAAAGGTTCGTATGTTCCCAAACCTAAACCCGTTCAATTTGAAAAACCGAAGTTCAAGAAAAAGGGAGAACTTCAAAGTATCGAACAACTAAATAATGAACACCCTGCACGAGGATATCTTCTCGGTCGTCAGATTCCTGAAGAACATTTCTCCAACTTGTTCTATACAGACAAGTTTTGTACATGGGTGAATACACAGAAACCTACGTTCAAAGATGTCAAGAAGGACCATCCCAGAATTATTATCCCTTTCATTGACACCGATGGAACATGGTTCGGATTTCAAGGAAGGTCCCTAGACGCACATGATAAGATGCGATACATCACTATCATGCTGGACGAATCCAAAACTAAAATCTTTGGTCTTAATAAAGTAGATTTCAACAAGACCATATACATTACCGAAGGACCGTTTGATAGTTTGTATATCGACAATGCAATTGCAATGGCAGGAGCAGATGTTGACTGGGAACTGTTGCGTGATAAAGAAGTTGTCTTCGTTTATGACAACGAAAAGCGTAACAAAGAAATCATCAAGCGAATAGAAAAAGTCATTGATAAAGGATATGAGGTTGTGATTTGGCCTGATAATCTTCAACAGAAGGACTTAAACGACATGTTTATCGCTGGACATGACGTACAATCTCTGGTAGAATTTAACACTTACAGCGGTCTACAAGCACAGATTAAACTAAGCGAATGGAAAAAGGTATGAAAGAGATTCATGTAATCAAGCGTAACGGGGAGCAAGAGACTCTCGACCTCGATAAGATTCATGTGATGGTAGAGCACGCTTGCAGAGGTCTTGCAGGGGTGTCTGAGAGTCAGGTGGAAATGAATGCCAACCTGCAATTCTTTGATGGTATTGAAACTGCTGCTATTCAAGAAATTCTTGTTCGTTCTGCTAACGACCTCATTTCCTTGGATGCACCCAACTATCAGTTCGTTGCTGCTAGACTGCTCTTGTTTGGTTTGAGGAAAGCAGTATACAATGGTCACCCTGATGGACATCCTCCTCTGTATGACCATATTCAGAAGTGTACAGAAATGGGTCTGTATGATGGCACCCTCATTAATTCTTATTCTGCAGAAGAATGGGAAAAACTGAATAGTTTTATTGACCATGACCGTGACTTTTTATTCACATATGCTGGTATTCGTCAGGTTGTAGATAAATATCTCGTGCAGGATCGCAGCACTGGCGAGGTGTATGAAACACCCCAGTTTATGTACATGATGATTGCTGCAACTCTGTTTCAAAATGACGACAAGTTCTATAGATTGGAGTACGTCAAGAGGTATTATGACGCAATCAGCAAGCACAAAATCAACATTCCCACACCTATCATGGCGGGGGTTAGAACTCCACTTCGACAATTTGCTAGCTGTGTTCTTGTTGATGTTGATGACACCCTCGATTCTATCTTTAGCTCTGATATGGCAATTGGCAAATACGTTGCACAAAGGGCGGGCATCGGTATCAACGCAGGCAGAATCCGTGGCATCAACAGTAAAATCAGAGGTGGAGAAGTTCAGCACACGGGTGTTGTACCATTCCTCAAAAAGTTTGAGTCAACTGTCAGATGTTGTACACAGAATGGCATCCGAGGTGGATCAGCGACAGTACACTTCCCCATCTGGCACCAAGAAATCGAAGACATCATTGTCCTAAAAAATAATAAGGGAACGGAAGATAACCGAGTTCGTAAGTTAGATTATAGTATTCAATTCAGTAAACTCTTCTATGAACGTTTCATCTCCAACGGAGAAATCTCCCTCTTCAGTCCGCACAATGTTCCTGGTCTGTATGATGCTTTTGGCACTGATGGATTTGACGAGTTATATGTTCGTTACGAACGAGATGAGTCTATTCCAAGAAAAACTATCGGAGCTCAAGAACTTTTTCTGGACCTCCTGAAGGAGAGAGCAGAGACTGGTCGTCTGTATATCATGAACATCGACCATTGCAACACTCACTCTTCTTTCAAAGACAAGGTTAATATGTCTAACCTGTGTCAGGAGATTACACTTCCTACTGACCCTATTCAACACATTGATGGTAGGGGTGAGATTGCTCTTTGCATCTTGTCTGCTATCAACGTAGGCAAACTGAAGTCCCTGGACGAACTTGATGAACTTTGTGAACTTGCTGTACGAGGATTGGATGCTCTCATTGATTACCAAGAGTATCCTGTTAAAGCAGCAGAAGAATCTACAAGGAATCGTCGCTCTCTGGGCATTGGATACATTGGTCTTGCTCATTATCTTGCTAAGCATGGTGCAAAGTACGATACGACCAAAGCCCATGACCTAGTTCATAAACTCACTGAGAGGTTCCAGTATGCCCTTCTGAACGCTTCTATGCGAATGGCAATGGAGAAGGGTCCTTGCGGTTACTTTGGTAAAACTAAGTACGCTGATGGGATTCTTCCGATTGATACATACAAGAAGGAAGTCGATGAAATTGTCCCTAATGAGTTACAGTGCGATTGGGAGTTTCTTCGTGAGCGGATTCTCCAATACGGTCTCCGACACAGCACACTGTCCGCACAGATGCCTTCGGAGAGCAGTTCCGTTGTGTCAAACGCAACCAATGGAATCGAGCCTCCTAGAGACTTCCTGTCCGTTAAGAAGAGTAAGAAAGGACCCCTTAAGCAAATTGTCCCTCAATACAATACGCTCAAGAACAACTACACTCTTCTTTGGGATATGCCGAACAATGATGGTTACATTAAAGTTACGGCAGTAATCCAAAAGTTCTTTGACCAAGCAATTTCTGGAAACTGGAGTTACAATCCCGAACAATATCCCGACAATGAAGTTCCAGTTTCTGTGATGGCAAAGGACCTTCTAACTACTTACAAATATGGTTGGAAGACATCTTATTATCAAAATACATATGATAATAAAAAAGATACTGACGTTGAAGAAAACATGCAACGTGCAAGTGAGATTGACAATCTTATCGAACAACTGCTAGAATCCGAGGAGGAAGACTGTGAGTCCTGTAAAATCTGAAGTACAAGGTATGACTGTATTTAATAGCAACAAAGTAGACACTAAAAAGCAACCAATGTTTTTCGGTGCTCCTCTGGGAGTCCAGAGGTATGACAACTACAAGTACCCTGTCTTCGATAGGTTGACTCAGCAACAACTTGGATATTTCTGGAGACCTGAAGAGGTCTCCCTACAGAAGGATAGAAGTGATTACCAAACTTTATCGGCGCAGCAGAAGCACATCTTCACTAGCAACCTTAAGTACCAAATCATGCTGGATTCTGTACAAGGGCGTGGTCCTGGGATGGCTTTTATCCCTTACTGTTCACTCCCTGAGTTAGAAGCATCTATGTTGGTCTGGGAGTTCATGGAGATGATTCACTCTCGCTCCTACACATACATCATTAAGAACGTGTATCCTGACCCTAGTGAAGTGTTTGACACCATTCTAGAGGATGAAAAGATTCTAGACAGAGCATCTTCTGTTACACAGTCTTACGATGACTTTATTAATCATGCACATCAGTATGATACGAGTACAATGTGGGAGTTGGCAAAAGAGGGGCATTATGCTGGTCGATACGACCGTGTTGAGTTGAAGCGTAAACTGTATCGTGCAGTTGCAAACGTGAATATTCTGGAAGGCATTCGTTTCTATGTTTCCTTCGCCTGCTCTTTTGCTTTCGGTGAGAACAAACTCATGGAAGGTTCTGCAAAGATTCTTTCTTTAATTGCTCGTGATGAATCGCAGCACCTTGTTCTAACACAAAATATCCTGAACAAGTGGAGAGAAGGAGACGATGCAGAAATGCAACAAATTGCTACAGAAGAAGAACCATTTGTACAACAAATGTTCCAAACTGCAGTAAATGAAGAGAAAATGTGGGCAGATTATCTGTTCAAAGACGGTTCGATGATTGGACTCAACGAACGTCTCCTACATAATTATGTGGAGTGGATTGCTAATCGTAGGATGAAAGCAATCGGTATCAAGCCAATGTTTGACATCCCCGCTAAGAATAATCCTCTCCCCTGGACAGAGCATTGGTTGAACTCTAAGGGACAGCAGAATGCTCCACAAGAAACGGAGATTGAATCTTATGTCATCGGAGGAATCAAACAAGATGTCGAAGCAAACACCTTCGCAGGATTTGCCCTTTGACCCTCGTAACGAGGAAGACTACGACACCTGGGAGTACGGTACAGAACCTCTCCCTGGTGACGAAGAATGGGCAAACAAATTTCTAGATGAAGTCGGGCAGTTTGAAAATCCTATGGCAGAAATGCTTTGGGAAAATGAAAAGAAAAAAGCACGACGCATGGAAGTCGATAAGAGTCAAGACTTTATTGAAAGAGGAATGACTCTTATTACAGAGCCAGAGAGTGATAAGTATCTCAAATCTGTAACACCACGCACTAATGAAAATTAGTGCTATAATATAAATATAGATGGTAGCGAAAGTTACCATCTACGTTCATCCCACCCTCTCTTTCCGATGGTGGGACGCAAGTAAGTCGCGGAACGGAGCGTTCATCCTATGTTATCACTAGCTTTGATTTTCTTTAGTCATGTTCCTCCTGGGGATTTCCTTAGGTGTGAAGACTATCAATGGTTGAAGCAGGGTCTAAAAGAGACAACTCTTTTCACTCCTGCTGAAAAATCTGATATCTTAATCCATTGGATTAATCATACAGACCCCCATTGTTTTGATAGCAAGGACGCAAACGACTGAAGGAACGGGGATTAAAAACCTCATTTCTTTAGGAGACCTACAATGAACACACTTACTCTCATCAAGAAGCAGATCCAGAAAGCAGCAGCACTGCACGATGCACAAATCATGCACACCTCTTATCGTGGTGTCCAGTATGAGTGCAAGCAAGGTGCTGATGAAGTCCATGGAACCTTCTGCTATCGCGGTCACACTTATAACAAGTGATGGATTATCGATATCACACTGATGATATGGATGCAAGTAACAGACCACCAGCATGTTATCAACTCAAATATAGAGGAGTAACATACTGGTCCTGTTACAAAATTCACTTGGACAAATATTTTGAACAACTTTTATCGATAGAACCAATCTATAATAAAAAGTAAATGTTTCAATATACACACAAAGCACCCATTCGGGTGCTTTTTTGCTATTCTAAATAGCTGTAACCTATAAGGAGAGTCATGAAAATCTTTCTGGACTGTTCTGACCCAGAACTCATTGCTCATGCCTACGAGACAGGATTGATTGATGGCGTCACAACGAATCCTAGTCTTATGCTCAAAGCGGGTAGAAACCCCAAAGAAGTAATCAGGGAAATTTCTGAAATCTTTCCCTGGAACGCATCTATTTCTGCAGAGGTTGTCGGTGACACGGCAGAAGAGATGCTTGACATGGCAGAGAGTTACCTGGAAATCGGACCAAACATTACAATCAAAGTTCCATGTACAGTCGAAGGGCTGAAGGCATGTAGAGAATTAACAACTGATGATGTTCATGTAAACGTTACATTAGTATTCACAACGGCACAAGCATTACTTGCTGCGAAAGCAGGAGCAACATATGTTTCTCCTTTTGTTGGTCGTGTATTTGACCAGCACTGGAATGGTATTCATCTTATTGAGGAGATTGCAGATGTCTTCGCTACTCACCAAATCAAAACTGAAGTCCTCGCTGCTTCCATTAGGGAAGCTCACCAAGTATCCGCTGCTTTTAGAGTGGGAGCTGACATTTGTACTTTGCCTTTGCCAGTTTTTTATAGTCTTTACAAGCACATTCTTACGGACACGGGTCTAGAAAAGTTCAATGCCGATTGGGCAGAACTACACAACTGAGGAAATCTAATGCCAAGGAACGAACTGAGTAAGGACGAATTTGAGGTGCGAGTTTTAAAATTGAAAAATAAACTATACAATGGTTCTTACTCGGCTCGAAGTCAGGAGTGGCATGATGGAGCACATCATACCCTTCAAGAAGTATTAAATGCCCTTCAAGAATATAGAATATGAACAAAGACAATCTAAAAATCTTAATTAAAGACCTTGAGTTTGCTGTTGCAGAGCTTAAGGCAGAAATATATGGCGACCCCAATTCTTACCTAGATAGTGAGAATGTGAGAAAGGTTCGCATTGAAGATGACGACGGAGAAACAGACTAATGAAAAACAAGTTGATTATGAAAACCCCTGGATTTTTGAAGGACAACCTTTTCTATCTGAAGATATTGGTGATTCTTTCGGCTTCGTCTATTGCATTACAAATATCCTCACGGGTAAACGCTACATCGGGAGAAAGTATTTTCACCAATTACGAAAGCCTAGAGGTGGAGGTAGGAGAGTTAAGAGTGAAAGCGACTGGAAAAAATACTACGGAAGCTCTGCTGAACTTACTGCCGACAGGAAGGAGTTCGGAAATCATACCTTTAAACGGGATATTTTAAGCCTACATAAAAGTAAGGGACTCACAAACTTTGAAGAGACCCGACAACTATTCCTAAACAATGTACTTACGGAGGCAATGTCAGATGGCACACCAGCGTTTTACAACTCAAACATCCTCGGTCGGTACATGCGTAAAGATTATTTCAACCCTTGACCCCCGCTGATGGGTCTGCTATAATAACGAGGTAGTCAAGGGGAGACGCCCAAGCATGTTCAACTTCTACGACGAGTCTGATTTTTCCATTCAAGATATGTATCTGGACCAACTAATTGACCAGATGCATATTTTTGCAGAGCAAGGTCGTGAGAAAGATGCTGTTGAGGTGTACGAACAATACCTTACTACCTCCTCTATGGGTCAGTAGCTCAGTTGGATAGAGCAACTGCCTTCTAAGCAGTCGGTCACAGGTTCGAGTCCTGTCTGACCCGTTGCCCATTAGGGCAAACGGTCCCTTAGAGGAAAGCATATGACTACAGCACAAAAGTTCTCGTCTCATATCGAACTTCTTTATGAGGCAATTGATCGACATGTAGTTCTTGACACCGAGTATCCTACCATTTATAATCAAGTACTGAAATTCTATGAGGAGAAAGGCGTCGATTTCTATGGTGATGTAGATGAGGATTATGATATCCTCCTAACTAAACTTGAACAGGACCTATTTTATTATGAACAAAGTGACAGTTCTTCTTGAACGTTCTCCTTATCGGTATGTCTCTGTTGGGATACTCGACAATGGGTATCCCGACTACCGAATCCAAAAGTTCGATGAGTGGACTAAGCGTTACAAAGACATGTATCTTTGTGACAATGCCATGCAAATCGATACTGCTATGGAAGACTTTGAATATACTAAATGGCTCGACCCCGACCCCGAGGTTGGTGCCTATCGCAAATGGAACTAACATGAATTCTTATCAGAACGCAGTACAAGCACTCAAGCAGTGCGTTAAAGATGCTGTTGACAACGACGTAAACCCCAATCTTCAATCTGAAATCTGGCGTCACTATCAAGGCATGAAATCAATTGCTGAGCAAATTCCTGAAGAACAAATTGAATACAAATTTTCTATTACAGACGAAGGAAGTATTAGCATTACGACAGGTTCGGGATTTTATGACCCCGATTATAATATCCAAGCAGCACAACCTGTTGACTTTGGAAATACATATGGAAGAGACGTAATCACGTTCTCCTAGTCTTTGCCAATAGACTTTAAACTAGATGGTTTTAGGCGCGACAGACGCTCATAAAGAGTTTCTCCGTTCTCTAAAAACGGAGTGGTGGAGTCATTATGACCCTCTTTGTTTCTTGCTTTAGCAAAAGCAAGTGGTGCGGATGGGGATTTTCTTCCCGCTCAGGACTTAGTTATTACCTGGCTAAACAAAATAACTTGGCGTGCATGTGTCCTGGGGGTCTGACCACCCCCATTTTTACGGGGTGTAGCGCAGAGGTAGCGCGGCTGTTTTGGGAACAGCAGGTCGCAGGTTCGATCCCTGTCACCCCGACTTATCAAAACCATAAGTTATGGTAATCTGACAGAGGGCTTTACAAATGTAAAGAAAACCTATATAATGTAACAGTTCTTTACAAAACACAATGACTGTCACAACAAACGAACAAGGTCAAATGAACATGTGGGCAAAAGAACCCCAGATGGTTATTGATGACTATCACTCCAAGGGTCTTGCTACCCCTATGGAAGGCATTGAGCGTTACAACGGACGCTGGGCGATGATGGGCATCATCTCTGGTTTCCTTTCCTACGCTATCACTGGCAAATTCTTTTTCGGTATCTTCTGAGGTAACTATTATGTTTAACGACAACGCAGAAAAACTTAACGGTCGTGCAGCAATGATTGGATTCGTTGCAGCAATTGGTTCGTATTTGGTAACAGGACAAGTCATCCCTGGCATCTGGTGATTGACAATGGTTCCTTTTTTGTTTATAATTACTTCCGTTGCCTTCTTCATTTTGTTGGCAGCATCTGTTGAAAAACTTTGCGAAACTTATTAATGGCTTTCACTATCACCACCAAGCAACCTGATGGAACCGAAACTACTTTCTCGTGTGAAGACGACCAGTACATTCTTGACGCAGCTGAGGAAGCGGGTGTGGACATCAACTACTCGTGTCGTGCAGGCGCTTGTTCGTCGTGCGCGGGAAAACTCGTCTCTGGCACCGTAGACCAAAGCGACCAGTCCTTCCTGGACGATGACCAAATCGATTCTGGTTTCATTCTGACTTGTGTTTCTTATCCCACGAGCGATTGTGTGATTGAGACTGAGAAAGAAGAGGAACTGTATTGATGGAAACAGATGTCTACGCTGGTCTTCACATTGCTATAGACCAACTTGGTTGGAGTGAGGAAGATGATATTGTAGTAGAAATTGGTGGCATGGCTGTAACAGGTACTGCTACTAATCCAGATGCGAACCCTAAGTGGGCAAAACCTTTTGGAACTATCTCGTATCAGAAGGATGCCTTCATCGTTATCAAGAACCGCTCTCGCTCTCCTTTTGAACCAAGTAAACCTAATCCTGATTTAAAAGCACACCATGCAGAATAAGTTCTATCTCTTCTCTAAACATTCCTGTGGTCCATGTGGATTGGTAGACAAATACTTTAGGTCTACCAAGGTTGACACCAGTATCATTGAAAAGGTAGACCTGGAAGACTTTAGCGACGTTCCTATTCCTCAAGAGAACCTGGACCTCGCTAAAAAATATGCAGTAACTGCCACTCCTGTATTGGTTGTTACCGACTCTGAGGGCACTATGTTGGGTAAATATACAGGTGGGATGCAAATTACCCAGAATATTAGAAAACTAATAGAAGAATATGCCTAACCCCAACGCACTTTACGAAGACATGGAAACCCTTAACATGCTCTATGAAGAGTTATGTTGGGACCCAGAGGATAAACTAGAGTTCAAAGCAGACTTTAAAAATGATCAAATCATCATAAAAGTCAAAAAAGATACAGAGTAAAGAATAAATACCTACTCCTCTACAAATAGTCCGATGGCACTTTTTGCAACGGCAGTGATTCTTTTTGGCACTTTCTTTGGTGCTGCAATGCTAACACAATCTGGCGACGAATAAATATAATTGAATATCGTCGGCGCAGACAGAGGGGTAACTGGCACAATCCAGTTGACACCCCTCTCTTTTTTTGCTATTATACATACTCTGAGTCACTCATCGAATCATTTCTCGTGGCGGTGAATGCTGAGTTCTTTTATTCTAATGCTTTTTAACAAAATTCTTCCTCTTGCTGCGGCAACAACGATTCCCCTTGCTGCTTGTGCCTATCCAAGCATCAGCGAAATCAAGAACCCTCCTGAAGTTGATGTGACAGTTAACAAAGAAAAGGCAGTGCCTATTCAAGTGGTGGAAAAGTCCTGGAAGTGCCCTGGATGTAACACCAATGAAAAATATGTCCTTGAGCAACTCCAAAAGAAAACAAAAATCTCCGACCGAAATGCCCTTGCAACAATTATGGGTAACATTAAATCGGAGAGTAACTTCCATCCCAACATTTGCGAGGGAGGGGCTAGAGTTCCTTACAATCGTTGCCTTCGCGGTGGCTACGGACTCGTTCAGTGGACCTCTACGAACCGTTATCTGGGGTTAGGGCGTTTTGCTAAGAAGTATGGATACGACCCCTCTAGTCTTGAGGGACAAACTGCATACATGATTAACGAGTATACCTTCCAGAAATACCTTCCTGAATTTGAAGGTCCTGGTCAGACTGTATCTCAGTATATGGTCGGAGCATATTACTGGTTAGGTTGGGGCATTAAAGGTCATCGTGAAAAGTATGCTTACGATTACACTAAGAAACTTGTTTGGGCATGATTAACACCATTAAGAAACTGATTAAACCTTTTGTTGGAATTCCTGCTCCAGAAATTCTGCAAGATGACCCTTGGTTTGGACCTGCTCCTGAGACAGAAAGGAGCATTTTCATTAAGGAAGCAAAAGCAAAAGCAATTGCAGATGCTCAAATTCTTCCTTGTGAGTCAGACAATCACCATCCTCTGCACCATAAAGAGGCAGAGGATATCCATCAGAAGATGTATGAGATTGCTACCTCTGGTGGAAATACAACTACGCAACTGAACCCCATGCCTGAACTTGGTGGAGGGTCCGAGTCTTATCAATCTGGACCAGGCGGTTGGATGAGTGGCACAGGAGTCCGACAATTCCATTGACAGATTCGGGAAACCGTAGTATGATAAATAGGTAAACAAATGTAACAGACCATTACGAGTCTGTAACAAACACCTGCCGCTTGACCGAGACTAGGCAGGTCTACCAATCCGTCTCTCATATCCAGTCTGAGGGTGACTGGAGCATAGTATCACCACCATTTCCCTGATGGTCCTACTATCTGTTTAAGTTCAATGACTGCTACACTTTCACAACAACGTTCTACTAACACCTGGGAACAATTCTGTAACTGGGTAACTTCAACCGACAATCGTTTGTATGTCGGTTGGTTCGGCGTCCTGATGATTCCCTGCCTGCTGGCAGCGACTACATGTTTCATCATCGCCTTCATCGGTGCTCCTCCTGTGGACATCGATGGCATCCGCGAACCCGTCGCTGGTTCGCTCATGTATGGAAACAACATCATCTCTGGTGCTGTTATCCCTTCTTCTAACGCTATCGGTCTGCACTTCTACCCCATCTGGGAAGCAGCAAGTCTGGACGAATGGCTCTACAACGGTGGTCCTTTCCAACTCGTTGTGTTCCACTTCCTGATTGGCATCTATGCTTACATGGGTCGTGAGTGGGAACTTTCTTACCGTCTTGGTATGCGTCCTTGGATTTGCGTAGCATACTCTGCTCCTGTCGCTGCAGCGAGTGCAGTGTTCCTGGTCTATCCTTTCGGTCAAGGTTCTTTCTCTGATGCAATGCCTCTGGGCATCTCTGGAACCTTCAACTACATGTTGGTCTTCCAGGCTGAGCACAACATCCTCATGCACCCCTTCCATATGCTCGGCGTAGCAGGTGTGTTTGGCGGTTCTCTGTTCAGTGCAATGCACGGTTCGCTGGTTACTTCTTCGCTGGTTCGTGAGACCACCGAAAATGAGTCCCAGAACTATGGTTACAAGTTTGGTCAGGAAGAAGAAACCTACAACATCGTTGCCGCTCACGGTTACTTTGGTCGTCTGATTTTCCAATACGCTTCCTTCAACAACTCCCGTTCGCTGCACTTCTTCCTCGCAGCATGGCCTGTTGTCGGTATCTGGTTTACTGCTCTGGGCGTTAGCACCATGGCATTCAACCTCAACGGTTTCAACTTCAACCAGTCCATCATCGATGGTCAGGGTCGTGTGCTCAACACCTGGGCAGACGTTCTCAACCGTGCTGGTCTGGGCATGGAAGTGATGCACGAGCGTAATGCTCACAACTTCCCTCTCGACCTTGCTGCTGCTGAGAACACTCCTGTTGCTCTCAAGGCACCTGCTGTTGGTTGATACGGATTACAACCTAACCTTAGGGGGACTTCGGTCCCCTATTTTTTTCTCCTCAAATGTAAAGTTATGCTAACTTCGGAGACACCTTACAAACTTGCCGAGATCATTCAAGATACTTGGCCACAACTGTACTACTTAAAAAAGGAAAATAAAAATGGTAGCAAGCACACTAAGTCCCCCAAGGAGGGGTTGGTTCGATGTCCTTGACGACTGGCTTAAAAGAGACCGTTTCGTTTTTGTTGGCTGGTCTGGACTTCTTCTTTTTCCCACTGCTTATCTTGCTCTTGGGGGTTGGCTTACTGGGACTACTTTCGTCACGAGTTGGTATACTCACGGACTTGCGAGTTCCTATCTTGAGGGTGCAAACTTTCTTACTGCGGCAGTTTCTACTCCAGCAGACGCTATGGGTCATTCTCTTCTGCTTCTATGGGGTCCTGAGTCTCAAGGGGACTTCATCCGCTGGTGCCAACTTGGGGGACTCTGGACTTTTGTGGCGCTCCACGGAGCCTTTGCACTTATAGGTTTCATGCTTCGCCAGTTTGAACTGGCACGACTTATCGGTATTCGTCCTTACAATGCTATTGCTTTCTCTGGTCCTATTGCTGTATTCGTTAGTGTTTTTCTTATGTATCCTCTGGGACAATCGTCCTGGTTCTTCGCACCGTCGTTCGGGGTCGCAGCAATCTTCCGATTCCTGCTCTTCCTCCAAGGGTTCCATAACTGGACGCTGAATCCCTTTCACATGATGGGCGTAGCAGGTATCTTAGGCGGAGCATTGCTTTCTGCCATTCATGGTGTTACAGTAGAGAATACTTTGTATGAAGATGGTGAACAAGCAAACACTTTCAAAGCATTTGATAGTACTCAGGAAGAGGAAACTTATTCCATGGTCACTGCTAACCGTTTCTGGTCTCAGATTTTTGGTATTGCTTTCAGCAATAAGCGTTGGCTTCACTTCTTTATGCTCTTTGTTCCTGTCATGGGACTTTGGACAAGTTCTATTGGTATCATTGGTCTCGCACTCAATCTTCGTGCTTATGATTTTGTGTCTCAGGAGATTAGAGCTGCTGAGGATCCAGAGTTTGAAACGTTCTATACGAAAAACATCCTCCTTAATGAAGGACTCCGTGCCTGGTTGGCTCCTGTAGACCAACCTCATGAGAACTTTGTGTTCCCTGAAGAAGTCTTGCCAAGAGGCAACGCACTTTAAAATAAATAGAGGGGTTAAGACCCCTCTTTTTTAATGGCGTATTATTATCCCGAAGGATATTTTGGACCAATCTGTGATGCAGGAATTGATGATTTTACTCTTTCAAATCTTCAACGAGCAGCACAGGAAGAGGTTGATGATTTAGTAACAGTTTTTGATGCAAACATTACTGATGACTACACAACTCCTCAAGGTGAACCTCTGTTAAGGTTTCAAAAATGTAAACAAAGACCTGACGGGACATACTATGATTGTGTATATGAATGGATTAATCCTGCAGATGCTTGGGCTGATTTTGATAGATGTCTAGACCCTTATGGAGTATGTTATCCATGGGGAGATGTATCTACAAAAGGACTTAGATTAGAAGAAGACTTTTTTGTTCCTGATTTAGATACAGAATCATGCTCTCCATTTGACAGTGATATCAATATCAGAGAGCAGCAATACTTTACTGGAGATGGAACTCTAATTAGATTTGGAAAAATAGAAAAATCTAGTCCAGTAACTTATCCTGTAACTTCTGGTACTGAATCTGTTGTTGGAGAATCTACTCTTACTGCTAGATTTAATGGTGCTGGAGATTTAGTGATTGGCGGTACTGGTTCTGGTCTTGTTCGATTAGATTTTGAATATGATGATGATCCTGATACTGCTGGTCAAGCGTTAGGAAGTTATACAGTTGCTGGAAGAACATTTATTCAAGAAGTTGATGATGAAAGAGGTTCTGATAGTGACTATGTTGAAGTAAGTGTAGGAACATACCCAGCAACAATTTTTGGTGGTTCTGGTTATGATGGATTTAGGGTAGATAATAACGATAAAAGAATATGTTTTTATGATTCGGATGGTGATGATTGTAATGCACAGATAGAAATAAAAGATATTATTCCTTTGTCAACAGTTAGTAATGTTGGTTATTGGAGCGAACTTGGAAATGCATATGCAGTTTGGGTGAATCCGCAAGTATGTACTCTTCCACTACAGGAGCAAGAGGTAACTTATATTGTTCCTATTCCCGCAACAGATACATATACATTCCAGTTTGCGTGTGATGACAATGCTCAGTTATTTTTAAATGAAGAAACTGAACCAGTTTTATCTATTGCAGGTGGAATTTTTTCAGGAGGAACATTAAACACACCATACACATATTCAAGAACATTGAATGGTGGAACTAATCTTAATATGGTTGTTAGATGTCTGAACTCTGATGCAGGATTCCAAGATGGTGACGGAGAACCTACAGGACTTGCATACTCTTGGGAAAGAAACCCAGGCGGTTGGTTTATTAGAATTTGTCGTGGGGGTAATTGTTTTGGTTCTGGAAATAATATCAATTGGGTAAACACTCCTCCATGGCACACTTGGAGTGAACTGTTAAACGCATATGGAGTTTGGCCATCTAACACCAGTCCTCTACCTGATATCGTAAATACTGCTACTTGGAATGTAGTTATTCCAGCTACAGGAAATTACACTCTATCAGTATCTCAAGACGACCAATCTGAATATTTCTTAGATGGTGTTTCTTTAGGAACTAGGTATGGATGGGCAGAAGAAAGTGTGTCTTCATTTACTCTCAGCAATCTAACATCTGGAATTCACACTATAGGAGTTGCTGCACTTAACGTTGTTAATAGTGCAGGACTAGATGCAGATTGGGCATCTAACCCAGGTGGAGTAGCATGGAAACTAACAGACCAATCTAATGCTATAATTTCAACATCTCGTGACTTGCAAACATCAGGAGATGGTAATATAATATGGACAACACGAGACGCAGTTGGTTACGAGTATTATGAAATTACCCAAAATTAAAAAAGAAGATTTACCAGAAGAATTGCAGAGTATTATTGAGGGGGATGAAGTTGAATTTGAGCCTATTGTATCTGCTGATGATATTTTCGATTTGCCATTTGACTCTGAAGAATACGAAAGGGGTAGAATTGAAGTCGCTCAAAAATTGATAGAGTCCAGAAAGAAACTAGAGGATGCTAGAGTTCAACAGAGAAAACTAGAGAAAACCGAACACCCCGAATAGTATAAATAAACTTTGTAAAGATTTACAACAGAGGATGGTGCCTCAACTACTCGCGCCAATCTGTTGACACTGCACCCCAAGGGTGCTATAATTAATCCAACGCAGACGAGTCGAGTCTGCTTTCATCTGCGGGTATCCATTCCGCAAGTAAAATAACGAGGAAACAAAAATGATCAAATCTGTTCTCGCAGCTGCCGCTGCTGCACCTTTCATGGCGACCGCTGCTTTTGCAGGTCCCTATGTGAACGTCGAGGCTAACTCTGGTTTCACTGGTTCTAACTACAACGGCACTAATATCGACACCCATGTTGGTTACGAAGGTGCTCTGGGCACTGACGCTGCTTGGTATGTCCAAGGTGGTGCTACCATTGTTGCTCCTGACGGCGGTGCTTCTGACACCGTTCCTTCGGGTAAGGCAGGTCTGTCTGCTGGTCTGACTGAGCAACTGTCTGCTTACGGCGAAGTTTCGTTCCAAGGTTCGGGCGTTGCTGGTGTTGACCGTAGCTACGGCACCAAGGCTGGTCTGAAGTTCAGCTTCTGATAAATATGTTTGAGACCTTTCGTGCGGTCTCTACATAGTCGGAACACCCAATTGGGACTCTACGGAGTCCCTTTTTTATTCTAGAGGTATTATGAATTTTCAAGTTTATACTAGAACTGGTTGCCCTTACTGCACACAAGTTAAACAAGTTCTGAGTGGTAAAAATCTTTCCTTTACTGAAAAGCAATTGAATCGTGACTTTACACGAGAACAATTCTATGCTCAGTTTGGTGCTGGTAGTACTTTCCCTCAAGTTATTATGGGCGGCACAAAACTCGGTGGATGCACAGACACTGTAAAGTATCTCAGAGAAAACAATCTCATTTGACAACTAAATAATCATGAGTTCATGACATAGGAGGGGTTGGTTTCCATATTATTGTAAACGGTTTAGGAGGGAAACCATGTTAATCGCACTAGTAGTTTTAGTTGTTGTTGGTGCTTTCATTCTCGGTATCACTGTTTCATGGTTAGCTAAAGGTTACGTTGAAGACTTTATCGAAAACGCTGCCTATGCTAAATCTGTTACACATCCAGAAATGTTTGATGAAGATGGCAACATGCTACATGATGAACTAATCTACATCAGACCAGACGCTCAATATTGGGGTGATCTTTTCGAAGATGAAGATGATGACGAATGATTTAAACGGAGTTAATTATGGCTACACGATCTGTACAAAACAGCAATCCTAGATTGCTACTAAGTGAGATTTTGAGAAAGGTCTCTAACGCAAAAACAAAAGAAGAAAAAATTGCCTTGCTTCGCAAGCATAACAGCACTGCTCTTCGTCAACTATTGATTATCAATTTCGACGATAGTATCGTATCCATGCTTCCTGAGGGAGATGTTCCTTACACTCCTAATGATGCACCTACAGGTACAGACCACTCTCGCCTTGAGCAAGAATATCGTGGTCTGTACCGTTTCTTTAAGGGTGGTCAGGATAAACTGCCTGCATTGAAGCGGGAATCTATGTTTGTTCAACTGCTCGAAGGACTTGCTGGTGAAGAAGCAGAACTACTGGTTCTTTGTAAAGATGGACGCTTAAATGAAAAATATAAGCGCATCACAAAAGCAGTTATTTCGGAGGCATTTCCTAGTATTGAATGGGGCGGACGTTCATGACCGTCTATGCTTTCAAAAAAGATATTGAGGAAGCAACTAAAGAACAACTGGAAGAACTAGAAGAGCAAGAAAAGAAAAAGGAAGCAGTAAAAGCACTTGGTATTATTGTTGGTATTTTTACTAAACCTCTGATTCTTATGCTATTATGGAACTGGTTAATGCCTGGTATCTTTGGTCTTGCTGCTATTGGATACTTCAAGGCAGTTGGTTTCTATTTAATTTCACGTATTCTTTTTAGTAACGACAAATGAGTATTCCATATTTCAAATCCCAACATGACTGGGAAGCATTTACCCAAATCTTTGATAGTCAGTGGCATTGTAAGCGAGCACTGCTGAATCGTGTCAAGGACGACATGTTCCCTGGCTTTGAGTGGCATTCACTCACACCAAAGTCCATTGAAGTTATCAATGACATTGTATCCAATCTTGTGTATGAGTGTGAGCGTCAGTTCAAAGAAACTCATCAGGACTATAAGACTGAGGATGATGAACTCTTCATTCCTTATCGTTCTTTCAAAGAGAATGTGGCGGAAGCACTCAAAGAAGCGATGGCACAACATGATGAGTGGTGCCACCCCGAAAGTTCTGTATACAAAACCAAAAACTCTTAATTATGACGAAAGTATGCCTTGTCTCTGTGACTCCTGACGCAGAGAAAACTATTGGTTATGTTGCTCGTGTCAGCAATCCTGCCAATCAGGAGAACGAAAAGGTTGCAGGATTGCTCAAGTATTGTATCAAGCACCAGCACTGGAGCATCTTTGAGCAAGCACATATGACTCTGGAGATTAACACTACCAGGGCAATCGCAGCTCAGATTTTGCGTCACCGTTCGTTCACCTTCCAAGAGTTTTCCCAACGCTATGCAGATTCGTCTCTGCTTGGCGATGAGATTCCTCTGCCCGAACTTCGTCGTCAGGATACTACTAATCGTCAGAAGAGTATCGATGACCTGGACCCTTTCGTCAAGCAGAAGTTTGAAATCTGGATGCAGTATCACTTCAAGCAGACGATGGATGTCTACAAGGAGATGCTGGAAGCAGGTGTGGCAAAGGAATGTGCTCGCATGATTCTGCCTATGGCAGTGCCCACCAGAATTTACATGACGGGCTCAGTTCGCTCATGGATGCATTACATCGATTTGCGTTGCGCTCACGGCACCCAGAAGGAGCACCAGGACGTTGCAGAACTCTGCAAGCAGCATTTCATCTGCCAGTTCCCGACCATCTCTGAGGCGCTTGGATGGTGCCCTGAGGGCGACTGCGGATGCTCCCAGCACCTTGACGAGTGCAACTGTATTCAACCGTCTCTGAGGATTGACTGATGTACGAAGAACTAAATTGTTTTGAAGAAGCCCTCAAGCACTTTGGAACTCGGGTTGATGTACTTATTGCGATGGAGATGGCACGGAAGTTATCACCCGAAGAAGCGTATCAGCGTATCAAAGATGAACTGAAGGAAGTAAAGAAGTGCCGTAAACTATTCAATAAAGAGGAGTGTTAAACATGCCAACGTACCCAGTAATAAATAAGGTCACAGGAGAGAAACAAGAACTCTCCATGACCATGAAAGAATACGAAACTTGGAAAGGAGAAAATCCTGACTGGGACAAAGATTGGATGGCAGGCGTTGGTGGGGTAACCTACGGCACTCCCAAACAATCTGACGGATTCAAAGAAGTGATGTCTAAAGTGCAAAAAGCACACCCCCTAGCAAACTTGAGTCGTTTCACTTAAACTATGGCAAGAGCAAGAAAGCGCAACAATGGTGGTCCCCCTGTTCCTCCTCATATGACGCAGAAACAAATTAAAAGGAAGAAACCGATTGATAAAAGTTACATGGTTCCAATTAAACCATTAACTCCTAATCAAGAAGTTGTATTCGAACAGTATGGATTGGGGCAGAATTTACTTCTTCATGGTGCTGCTGGTACAGGTAAAACTTTTATTACGCTTTACCTTGCTCTTCAAGAGGTACTTGACGAGGCAACTCCTTATGATAAAATTTATATCGTAAGGTCACTTGTTCCTACCCGAGAGATTGGTTTCCTTCCTGGAGACCATGAAGATAAGTCAGCACTTTATCAGATTCCATACAAGAACATGGTAAAATACATGTTCAGTATGCCTGACGATAATTCGTTTGAAATGCTTTATGACAACCTCAGAGCCCAAGAAACTATTTCTTTTTGGAGTACTTCTTTTATTCGTGGAGTTACTCTTGACAATGCGATTGTCATTGTTGATGAATTCAGTAACCTGAACTTCCATGAACTCGATTCGATGATTACTCGTATCGGTGAAGATTCTAAGATTATGTTGTGTGGTGATATCACTCAGTCTGATTTGGTTAAAGAAAATGAAAGAACTGGTATCTCCGACTTCATTAAGATTCTTCAAAACATGCGAGAGTTTGCTTGTGTAGAGTTTGGCATTGAAGATATCGTTCGTTCTGGTCTTGTTAAGTCTTACCTCCTTACTAAGTACAATCTAGGTTTTTAAATGTTTAATTTTATTGATGTCGTCCTCAATAATCATGTTGAGGTCGAACCTGTGACACAAGACGGGACTAGGTTCTATCCTATTCCTGGAGCAGATAAATATTATCCGAGTGTAACCTCAATCACCTCGTTTAAGAACGCGCAGTTCTTTGCCGAATGGCGAAAAAGAATCGGTGAGACAGAGGCAAATCGTATTACTGCTAGAGCAACACAGAGAGGCACTGCATTCCATGCTTTGACGGAAGATTATTTCAAAGGAAAACTAGATATTAACAAGTACTTGGAAAATAATCCATTATCTGTTAGAATGTTTCAGTCGGCAAAGTCTACGCTGAACCGAATCAATAACATTCATTGTCTAGAAACGTTTTTGTATTCGCATTACCTCGGTTTAGCAGGTCGAGTAGACTGCATTGCTGAATTCGATGGCGAGTTGGCAGTAATCGATTTTAAAACCTCAACTAAAGAAAAGAAAGAACAGAACATCGAGAACTATTTTGTTCAAGAGACTGCATATGCAGCGATGTTCCTTGAGCGTTCGGGTATCGAGGTAAAGAAAATTGTCACACTTATCGCCACTGAAGAAGGAACTATTCAAGTATTTGAGAAGTACAATCTTGATGACTATTTACAATTACTCAAGTCCTATATTGAAGAATTTGTTAGGGGAAGAACAAATGTCTAAAGAACAATTAGATGACAAGTTTCTAACGCCTACTAAATTCTCTCAGGAGATTGAACGGTTGGTAAAAAGTAGTAATGGTTTAATTACATACGTTGAAGCTGTTATTACCTATTGCCAAGAGAATGAAATTGAATTGGAAACTGTTCCAAAACTTATTTCTAAACCTCTAAAAGAACGTCTGAGGCACGAAGCACAACGCCTCAATTATATGAAACAATCATCGAAAGGAGTGTTGCCCTTGTGACTGGATTTGAAGTGTACAAAATGTATCTTGCATTAAAACAACACTTCACTAAAGATAATTATGATTATGTGAAATACAGGGGCAAAGTCACTGCCTCTGAAAAATCATTTGAAGAAAGGCGTGACCGTTATTTCTTCAAAAAATTAGCGACGAAGTATGGGGATAAAGATATCCTCAATTACTTCGTCGCTAATTTTGTTTCTGACCCCAGAGGATACATAAAATCTTTTAGTGATGATATCTACACTCGTTGGAAGATACATCAAGAGTCTTTCTCTTATAAATTTAAAGAGGATGTCAGTATCGTTTTAGACGAAATTGCCCCTCCTTACGAAACAACTTTCGATAATATTTTTACTGCTCGTAAGGGACAACATCCTATAATCCTGAAGAAATATTTGTCTCGGGAGATAACACTAGAAACACTTGTTGTATTTGAACATTGCCTAGGTTTTGTTGAACGTTTTGACTCGTCGTTGAGCGACCCGATTTGGAAACAGACTAGAAATCAAATATTAAAGTACAGACCATTTTTAGAAATTGATTGTAAAAAATACAAAGGTGTTATTTTAAACACTATTAGGAGTAAGGTATGAGTTTTTTTAAGTCGGAACAAGTTCAGGCAAACTTGCAGGACATTTTCAACACCTATCAAGAAGTTGCATCGATGACCTCACAGTTAGGGTCGATGAATAAGAAAGAAAAGTTAGGACATATTGAAGACTGTAAAGTTCTTATTGATAAACAGAAAACATTTTACACACGTCTCTGCCTGGCATCGCATGAGGATACAGAGGCAGCAGACATGAAGACCAGAATCAATGCCCTGTCCCAGGCATTCGGGTACAGGGACCTTGCTGAGTGCATGGATGCCATGGTGCAGACACTCGAACAAGCGGCACAGAGGGAGGTTGACCGCGACTAAATAATGTGCTATCCTTACAGGGTAGTCAACCAATACAACTACACACAACAAATACGGAGAATACGATT